TCACGTGCAGTTGTTTCATCAGTAATAATCTTTGTTAAATCTTCAATTGTCTGATTGTATTCTTCTTTAAATTCTTCATAGTCATCATCCAGCTCTGAGACATTCCCACTAACGCTGGAAATATAGCTATTCATATTTTCGATCTGTAAGCTTCTTTCAGAAGCCTCTTGTTCGATGCTTTGCTTGAGAGAATTTAATTCTGAGGTTACGGATTCATTTGTTTTATCAAGATCAGAGGAAAGACCTGATTCTCCAACTTCCTCATAAACGTCTTTACCAGATACATAATCAATCTGTCCATTAGCATTGACACGCAAATACTTATTTTTCTGTCCACTAACAGGCGTGATAAAATCATCTATCATGCTTGAGTTTATTTTAATACTTGAAGTTACAGCCATCGATTTAAATACCTTAATATACCAATATACAGATATTTATTATCAAATAAGCCTTTCTTTTATTCTTTTGGTTAAAGACCTTATGCTATCAAAGAAATGATAATCATAGCCATAATCTAGTATATACTGTTCATGAAAGTATCCGTCTTTAGTCAATTGTTCCTCAATCTTTTTAATGGCTTCAATCTGTTTAGAACAACATATACAGCGATAATTTACCATTAATGTTTTTTCCATATTGACTATTCTTATCCAGCCATCATCAAATAAAGCTTTTTCTTCTTCATCTTTTGTGATAGCTCTTCCTAAAATATTTTCAATAATCTCTTTATGACCAAAGTCTGTTAAAATCGTATGAACTTCAGCGTTTGGGGAAATCCAAAATCCGTAAATCGATTTAGTCATATCATTTACCCTATGATTTTCTTTAAATCAATTAAGCAAGCCATTAGGTTAATGTCTGGGAAAGCCATTGTTTCATGTTTGTACAAGTATTCACTAATTTTTAAGATAACATCATCCCATAATGATTTATTTTCTGTAATCATTTCTAAATGATTGTATAAAAATTGATAAAATACTGTGTAATCCTCTACGGAAAGGCTTTCCACCAACAATTTTTTAGTATTTAAAATCGTATCAGTCTTAAACGATCTAATAATACTTGTAAACTTGTCTACCGAATAATTTTCTCCCCCTAACGCTTCTAAAACATTACCCTTTATATGTTGTGTTAAAGCGTTTATACAAGCTCTTAAATCAGGATAATATGTCTGTATATACTTTAATAAAACATCTGCGGTAAATGATACTCCCTCATTGTTTAGAATCATCATCATTCTTGCAATAAATCCTGTAGTATCAACTTTGTTAAAATGATACATTTGACATCTTGATTTAATTGCGTCAGATACTTTAGATACATCATTGGTTGTAAAGACGAATACACACCATTCAGAATATTGTTCAAGAACATACTTTAAACAATCTTGTGCCTGTTTAGAAGCTCTCTCAAATTCTTCAAGAACAACGAGTTTAAACCCTTCATTCAATGGTGGAACAGAAGCATAGTCAATGACTTTACGCATATCATCAATGGAAGTACTATTTGACACATTGATTCGCATATAGTCTTTAATGCTCATCTCGTTTAATAAAACGTTTACCAAAGAGGATTTACCAGTGCCTGGCTTACCATATAATAACAAATGGGTGTCTAAACGCTTATTATCAATCCATTTACGAACGTTTTGCTTAAACGATTCATCCACAAAGACTAGTTCATCAAACTTCTTTGGTCTATATTTTTCCGTTAAAGGTTGCATCTATATTATTCCCGATTCAGATAATCCCACAATTTTTCATCAGTATCAAGTACATCAATGATTTTATGAGTACCTGCTTCATAAATGTTTTTCTCAACATCTTCATACAAATACCATGTAATCATATCGGAATCATTTTCGCCAAACAATTTGGAAAAGCATTTTCTGTAAGGTTTTATCAAGTCATCAGTAAGATTCAGAAGATCAAGACTTCCACCTGTAGCATTGTAAACATCGTCTACAATCTTATCAGCATAACGAATTTCTTCCAAAAACTCTAAAAACTCTTCTTTGGACATTTTATCAGAAATCATTTGATTATTCCTTTCTATAAAAGTGTTAGTAAAAATATTCCAGAAACTAATGTTCCTATGACTGTTAAGATAATATAAAACCAGCTGTTTGTCAAGTCTTTTTTAGACATTTTCCATTCATCTTGGTGTTTTTCTCTGAAAAGCTTTAATTCTATATCGTTTGGTAAATGGTCTTTCCCAAAAAGATTATACAAGTCTGGATATCTTCGACGATCAAAAATCTTATTAGGAGACCATTTAATAAACGATTCAGGTATAGAACCTTCTACTTCAGTAATATAACCAATTGGTAGATTGTCTTCTATCGGTTTATTGTTATGATAGTCCCATCTATCCTTTATTTTACAAGCTTTAATGACAGTATGAATTGTCATACACTTATTCCTTTATATAGCGTTTCACTTTAACCTTATTATTTGCTAATACTTGTGTAATAATAAAAGGAACATCATATCGTGTATCTATGATATAGCCTTTTTTAACCAGCTTAGGATCAAGGTATTTCATAAACTCCATCCCTTTAGGATTGTAATAAATCTCTTCCCAAAAATAGTCAAGAGCTTCTGTATCCTTTTTCGAAATGATACAATGATATAATTCCTTTTTTAGTATATATTTGTTAATTATTTCAATTATTTGTTCAATTATTTTTTCAAGCATCTTTCTCCCCAATTCCATACCCTTTTAGTTCTTCAGGCATGGTTTTTGAAACTGCTATTAGTCCTTCTCTATATGATTTTGGTGAGATATACCAAACCTTTTTAGGCTTACCATTTATGATAACATTCATACTGGTCGACCAATGCCCGTGGCAAATCGCAATCCAATCACCAGCTTCTATGTCTTTGATATTATCTGCTTTAAATAATACCCTTGACCATCTTGGTCTTACAAACTCTCCATACATATCCATTTTTTCTTGTGTATAGAATAAGCCACCTTTTTTACGCTCTCCATACTCCATATCTTCTACGTACATTGTGTCTGGAAGGCAAACTATTTCATGAGGTATATCTGCACCATAATCAATCATATCTTATTTCCTTTTAGCTTTCTTTTCTAGATCATCTGTAGTAGTCTGTTCAGCCTCAAATTGGCTTTCAGCCTCTTTCAAAAGCTCTTCATCATCAGCTGTAATGTCTTCATATACTGGTGATACGGTTGGTTTAGCCTTTTCAAATTCTGGATTAGCTGTTGCACCAGGCTCTTTAAGATTTTCAACAACTGTTTCGGATTTATGCTGTGCATACCAGTCAGCCATAATTTCTTCACGAGTCTTTACAATTTCCCCATTTTTACCAAGCTTATCGCCACGTCCATTGTATCCTGCATTACCAAGTGCTACATTTTTTTCGTACTTTTTGGCTAGTGAAACCATATCCACCTTTTTACCTCTTGCAGACAAAACCATTGAATACTCCTTTAAATAAATTATTACAACTTTTAATATATTTTCTTATAATCTTTTTGTCAATATTAAATCCATTCAGTAGGATCTGAAACATATCCATCAGAAGGATTCATTATGCCATACTTTATCATTAGACTAACTCTACGCATTGAATGAAATGATTCTTGTAAACCATCTTTAATATAATGAAAATCACTATCAAGTTTAAAGTCCAACGGTTTAGAATATGGTCCATCTAAAATATCTACATCATAGTATTCGATGTACTTATCACTATATTTTTCTCTTAACCATCTAGCACACCGTATAGCATATTCTTTTTTCGTTGCGGTAATGTACGCATGCAAATCTTTACGATAATCTATTGATACACCATATCTTACCCAACCATTCTCTAAATCTTCTTGAGTAAAACAAAACTTATCAGAATTAAACATTTTATTAATATGTAATTCTATATTCTCTTTAGTATTAACATTATAAAAGCCATTTGTTCCAATGAAGTCTAATGTCATATCCTTGTTCTTAAAAAGTTTTTCACAATCTTTATTCTCGAAGATTACACGAAACTTACCACCAGAGGCTTTAATAACATCATCTATCTTATGATCTATCTTATCATCGATGTCAATAGGCAGTTTATAATATTCTTCTTTCTTAAAATATTTCACGAAAACCCCTTTATAAATCATCTGTGTCAATGATTAGATTAGGGTTGAACACTACATCGTTTTCCGTTAAATGCTCTTCCGCAGGCAAGTATCCACACGCATTTACCAAATATTTTTTACCATTCCCAAAGGTAAAAGATTTACGACAATGGACATGCCCAGATATTACAAGCTTAATATTTTCGAAACCATTTACCCAATCTTCTAGGTCAGAAACATAGGAAGAATTTGACTTGCATTTAGCATACTTTTTATCGATACACTTTGGGCTTAAACAATGGTGAGTCATTAGGATAATCTTACATGAAGGATTTATGGAAACGATTTCATTATAGCATCGTTTAACCTCATCCTGTGCTAAAAGATTTAACTCCCTATAATATGAAGGAGTAATAGCTACACCAGGTTTTTCAAAGCCCCATCTAAAATCATTTAATGAATACGATGCTGTCCACATATTTTCTTCAACGATAAGATCTTCTGTCAATTCTTTAACAGGCTCGGTTTTAGATGTTCTAAGACCATAAGCAGCGGACCATATATCAAATGCTTCTTGACGCTTATTATATTCATCAACAGTGTAGTTGCAGTATTTGTAATCCGTATAAAATGTACTACCAATGATTGCTACATCTTTTTCATCATTCAAGAACATCCAATCATTTTCCAAAAAGTGATGATTACCAGCATTTTTTGGAAATTCTTTCCTAAGGTCATTTTTAATCTCATCAAGCGTTTTCATCGTGTATTGATAGCAAAGATGATTACCTTCAATGAATATCACTCTATCGTCTGGAAAACAGCCTTTAAGAAATGCTTTAGTGTTATCAAGACCTGTAGCAACATCACCAGCAATCAATGTAGTAAATGATGGATCATGAACCATCATATCACCAATGTTTGTCTTAAACGGTGAGAGTTCATACGTTTCACCACCATTTAATCCACCAGTATAATGGGTATCACTCAAGATTCTTAATTTCATAACATTACTCCTAAAAGGCTTAACAAAAACAGTATTATCACACCTATTGGCAATACAAAGTTGTAGACAATCATTAACGTCACAACTATTGAACTAAATGCTCTACCAAATGTTTCTAAAACCTTTTTCAAAAATTACACCTCTCGATTTTAAATCAAGGTATTATAACATCTCATAAAGCATTTTGCAAATATTATTTTAAGAATTCATGTATGTCAAGATTGTATTTGATAGAATCAACAAGATGTAGTTTGATCAGATAGAGGCAAAAACTTGATACGCTACTTCCTCTTCCACAGCCGACTACCCAATCATTTTTCTTTATCTCATCTGATAACCATATACAACACCGCAAGAATTTATCGAATCCTTTACTATGATATAAGGAAAGCTCTTCATCTACACGATTTCTCTCTATATCGTTTTTACAAAGCTTATGGAAGTAATCATCTAAAAGGATTGAGTCATATTCTTTAGGATAAACCCATTTATCACGTCTGTTTTCCAACGATTCAATAGAGTTTGGTAATGAATACTTTACATCATCATAATTTTCATAAGCGTATTTGTTAAATGCTACTACGTCAATGTCATCTTTAGGAAAGATGAGCATTTCAGATGGCTGTAAGCCATTGTAAAGCATTTCTATCAACGCTTTCGTAAAATATACCACATTACCGTTATCGTCAATCAGTCTATTGTCAAGAGTTATCATTTGTTAAATCCCAACGTTGTCATTCTCTCATCATACTCGTTGTAAAAATCTTCGACATCCTCTTCTTCAAGAATTCCTTCTTCAATCCTTCTTTGAAGCTCATTGTCATATATTTGTTCAATCCGAACGATTTGTCCAGCCATCTGTGACGGAATAAGTCCATGGTCAAGCTTACTCAGCATATTCTCAATACGCCAATAACGTTTGATTAACTCTTTATCACCAAGGGTTTCAATTGTTGATAAATCAACATATAACCCATAGTTATCATCAATTTCCATTTTCTTATTCCTAAATCAGTTGAAACTCTGGACTTTTCGTCTGGTTATAATCATAGAACGAAACGCTGAAATTGTCAATATCTTTATTGTAAACCGGCGAAAAATGTACTTCAAAGAAACACATCTTTCTTCCTGTAAAGAATTTTCCTTTATTTTCCTCTTGATTCAATATCTTATATGCATATAAGTTTGTATTAGGCTTTGCAAATAATAAATTCATACATGGGAAATATGAAGGAGTAGTATATGTTGCAATCTCTAAATCACTCATTTTCTGTAAATTATCATCTTTGAATACACCCGTTGAGGTATAGTTTGTCACAACTTTGTAATAGATACCGTCATAGATAAATGTATCTCCTACAATGTATTGGGTATTGGCTTGCCATAGACTTATCTCTTTAGTCTTCCAAGCCTCTATCGATTCATTTTCCTCGTCGAAAAATCTTATATACGGTCTATTCTTTTGATCCATTACATCTTCACTTGTTATATAAGGTAACACAATCTTTGTCTTTTGTAAAGGTGTTTCATTAAGATCCGGATTATATACCCAAGGATAATCTATTGAAGCCACATGATGAACTTGACCATTTAAGATAATAAATTTATTCTCTGGTTTCCATGAAAGAGTGAACATAATGTTTTCTTGTAAATTCATTGTCCCTTCTTCATAAATCAAATAGTTTACATAATCAATCTCTGTGTTAAGATTTTCTTCATATACTTGTACAGGCTTAATGATTAGCTTACCATAATTTGGATCAATGATTTCTCGCCACTCTGTTGTAAAAGCGTTTCCAGCATAAGCTTCATCTTCCCAGCTTTTTGTAGACGCTGTACCACCATAGAGTTCTTCATCATCATTTCCAATATAGTCTTCTCTCTTTATTGTAGCATATACTGGTTTTGGCTCATCGCCTTCTTTCAAAACAGCATATACGTCAAGATACCTTACTTCTTCTTGACTTGTCGCATAATATTTCCCTGTTTCAGAATCATATGAAATCAAGTATTTAGGATATGTTGAACCAGTTGCATCTACAATCTCCTGTGTCGCAATATCATACAAAATACCTTCTGCTTTCATTTGCTGTACATAAATCTTTTCTGATAAAAGCTTTCTAATGCCAGCTATTGAAGGATATGCTATAGAAACAACTTTGCGATCTTTACTTGATGCATCAGTTGCTTGATTATCAGCATTTAATGTAGATGGTGTAGGCATTATTCAAAACCTTTTGATTTCATAGTATCTTACTAATTATTTACTCATATTTTGTAAAATGAATTACTAACAACAAGCATTTACGCAGATGCTATAAGTCAAAGTATATAGTAGCATTCTCTGCCCCAAATTGTGTATCATAATCGGCTAATGCTTTAATAGTTTCTTCCATATCAGCTCTAAAATGAATTTCTTTTATTTTAGGGCAATGTTGGAAAGCATGCTGTAGTCCGCTAATGTCTACACTTGTAAGAGCTGGAAATGATACAGAACCAGTAAGACCTGTACAGTTATAGAAAGCAGAATCAAGTCCATTCTCCCCTATACTTGTAAGAGCTGAAAATAATACTGATCCAGTGAGACCTGTGCAGCCAACGAAAGCATAACTCAGTCCCTTACTTCCTATACTTGTAAGAGCTGGAAATGATGCAGAAGTTAAACATTTGCAGTTGATAAATGCCTGTTCTAGGCCATTACTATCTATATTTGTTAAGGAAGGGAATGATACATCTGTTAAAGCAGTACAGTTTTTAAATATTTGATATAAAGAACTATTTCCAATAGTCAACAATGATGGAAATGTTACGGATTCCATACTTGTATTCCCTATAAATGCTTGATAGAGTCCTTGTTTCTCTACTTTTTCAAGCATTGGAAAAGATACATTTTCTATATTTTTGCTGTCAGAAAAAGTGTCACCAATTCCGCTACTTTCAATACTCTTTAAAACAGGAAATGAAATATCTTTCAATCCTGTACAGCCTGAAAATGATTCATTGAATCCTGATTCTTCAACTATCTCCGCTGATGGAAAAACAACATTTGTCAATGATGTACAACCATAAAATGCTCTCTCAAATCCATTAACGCTTTTAAGCACAGGAAATGAAACATCTGTTAAAGCAGTACAGTCATAGAAAGCATATCGTAACCCATAATGACCTATATTCGTTAAGGCAGGAAATGAAACTGAAGTCAGACCTGTACATTTTTCAAAAGCATATGTAAGCCCTTGGTTTCCTATACTATTAAGTTTAGGAAATGAAACCGATGTAAGACCTGTACAGCCCTTAAATATATCAGCCAAGCCACTACCACCAGTAATAGTTTCAAGAGCTGGAAATGATACAGTCTTTAATCCAGTACATCCCGAAAATGTTACTTGTAGGCTTTGATCCCCAACATATGTTAAAGAGTCAAAAGAAACACTAGTTAGTCCTATGCAACTATAGAAAGCATTATAAAATCCTTGCATTCCTATACTGGTAAGTTTAGGAAATGAAACTGAACCTGTAAGACCCGTACAGCCAGAAAAAGCATTACTTAGTCCGCTACTTCCTACACTTGTGAGAGCAGGAAATACTACTTCACCAGTAATGTCATTTTGATTGAGGAACGCATTGGTTAGATCAGTATAGCCAACAGTCTCTACTTTATTAATTCTAGCAGGTGGTAGTTTTCGGTTTTCCCTAACATAAGAAGCGTATTGATATATAGTGTAGATATACTCATCTTCATCTACTTCTGGCTCTTCTGGCTCAGTGACTTCTGGTTCTTCAATATCTGGTATCTCTGGAACTTCTGGATCTGGTTCAGGTTCAGGCTCTGGATCCGGTTCAGGAACATCAGGCTCTTCAATATCTGGTATTTCTGGTTCGGGCTCAGGTTCGGGATCTGGTTCAGGTTCAGGGTCTGGAACATCAGGCACTTCTGGCTCTGGATCTGGTTCAGGGTCTGGATCAGTATAATCTGGTTCCCAAGGAATCTCTGGCTCGTCAGGCGTCTCTGGTTCAACGGGCTCAATAGGTGTCTCTGGCTCGTCTGGCTCGTCAGGTGTTTCTACATATACAATATCATCATTATTGTACTCATATGCTTCAACAATATCTTCTGAGTTATATTCTTTCAATCCTTTATAAAATGCTTGATATAAAACATCTCCGTCTTGTATAAACTCTTTTCTATAAGTTTTGTCCCATAAAATGTTTAAAGGAGCATTGTAACAAAGGATATCCTTCAAAAGAGTTTTATCAAAGCATTGAAGCTTACAAAGATTTATAACAGGTCTATTAGGAATACTGTATAAACTATTATTTGATTCATAAGCTGATGATTTATCCAAAGCTGCTAATAAATTCGCGTATTCATCATTGTTCTCAATATTCATATACAGATAACATTCAAGAGCATTTTGACCTAACCCTTTCTCAACACTTATTGTAAAGACTCTACTAATAGTCTTGTAACCATTTGATGCTTCAACAATAAATGAAAAGTCTTTATAGTCTTGGTATTCAACTTCCCCTGTTATTATACCATTATCAAATTCAAGCCCTGCTGGTAAATTACCGTCAGACAATATATAAGAAACGTTATACTGAGAATTTGTTAAAATCTGTATATAGCATTGGTCTCCAACCTTTACAGATCCAAGGTTTTCAGATGATGCCCAAGAGATTTCTTCAGATTCTTTTAAAACGTTTGCAGATATTTCAAAACTTCTTTCAACAGTGTCATAATCATTTGTAACACTTATTGTTACATAATAGTCCGCAGTTTCATCAGATTGTAGTACACCTGTTATTCTTCCTGTACGATTTTCTAATGATAGCCCTTTAGGTAAATGTCCCCCTACAATATCATAGACTAATGTTTCTCCGCTATAATCATTTGGGTCATATGCTTTAACAAATAATGTTGATGTATCTCTGTAATCAATCTGTCCTATTAAACCTTCTTCAGTAACCCATATTGGAGAAGATCCTTCAGGAATCTTTGTAACAACGGCTGTTATCTCTTTGGTTTCAACAATAACACCATCTCTCTTAATACCTAGCGTAAAATGATATTCAGTATCTTCTTCAACCTTATCAAGCGTTCCATAAAGAAGCCCATAATCATTTAACATCAACCCTGCTGGTAAAGCACCTGATACTTTAACGATTTGATCCGATTCATCATTATCTTTTAACGTATACTGATTATTGAAATACTGTGATTCTACAAGTTGTAAATAATCTGAAACACTGTCATCAAAGTGTGGTAAATTATTCGAAACTTTTATCTCAAAGTATCTATCGGAAAATTCATCATCATTATATGCTCTTAAAGTAAACCCACAAGTTTTTGGAGCATCTACTTCTTTGGCAACTCCTTCAAAACCATAGCAATATCCTGTGTAAACAGGAACTAAAGAAACACCATTTGGTAATTCACCGGAAATTACCTCGACTTTAACGTCATACTGTTGTTTTAAAAATACTTGAACGCCATCCTTTATAGATGTACCTTCTTCAACAATGGTCAATAGACCCGATGGTGTTTCCCATTTAATAGCCATGTTTTATTTCCTAAAATCTTCCAGTAGCAATAATTTTTTTGATCTCGTCTTCCATATCTGGTGCAATAGCACATTGACATTCTTCACCACCACAACAAGGACCTTCGTGATGATGTTCACAGCCTTCTCCGTGATGATGATCGCAACCTTCTCCATGATGATGTTCGTGAGGACAGCCACATTCATCTGGGCATTCTTCATCACCATATACTGTCGAAATTTCAATGGTTTGAGGTTCTGCACCAACGGTTGTATTCAAAAGATTTGATAAATCAATGCTATTAAAGCATGTAGAGTTAACTGGTCCTGATTGATATTGTAGATAGCCTTGGGTAACTTCTTCAGGAGCATTTCCGCCACATTCAGCACCACATTGACATTCTTCACCATCAAAATGTTCGTGTGGAACATCTGCTACCAAACAATCATAACAATCAATGGTTAAAGGATTTACACCATCGTTGAAGGAAATCAATTTTTCCATAACTTTATGAAGATCTACGTCAGACTTTGACTCATCTTTTGACCATTCTAATAATCTCAAAAATAACGAAAACGAAATAAGGATATTCTTCTCACTTTCAGACTTTGTTAATAATGAATTAGTGATATTTTCTTCAAACATTTATTAAAACCTCTTCGAAAATTATATCATTATTTATACAAAAAGAAGCCCAATATTGGGCTTCTTCTTTCAGGAGATAACATTGGATTACATTTGAGGCTGTTTATTAAACATCTCCATCATTTTAGCATTTGCTTCAAGATCATCAATGACCAACCCCTCTACGGTCAACAATGAACCAGCAACTGAAGCTCCGTTTTCTAATGCACAGCGAAGAACTTTTGTGGCATCAAGAATACCAGCCTCCATCAAATCACAATATTCATCATTACGAACATCATAACCATAGGTGAATGAAGGATTCTCCAAAACTTTTTCATAAACAACTTCACCAGATTTACCAGCATTGTTTACGATGGCTAATAGCTGTGATTTGGTAGCTTTCTTAACAATTTCTACACCACTGTAGAAGTCGTCTGTTTCACCTTCAGCTGTTTTCAACGATGGAGCAAGCTTGATCAAAGAAACACCACCACCAGGCAAGACACCTTCTTCAAGAGCAGCACGAACAGCACAACATGCATCATCTACACGATCTTTCTTTTCTTTGACCTCTACTTCAGTAGCACCGCCTACTTTAATAACAGCAACACCATTAGACAAACGAGCAATACGTTCACGAACCTTCTCTTTGTCGTATGTTGACTCTGTATTTTCGAGTTCGACTTTCAATTGTTCAATACGCTCAGCAATAGCTTCTTTCGAACCAGCACCACCGATAATCGTTGTTTCTGTAGCAGATACTTTGATTCGTTCACAAGTACCTAAATCTTCCAGCTTGATGTTCTCGGCTTCAGATCCCAATTGTGCAGAAGAGAATACACCACCTGTCAGCAAAGCAATGTCTTCCATATACTGCTTACGATAAGAACCAAATGACGGAGCTTTTGTAGCACAACACTTTAAGAACCCTTTAACAGTATTGATAGCCATCATTGCCAAAGGCTCTGAATCAACTTCATCAGCAATGATCAAGATTGGACGATTAGTTTTTACAACCTGTTCCAATAATGGAGCAATGGACTGAATGGTATTGATTTTACCATCATACATGTAAATAAACGGATTATCAAACTCAACTGTCTGTTTTTCAATGTTTGTCTGGAAATATGGTGATAGATAACCTTGGTCATACTGTAAACCATCAACGATTTCAAGCTCTGTGTTCAAACCTCTTGCTTCTTCAACGGTAATAACACCATCACGACCAATCTTATCAACTGCTTTGGCAATCAATTTACCAATCTCTTTATCGCCATTAGCAGAAATATTAGCTACCTGTTCAACTTCATCAGAGGTTTCAATAACTTTTGAATGCTCTTTCAAACCTTTTACCAATTCATTTACGGCATAGTCAATACCACGCTTAATATCTGTTGAACGGCGACCTTTGCTAATGTTCTTCATACCTTCTTCTGCAATTGCTTTGGCAATAATGCATGTATTCGTCGTACCATCACCAGCCTGCTTATTTGTCTTTTCGCTAGCACTAACAAGCATCTTAGCACCTTCACCTTCAGGACCAGACAATGTCAATGACTTAACCATTGTATAGCCGTCTTTTGTCAACTTGGTTGTGCCCCAATCCTGCTGAATAGCAATGTTCCGACCACTCGGACCAGCCGTAGCTGCAACTGCTTCTGTAACTGCTGCCAAGCCGTCATACATACGCTGTCTTGCTTCTTCACCTTTTAATAGTTTCTTAATTTGCATAATTTTGTTTCTCCTAAAATTTTCTAATCTCTTTAATAGTAATCTTAATCATCAAGATTTGTCAAAAATATTTTTGTCAATGATTTTTCCAGAAAAAAGCATATGTTTTTCTGGAATTTTTTACCAATTATTTAAGGATTCCCAAGATGTTAGACTGTTTAAGCATGGTTTTCTCTTTTCCAGAAATTTTAACAGTAACACCTGTAAGTTTTGGAAATAAAACTCGATCGCCAACAGATACATACATCGGTGTCAAAACACCAGTCTGCTCACAAATAGCTCCAGTACCAACAGCAACAACCGTTCCAGTTGAAGGTTTTTCAGTAGAATTTTCAGGTAAAACCAATCCACCAGCGGTTGTTTTATTTTCTTCATCTTTTTCGATAATGACATAGTCAAACATTGGGGTAATGGTATCAAAGCCTTTATAAACGATTTTATATCCATCGTCTGAAGGCTCTAAAACCATTGATTTAGATTCTTCATCAATTGTATAAGATGCTTTCATTAAATTATCTCCATTATTTTTATTTCAAGCCTTACTATAGCCTTAATAATGAAGATTGTCAAATTATTTTTGTAAAATTTGTGTAAGCAGTTGATTACGTTGTTGTTCAGGTATTTTTCTATTTGTTTTCAACATTTTAACAGCAGTGCTTTTCATTAAATCATTTGCCGTAAATACTGACAAAACGAATCTATCAAGATACCCTAAACCATTCTTATTATCTTCCATTTTTTCAGAATATATACGCAATACAACACTTATGATATATTCCGCCCATTTAGCATTATGAACGTATGGAGCTAATTTAAGAGGAAGAGATGAGGAATAAAGAGGAGCATAAAATGCTTCAAAACTTCGTAAGCTGTCTTGATACTGATTAAAAAATTGAATAACTCCCTTGTTTGAACGATTATCACCATATCCAAAAAATCTGGCAATCACATCAATCTGATCATCTTCTAGAAGATATTTGAAGAACACAACAGATTCTTCCTCATTTAATGGAGTAAATATTGCATAAAGTAATTTAAGATCCTGTAACAAATCGCTTTCTAGTTGAATATACTCGTCTTGATGGTTGCCATCAAATAGTTTCCTTCCAAGGTTTATAAAAAAAGGCTGATAATCATCTTTCTCTACAATATTGCTCAAAGTTTCACAATATTCCGAAACAACCTTTAATAGCTTATTATTTCCCTTAGTCCTTTCCCTATAGCATTTATTAGCAAGATTTAATAAAAACGTCGGATCACCATTTTTAAAATCCTTTACAACTCTTCCTTTTATAGAGTTTTCACTATATGAGTTAAAGTCTGAAATCAACTCGTTTGGCTCATAGTGTTCACCGTAAATGATTTTGAAAAAATTATCTTTGGTCATACCGTTGATTTCATTATCGCTTAAAGCATTACTCATCCATCTGACAAGCTCATATAAAAGCTTAAAAAATTCATAAACCGTTGATTTATTGTAATCATCCATGAAATCTCTTGGTCCTCTCCATTCAAGTGTTCCTTGTGGATGTATACGGATTAAACGATATTTGGTACTATTCATAAGATCAATGATGTCTTGAATCTGGCTGTTTTTAATGCATTTCCCAATCTTTTTCAAATACTCAACAGAAGCATACTCATCATTAAAGAAATCAAAGTTTTTGAAATGAGTGATCTTCTTAATCATTTTATTATCAAGAGATAATTTAGAAATAATCCATATAACATCTTGATCATTGATATCAGGAAATGATAAATGAACATGAAATCCACAGCTATCATTCGTATAAAAATCATAGTTGTGTAAAGTGTCTAAACCGTTTATGCATTTTTTGAGATTGGCTGGCGTGAACTCCATTACAGGTGTTGCCCATTCAAAAGGATATTCGTCATTTTCGGTTATATGGATTGATCCGTCGCTCTTTATATCAAGCTCATCATTATCCGTATAGTCAAAAGCGTCTTTTATATCCTTTTCGATAATATAGCTGGCTAATTCTTCGTCGTTGTCTGGATCGACTTCAGCATCATCCATATACCAGCTAAACTTTTCGTCAGTGATTTTAGCATATGCCTCTAACTCAAAGCCGAACTTAAATTGCGAAGCCAGATATTTTTCAAGCAACAGTTGTTCATTCAACACTTTAACCATTGATATCTCCAAAAATTGTCTGTTAATATTTATGGCTTCGCTGCAAGGATTTATGAAAAGAATTGCTCCGCTCAGTCTTCTTGTTCAATTGATTCATCAAACTCGTCCCAGCTGTTAGAGTTTAGCCAACAATTTATTAAAGACTTGTCTAATTCTTCATGGTCAACCTTTGAAGGAAGGATTTCCAAAGCATTTAATAAAATCTTTGATTTATTGTGTTCCTGTAATACTTTACGATTCTGTACAAGGTTGAATTCTTTAATATCACAGTCATAATCATTTAAGCCGATAATTACTTCCATATTGTCAGAAAAATGGCTTAAAACTTCTCGTAAATCTTTTACTTTCATCGCTTTTAAATCCTCTCAACAAATGTTTTTCTGTCAAGCATTTATATCTGCTATGCTTTACCTTATAACATCTACTTAAAGGATTGTCAAGCGTTTTTTGTAAATAATCATAGCAACATTTTATCAAGGATTTTCAAATGGGTATCTTATTAGCAATGTGGAGAAGAATGTTTGGGGGAGCATCTTCTAAGTACAAAATTTTTACAAAACGTGGTTTTCAAGCAGCATTCTTAATGCTTTTAATCTTTCTTTACAGATTCTTTGTATCATCAAATAGTTGGTATATAGCTTTAGCAATAGCTGTTTGGACATACGTTTATTTCTCCAAAGGTCATTACTACTATTTCTTATGTGGTACAGAGTCGGATGAATATATCGATGAGCAAGAAGCCAAAGGCAGAAAGCCTGCAATGAACTGGATTGTTGAGCCTCTTAATAAAAAGCTTGGCTTTGCTCCTCGTTCTAAACAATACTGCTTTATCGGTATGCTTGTTCGCTATGTTTCTTATTCAATACCTTTATCGTTAATGGCTGGTAGTCAAGTGTTCTTCGCCGCTCTACTCATTCCGTTCATCTATAATGCATGCTTCTGGATCGAATTTCCTACAGCTTGGAAGATGAATTCCCCAACAAACTGGGCTGAATTCTTTGCTGGATTGGTAATCGGCTGGAGTCTTATGTAAATTATTAAGCCCCTGTTTTAAGGGGCTTTTTTATTACTCAACTGCTTCAACAACACCATCTCGTGTGTTATACATCGTGTAAGAACATAACTCTCTGCATTCATCATTCTTAGATGATTCGATGTCAATTTCAAGAGCTGTCATTTTCTTTCGTTCGGCAAATTTTTCACGAATCTTTTGAAAAGCTACTTCTTTGCTGTTAAATGTTCCATAATATTCTTCTGTTTCACGAGAAATCAAAACGTAAATAAGCTTCATATCATTACCCTTTCATTGTTGTTGATAATGATATTATAGTCATTATTCATAAAAAGTCAAGCAAAAAAATAACCCCTGAAATCAGGGGTTTATTCATTAAGACCATTTTACATGCCAATGGAATGTTTCACCATCATCATTTGATACCCTTGAAATCGTATACTGTTTAGTATTTTCAAAGTATTCAATAACTTGTTCCATCTCGTCTTGCATAACATCGTTTTCCAAAGTTTGCTTCCATACTTGATAATACTTTTTAGACAACGATGGTGTAACCATTTGGAAATCAATCGTTGGTAATTCATCGGTATAATTATCACCACCATAGACTAGCACAACATCTGATACACGATCATTTAGAGTTCCAGCATTTGCTACAGCATTCCCGTTGCTAAACGAAACCGTTGGTACATAGATATAGCCATCACCTTTCTTATCAAGAACAATGCTCTTAACAGTCCAAGTAAAGATAGCTTGTTGTGGAATATCACCTAATAGATACTTGTTTAAATCCCATACTTTCTCAACTTTTGTCCAGTGTCCGTTAGGATAGATCTCATTAGCCTTCATCTTGACATAGGCAGAACCAACTTCAATCTCTCCATTGTATGTGATAACATCATGTTCTCTACCAAATGTATCATCAAGGTATAATGAATCAAAACGATATTCTTTTCCAACCTCTACCCAAGCACCGTTTATCTTAGCCTTGTATGAATTGTTTGGATAAATGAATAGGTCTAAATCATCTCCATACTCATTGCTTGGAAGATCTTTCCAATCTTCTTCAACAAGAATGTCTTTCCACGTTTTACTACAACACTTGTAGATAACACGAGCAACAACTTTTTTAACACTACCATCGGTATTTCTAAATACTTGATTATACTTAACAATATCACCAATTTCATAATCGAATACCCTTGGACGATAAGCATCACCAAGCTCATAGATGTGCTTAACTTTAGCCCAACCACAAGCTGTTTTTACATAGCTGTTTCCAAAAACATTGTAGCAAACAGTCCCTTCAATGCCATAATCCATTGGTAGTCTAAAGTTTTCATAAGAATGCACTTGCTTTCTTGCAACCCATACATCATCAAGCTTGATGTAAATGTTGCTACCTGAAATCGTATAGACATCACCCATTTCACCAAATGATGAAGCTGGTAAAGAGCCTAGCTTATAGATATCAGCAGTAGATTGCCAAGTGTTTAACGGAACATCATCACACATCAAGTCTGACGTGTCTTTTACATAAACGGCTCCATCTCTTGCAATACGAAGATCGGAAATCTGTCCATAGTCAGAGTATAGGTCAAGCCAATTATCAAGATCTTTGTAAATCAACTCAGCGGTGTTAAAAATCTTATCCTCAATCTCCCCTCTTGATATTATCTCAACATCAAGTATACAGCCGTGATCGTCAACTTCTGTAACCTTTATCTCAATAGGATTTGCGTCATTACGCCCAGCGACAACAAGAACTTCACCAACACGAAAGTTTCCAGACTTCTGAATCGTTGGATCAGCATAACCGGTTGCAATATAGTTGTCAGGAATAAAATCAGGTGCATATCCACAGAAAACCTCATCATCAACTACTTGTTGTGCATTACCGCCATCGATTAACAATTCATTGTTTTCGTTTCCATCACCATTATTTGATAGATAGGTATCAAGATAAGGAATCGTAACTGTATCAAGCTCCATAATGCAATGAGCTTCAGCTTCTTTGATTGGCTCGGCATAATCCCGTGTATCAGTCATGACAGTATCAGTAACATCACATTCAAACAAGTTATCATCAACGCTTTCAGCAACAGTTGCTTCTATAGCATTGATTTCCTTAATTATTCTTGTTTTATTTCTGGCATATACTTTAGCCGAACTACCATCATAAAATTCCATAGTATTCCCTCATTCGTGTATTATACTACTATTTATGATAAAAAGAAAGCCGAGCTATTAAACTCGGCTGTATCTTTTATAAAGCTTTTGCAGGAATATCTACAAAAAATGGTTCGCCTTTAACCTTACACTGAATATAAGATTCTTCTACAGTTTTATGAGGGCATAGTTTAGTAATAATATATGTACTGTCAGCTTTTTTAGCACCCATATGCTTGAAATAGTCTTTATCAGATTCTTTTAGTAAAATCTTTTTAGCAGAAAGTTCATCACCAACTTTTAAGCCTTCAAAGATTTTAGCAACTTTTCCAAACTCTTTTGCTTCACTTGTTAAATTGTCATACGCTTGATCTTCAGCGTTCGCTTTAATATCATCTTCAACAGCTGAAGCTTCTTCTTGCTTACCGAGTGTAATAGTATCTCCATCTAAGCTGGCAACAGAACCGTTATCAGACAAGATTTCAGCAAGATTGGCTTCATCCATCTGTACACCAAACTCTCTATTAATGAATAGTACCAGCTTTGCAAGTGATACACTCTTAACACCTTTTGATGTAAGAATCATCAATAAGCTTTGAATGTTATTAACAATTCTTCCCTCAATATTGTCCATTATTTCTGTTCCCTTTCAACTTCGCCAAAATCAACGTCAGATAGATCTAAATCATCTGTTTCACCATAATCGGCGTCTGCATCAAAATCTTCATAATCGTCTGAATTTTCTTCATCGCCAAAATCTGTATCTAAATCATTTAGCCCAGCATTTTCACCAGATGCTTCACCAGAAAGATTTCCTTGAGAGATTTTAACAACTTCATCATCAATAGACGATTTAATGTCAGATAATGACTGAATAGCTTGATCAAGTTTTTCACCAATCATTTGGTTAAAGCTATCACCAGCTTCAATATCACCAGAATATTTAAGCTTTTTAACGAGTTCAGCAACGTCCTTAATCTTGATATTTGAAAGCTTTTCAACCATACTCTGTAAATCTCCAGAAATATTAGAGGTTGCTAAAGCTACTTCTGTCTGATTGATTTCAGCTTCACATAGCCTTTGAATAAAATTTTTTGCCATAGTTTTCTCCATTACTATTTTCTATCATTATTTATTCTTATTTCATTTAATAGCATTTATCAATAATATTTTACAAAAAATCTTGACATTAGACGATTTATGGTTTATCGTGTTCCTAAAAGATATAGAGGAAAAGATGCATCCAATATTAGAAACAATATATAATCTGTTACCACCAGAGAAAAAGCAACGTAATAACAAATGGATTGCTTTTAATGCTCCGTGTTGTGAAGAATATGGACATGAAAACCCTGATAAAAAATCAAGGGGTAATATGCTATTCACAGATGATTCTTGCGTATATAACTGTTTTAACTGTCATTATACTACAGGCTTTAAGGTCGGACAATATATGAGTAAAAAATTTACCGATCTTTTATATTGGATGGGGGCGTCCTCTAAAGAGATAAACGATTTAAGGCTAATGATTCGAGAGTATAACGAGTCAAATACTTCAGGAATCATTCAAAAGGAAATCGTTAAAAAGAGAGAGATTAGAAAAATCCCTAAAAATTACAAAAGTATTCAAGAATCTTTATGCGAAGGTGAAAAATCTAAAACCTTTCAAAAGATTGTACAATACATTTACCAAAGGAATCCAAGATTATTAGAATGGTCAACACTCTATTGGGCTGAAAAGAATGAAAGCTTTTTAATCGAGTGTAAAGAATATGATGAAACAGTTGGCTATTCTTTGAGAAGTATTGATGATAATTCGAAGAGTAAATACCTTCATTATATTCCATATGGTTATGTATACAATTTTGACAACCTTTTAAAAGATAGGAAATATGAAATCTTGGTAGAAGGTGAATTAGATGCTCAAGCAATAGATGGTATCGCATATCTTGGCTCAACACTTACAGACGATCGTTTAAAGCGTTTAATACCCTTTGTAAATGATAAAGAGTTAATCATCTGTCCAGATAGAGATAACGCTGGTAAGAAAATCGTTGATCAAGTGTTAGAACAAGATTTACCGTTCAGCATTGCTTTCCCAAATTGGGATAGAGGTATTAAAGATTCTGAAGAAGCTGTTAAAAAATATGGCAGATTATATACGATATATACTATATTAAATAGTAAAGAAAAAGATAAAGCATTGATAAAAATGAATGCTACAAAATGGTTTAATTAGAAGGTGTTAAAATGAATTTATTTACAACAAGTGATAATCCCGAAGCTTGTATTAAAGTATTAGACGACGTACTTTTAACAAAAGCTTTATTAGAGTCCGCTCAAATGATTTCTTGTGCTATCAGATTGAACGAATATATTGATGAACCTATTCCTGAAGAGTCTTTATATAAAGTCTTTAACGCAAGTGAGGAACATAATGTATGGGTAAGAGAAAATCGCTCAAATTATCGCTGGACATTCTATTACCTCATGGCTGCTCTAGGCGAATATCAATATCGTTATAAGAAAATTCACGATGCCACAAAAGTTGCTCAAGTTGCTATGAAGTTTGAAAAATACTTTCCAGAAGGTAAAATGACACCTTTTCCGAGAAAGTTTAATAAAGAGTATGAAAACTATCGTGATTTAATGAATATCAAGGATACCTTTAAAGCATATAAAGAATACCTTGTTACCAAATGGCAGAAAAAATTTGCTGAAGGTAAAAAGGTTACTTGGACTGGGCGTGAAGAACCTGATTTTGTTCGAAGATAACTATTGACAATAATCGTTTTATTGGGTATATTAAGCATAAACCGTTTATAGAAAGTATAGTGGAATGTTGATTAATAAAAATTTTGACGAAAAAGATCAGAAAACTCTTATTGAACTGTTGTGTAGCGATGGAACAGTTTTTTCAAGAGTATTACCAATTCTTAAAGCCGAATATTTTAATAAAAAATTTCAGCCTACTATCAATTACTTAATTGATTTTTCAAACAAATACAATACTTTACCAACATTTACTCAGCTAAACAATGAAGCAAGAATTGAATACAATGTTGTAAACGGTATTAGCTCAAACGTTAATCTTCAAAAATCTGCCTTAGATCTTGCTGAAGGTTTTATCAAAAAGCGTGCTCTGGAAATAGCTGTTGAACAAGCTTATTCATTAATCGCTAAAGGTGAAACCTCTGGAATAGATACTATCATAAAGGAAGCCCAAAGTATTTCTTTACAGCAAGATTTGGGCATGAACTTTTGGGAAAAACCTGATGAATGGTTAAAACAGCAAGAAACTGACCAAGCATTATTACCAACAGGTTGGAAAACATTTGACGAAAGACTTGGTGGGGGTCTTGCCTATGGAGAATTGGAATATGTGATCGGTGCTTCAGGTGGTGGTAAATCATTAACGATGCAAAATATGGCTGTAAACTGGTCTTGTCAAGGTTATAACGTTATATACTTTACATTAGAGATGAATAGACGTTTGGTTGGTAAACGTATGGCATCAATGATTTCAAATGTCCCTTATAGAGATATTCGAGGTAATGTTTCAGGAGTCGCTAACACCATTATTGCTAAAAGAAAAAATATCATACCAGGCGTTTTACAAGTAGCAGATTTACCTATTGGATGTAACGCAAATCTTATTGAAAGCTTTATTCAAGAATTTGAACTAAAGACAAACATTATTCCACAAATCATTTTTGTAGACTATGCTGATATTATGACTCCTTGTGATAAACGTATTGACCCAAACAGTATTTCAAGAGTTGATAAAGCAATTACCCTTGAATTGAGAGAGATTGCTCGTGAAAGAACTCGTAATGGTAAGAACACAACCATTATTACAGCCAGCCAATTAACAAAAGAGGCAATGGATGAAGTCGATTGTGGAATGAGCAACATAGGTGGTGGGCAATATAAGAGTTCGAACTCAGATAATATCTTTTTAGTAAAGACAACCGATGCATTACGTCAGAAAGGCGAGTACGAGTTTAAGTTCTTGAAAACAAGAAACTCTGGGGCTAAAGATACAAAGCTTCGTATGAAATACAACGTTGATACACTACTTATTTCAGATCTCGATGAAGTGCAATCGGCTACCCCAGTGTTCAATACAAACCAACAAGTTTCTAATGCGTTAGCTACATTACAAGGATTAACACAAAAATCTAGCTAGTCCATTAAAAAAGACCCTTTTCAGGGTCTTTTTTCGTAAATCATTTAAGAAGATGCTTTATGTAAAGCTTTTATTTACAGCCTTCCTCGATCTCAGGCTCTTCTTCAAAAAGCTTTGCTTTACCAGTTTTAGGATCGAGTTCCATATCAGTTTCTGAACCAACATCTTCGGAACAAGCTGATTCTTCAACATCATCTTCGTCCACAACATCTTTTGGATCATCCCATTCACAATCTTCTCGTGAATCAAGATATCTTGCACAATGATCGCAAACCCAGCCGAAATAATGCTCGTGTTTCATTTCATTCTTTGGAAACTCTTCACCACACCAATTACATTTACGGGTTTCTTCAAAATCATCTCCATCAGATAAATCATCAGAAGTATCAATCGCTTCATCAACAATATCTTCAGAACAAGTTGATTCTTTAACAGTTTCATCAGTATTCACACCAGCACATTCTAAAGCTTCAGCAATCTGCTTCTCAATATCTTCTGAAAGAGATTCATTTGTGTTCAATTCTTCATTTTCAAAGGTTTGAGCAGCTTTTTCAACAATAGCTTTATCAACGCCGTTCTTTACCAAATATTGCTGTAATTTTTTGTAAACGTTGATTGGGCGATCTAAAGCTGTTTGATAAGAAATCCATGATCTAATCTTTTCAACAAATGCTTTCATCTTAGGATCTGTCTGAACCAATTTCTTCACAATCTGTTGATATGATTGATTGTTTTCATAAGAAACTTTACCAAAAATGTCCATGAAAGTATATACCAAATACTCATTAACATAATTGTCTAATTCTTCGCCTTTCAAACCACCAAATAAACCTTCTTCAAGCTTTTTCTTAAAATCTTCCGAAGATTTTTCATCAGAAGATTTATCCTCAGCTTTTTCAGCAGGCTTTTCTTCTTCAGCCTTTTTAGAAGCTTTATCAGAATCTTCATACTTAAAATCTTTCCAATCTTTTGGCTCAGAAGGTGTTGAAGCGTTACTATAAGATTTAACATCAGAAGTTGGCTCTTCACCTTTTGAATTAGATGTTGCTGGTTCAAACTTTGCTCCATCTTTTAAAACGCTTTCTGAACCTTTTGAAAGTAAACTATCTCCTTTGCCCTCATCTTTTGTTAAAGTGTTGATAACAGAAGATTCAACTTCTCCCCAACCATCTGAAGGAGTTGTTGTAGATAATTTAACGGGCTGTTCTTCATATGGTAACTCGGCTTCAGTAATTGACTTAATCTTATCACCATATCTTGTCATATAATCAACATATTCATCAAGAGTTTCAAACTTTTTAATACCTCTTTTTCCTGAAAATGTTTCCAAGATGTATTTCATCATTGTATATATTCCTTACATTATAATGTATCTTTATGATTATTTATTCGTTAAAAGATTTACATAGATAATTGTCAAATATTTGGGCTCAATCCTAAAAAGAATTGAGCCGTAATTTTTTCTTTGATTATTATTTTTACATCTTGTGTCATAAATAATTTATGACACAAGCCTTATAAAATAAGAATTTAATAAAATCATAAGGATAAAATATGGCATTACGATTAGGTTCAACGCTTATTTCCGGAGATGATGTAAATGCTCAAATTGAAAGCATTAATAAATCATTGGACTTAAAAGCTAGCAGTCAAAACGTTTACACAAAAGATGAAGTAAATGATTTATTAAAGACTTCAGCAGATCTTACTGATGAATCTTTAAAAGAGATCAATGATGCTATTGCAGGACTTGATACAGACTCTAGCATTCCTTTTATTACGTGTGATTTAAGCAATACTGATAATTATTTCATATCTGGTCAAGGCCTATTTTTACGCTTTAAAGATGATGCAGGTGCTTATGTAAAACTTGAAAAATTTAAAACGTATTATTTAAGAATTAGACTTGCAAGTAGTTCAGATTTTAAGAAATCTTATTACAATCTGCAACCTTTTATAGTGCTTAATGGAAATAATACAGATACCTCTGCTCCGTTAGAATCTAGAGCAGCCTCTTTTAGTTCGTTAAGTGACTTGGAGCAAGGTGGTACAGTTTATGGATCTGGTGTAGTTACATTCAATAATCTTATTAATAACTACTGTGGCCATAACCTTAGTGATAACTGGCAACAAGATCGCATTGTACCTATGGTATTTATGGGTTCATCATCTTTTACAGCAAATGCTTTATTACTTACAAAGTTAGATACTCCTGATTTAGACGGTACGACAATCACAAAGAACGACAGTGACGAGTTGCAGGTGATTGGTGTGATTGATTCTAATTCTGGAGATGCGGTTAAGACTTGGAGCGGTACAACAGACGAGTACAACGCTATCACTGATAAAGACCCGAACACATTGTACAACATCACTGACGACTTCTCCGCCACAGCATACGAGGCTTATAGTAAGACAGAGAGTGACGCATTGATGGATAATAAGGCAAACACGGATTTAGACAATCTTACGAGTACAGGGAAAGCGTATGCGTCTGGATTGGGAATGCCAAGTGAACAATATATCGATTTGACTTGGGAGAGTCCTTACGAATATACAGCACCAGCAAACGGGTATTTGTACTTTTATAGAAATGCATCGACTGGACAATACATTGTTCTTACAAATAGTACGGTAGGGATGAGAAATAGCATGTTTTCGAGTTCAGGGAATCAGATTGCTGTAATAGCACTAGCAAGAAAGGGTGATAATTTTGCAATGGAATGTACAGCAACAGGAACAATTCAAGCATTTAGATTTATTTACGCACAGGGAGAGGTTAGCTAGAACTTCACAGAGTAAACTAAGTTTTAATTGCAAAACGGATTAGGAAAAATAAAATGATCTACAAAAAGAATTCACCTATTGGTACAGTTCGTCAGGGTTATGCAGACGCTCGAAAAATATATCTTGGGGATAAACTTGTATGGCAAGCTAGCGATTGGGATTACTATGTTTGGAGAGATATTGATAAAAATGGTATTGTCTCGCTTGCAACAGGCGAATTTCCAAGTGACATATACGCAGATATAAAAGAAATAGGAACTTTTGGACTTTCTTATGCTTTTTATGGATGCACAGGACTTACTGGATCTGTTTCATTCCCTGCTCTTACTAGCGTAGGAACCAACGGACTTTCTTATGCTTTCTCTGGATGCATAGGTCTCACAGGTTCGGTTTCATTTCCTGCTCTTACTAGTGTAATGACCATGGGACTTGCTAATGCTTTCTCTGGTTGCACAGGTCTCACAGGTTCAGTTTCATTTCCTTCTCTTACAAGTGTAGGAACCACCGGACTTACTAATGCTTTCTCTGGTTGCACAGGTCTCACAGGTTCAGTTTCATTTCCTTCTCTTACTAGAGTAATGACCGTAGGACTTTCTAATGCTTTTAAAGGTTGTATAGGTATAACCGAACTTCATTTCCGAGCTGATGCACAATCTGTCATAAAAAAATCAGCAGGTTACTCCAGCAACTTCGGGGCTACTAATGCAACAATTTACTTTGACTTATAACACGGAGAAGGTCTATGTCAAGACTAAAAATTCGAAAAACAACTAATAGTGGCGTACTTTCTGGCTATACAGGTGAAGTAACCGGGGTTTTTGATAATATTAAAGAAATAGGGCAATATGGGCTTTATTATGCTTTCCAATATTGCAACCTTACTGGTTCAGTTTCATTCCCAGCTCTTACTAGTGTAGGAGATTATGGACTAAATGACGCTTTCTTTAGATGCACAGGCCTTACAGGCTCGGTATCATTTCCTAACCTCTCAAGTGTAGGAAGTGACGGATTAAACAATGCTTTCTATGGTTGCACAGGTCTTACAGGTTCAATCTCTTTTCCTTCCCTTACAAGTGTAGGAGATTCTGGACTAAATTATGCTTTCTATGGTTGCACAGGTCTTACAGGTTCAATCTCTTTTCCTTCCCTTACAAGTGTAGGAGATTCTGGACTAAATTATGCTTTCTATGGATGCTCAGGACTTACAGGTTCAATCTCTTTTCCTTCCCTTACAAGTGTAGGAGATTCTGGACTAAATTATGCTTTCTATGGATGCTCAGGACTTACTGGATCTGTTTCATTCCCTGCTCTTACTAGCGTAGGAACCAACGGACTTTCTTATGCTTTCTCTGGTTGCACAGGCATAACCGAACTTCACTTTAGAGCAGATGCACAATCTGTCATAGAGGCTACTGACGGGTATTCCGAAAACTTTGGAGCAACAAATGCTACTATATACTTTGACTTATAGTATCTAAGGAAAATACTTATATCTCCCAAGTATCTAAAGAAAATACTATAGGTAAAGTATAAATGGCTCAATTCTTTTCAGGATTGAGCCTTAAATCATTTATTCAGCATCTTCTGGATCAAAGAATTTATCATCAAATACCATATGAAATTTATCTAATAAAAATACATAGGTATGTAAAGTATCTTTATCAATGGTTGCTCTATGACCATCTTCACTAGATACTACAAGAGTATTATCAACAATTTTTTGAATAGTCCATTTAACGTCTTTATCATCAATGAATGACATACCTACTTGAAAATCAATATAGTCATCATCGTACATAACACCAGTATTAGCAAAATTTGAACGCCTTCTATGGTAATAGCTTTCATTAATTTTCTTTCCGTTAAATTTGTTCCAAGCTTTTCCATAAAGGTATTTGCCATATTGTTTACCATACTTTTCTTTGAAACTATCTTTATTAGCTTCTACCCAAGATTCTATCTCAGCATCTGGTGGAGCAACTTCAGTCATTGTTTCTTTATGAATATTTTTTCTACGCCCTTTAGCAGTAAAATAAATTTCATGTTGAGGATTTTTCTTACGTTTAATCAACCCTCTAGTAACAAGGTTATTAACAACTCTTACATCAAACTCCGGTAATTCATCTTTTAATACCTTACCAGCTTCTTTAATCTTTTGATAAAGTCTTTTTTCATCGTTGTTCAATGAATAAATGACACCATTTGCATAGACGGTTTGAAAAGACTCTACCATAAAATCCTTTAATTTCATAGTTTATCCCCTTGAAGACTTATTGATTGAATTGGAACAACAGTTACTTTACCACTTGAAGGATCTTTAACAATATATTTCTTATTGTTTTCATCAGAATCATCTATACCAACCATTTCTTGATCGGATAAGCTTTTTGTGTCATCTTTCGGATCTTCAACGTTGACTTTCATACTGGAATTGGCAGAAAATGCATTCTTGACATTATCTTCCTTTTTCTTCATCTCAATCGGATCTACTTCATTGTTGTTATCAGTATCATTTACAATCATATCCTCTAATAAAAGATCTAACTCAACATGATTCATATCTTCATATATAGGAGTTTGTAAACAATTGTTATATAAATCCTCTATCGCTTCAAGGATTTCTTTCTTATTTGTTGTCCCTAAAATACCATTGTCAACATATAGATAGCTTTTACCTTCAATGATTTTAAATGATACAAGACGATCATTAATTGTTAATGATGAAGGAAAATCATTTTCAACACATTCTTTGAAAAGCTTTACATCTTCAGTCATTTTCTTCTTTCTTTTCTTCGAAGCTTTTGGCATTACAGATGGAATAGCAGCAACACAAGAAGCACAAGTCGCTCCAGCGGTACAACACTCTTCGATTTCAGGCTGTGCATTATCTAATTTAGCGATTTTCGTTAAAGCAGATGACTTCAATGCTGATAAAGAATTTTGAATATTAGTATCTTTATATGTTTTAATTAAATCATCAATACGAGAAACCAATTGCTGTAAATCTTCTATGATATTTGATGAATCAATATGTTTTGTAAGCTCTGAAATCAAGCTGAATGAAGGTTCTTCCGCTTCTGTTACAGACTTTTCAGCTTGCTTTTCTTCTTTTGATAAATTGTTTAAAAACATTTCGATTTCAGCTTTTAACGGATAAATTGCTTGAGCAACATTTTGACCATTGATAACTAAATCTGTGTTGAACTTTAAGCTTGAATCATTTACTTCACTTTGTTGAGCCATTCCTAAAAATGCCTTAGCAATATTTTGATTGGTTTTAGCACTAATGATGTTATATAAACCGCCCATACAGTTTGATGTAGATAATTTACCAGCAACTAATTCAATTAATTGGTTTAACTCCATGATTTGATTAAGACTTAAATCAGAGGCTTCTGGTAAAGTATCTTCTTTCAATACTCTTTTAAAGCCTTTCTTAAACTGTTTAAAGCATTTATCATAGTTTCTGTCAGTTGTTCCTGCTACATATTCTAATAATTTCTTTTGCTTTTCATCTTTTGATAAAAGATAGCTTTCAGCAATAGATACAACATTTAATAAATCATTTGGCGATAAATCAAGTGTGTTCAAAAATCCAGAAAATTCTTCTTCATTCCTTGTGTTAAAAACATCATATATTGTAGACATTATAAAACCTTCATCATTTATTATAATGGTATTTATTAGAAGATTTACGTCAATCATAAAAAGAAAGAGATGATTTAACAACCATCTCTTTTATTAAAGTTTTTATTAAATGCTTTACAAATTAGAAAGCAACTTCAACTTCAACCTTGCTGAATAATTTAACAGCTTTAGCGTCTTTGTCTTCGCCAAGAATATGACCTTCGTCATCAACTTTAACGACAACAGCTGGAATTTCACCAAAGAGTTCTTCAATTTTAGCTTTAGCAGCTGCAACTAAATCACCTTTAGCTGAAACCTGCTGATCAACACCAAGACCACCTTTGCCATAAACGTTTGCCTGTTCAAGTGTGAACTTCAAAACTTTGCCTTCAACTTTTGTAATAACTGGTTGACCACCATATGTTCTTAAAACTTCGAGAACACGGAGTAAGTTAGCTTGAGCTTCAGCAACTTCTTTAACGGAAGCACCTTCAGCAGCGGCTAGATCAACACCAGCTGTTAGTGTGAAAAATTGAATTGCACCATTGAGATGATGTGCCTTAGCAGGAATCTCATAAGTTTTTCCAAAACCATAATCCATTTTATTTTCCTTATATAATATGTAATGCTAATTGATTTCAGCATCTGTAATTATTTATTATGTTCGTAGAAAATTGTAGAAAAGAAATATTAAAATACTTTATGATAACTACAATAAGGTTATTGAGGTTAATATTATGAATCATATGGAAATAGATTATTCAAAATTATCAAGGGATTATCGTAAAGAACCATTAGGTACATATTCAATGTATGAAAAGCCTTGTAAAGAAGACTTATTATACCTATACATTGACCTCAACTTGTCTGTCAAAGAAGTTGGTGAAATTATCGGTCGTAAAGTATGGGCAACAAGAAAATATCTTAAATCGTATGGAATAACTAAAGATATTAATTCTGTTACGGAAACTCGTAAGCGTACAAAATTATCAAAATATGGTGATCCAAATTTTACAAATCGTGAAAAATTTATACACACTTGTCAAGAAAAATATGGTGTCAATAATGTTTTTAGCTTAGATGATGTTAAAGAAAAAATTAAAAATCATTGGTTAGAAACAATTGGTACTGAATACTATTCATCAACAAAAGAATGCCGTGAAAAAATGAAGAAAACAAGCATTGAAATATACGGTGTCGAATATCCTAATCAAGCAAATGTTATTAAAGAAAAACGTAAAAACACTAATATTTCAAAATATGGTTATCCTTCAAATTCTCAAACACAAGAATTTAAAGATATGTGGAAAAATAAAGAATGGGCTGATAAAGTAAAAGAAAAATCATATAAATCAAGAAAAATTAATCATTCATTTAAGCAGTCTAAAGCAGAAGATTTATCATATGAATTAACAAAAAGTATTTTTCCAGATGCTCAACATCAATATTCTTCTGAACTATACCCATTCAATAGTGATATATACATTCCAGAAATAGACACTTATATAGAATTAAACTATCATTGGACACATGGTATTAATTCAAACGGGTTCCATTGTCATTGTCCATATGATGAAAATAATGATGAGCATAAACGTTGTGTCAACTTTTTGTTAAGTAAAAATTCTCCATATTATCTAAATGCTGTTAAAGTATGGACTATAAGAGATCCATTAAAGCGTAAAATAGCTCAAGATAACGGTATAAATTTTCAAGAATTTTATACAAAACAAGATTATATAGATTGGTTGGAACAATTTAAGCAATAACTCATTCTATTCCCTCTATATTTTCTTTAAGATATTTGTATAATCTCATTACTGATATTTTCTTAGCAGAAATAGAACTCACAAATTCTCTTATCTTATTAAACTCTAGTAAATCCTTCATTTGCTGTAAATATTCCTTATTATGGCAGTAAAAATATACCTCTTGAGCATATTGCCCTACATATTCTGGAACTTTTCCTAAACAACCATTACCCCAATTACACATAGCATAATCATAATCTTCTTTAATTGGTTTATTTTCTGCTGTTTGATAATCACCTTTCTTTCTACGATGTTCAATTATCGTAATATCCTTTAATGTATAGTCTGGTTGTGGATTTAATAAACCATTTACAGGTCGTTTGTATATATTAAAGCAACAATGTAAATCTCTATCAGAATATTTTATTAATCCTAAATCTTCTGAATAAATCAAGTCAAATTGATACATCTGTAGGTTATTCTTAAATTGTGATATTGGCTGAATAAACGCTATATAATCTCCTATTTCACAACATTTTTGGTAAAACTTTCTTGATAAATTATTATTTGTACCAAATGGTGGATTACCTATACATAATCTTCCTTTTTTATAGTCTATCTTCTCTTGTAAAAAGTCTGCCTTAATAATACCGTCTGCTTCTGGTTCAATATCATAAGCAGTACACTTCATTTGTGAGCTAAATGATCCATTACCAGCAGAAGGTTCAACAATATCCGTAATATCATTTACATTATATTGAAATAAAATGATTATTGTTTTTTCAAACAACTGTTTAGCTAAATCTTTTGGCGTATAATATTTGTCATTAACAATTTTAGACATTAAAAAATCCTCAAAAAATCTTTGAGGATAGTTTACAATTACAGCAACAATTTGTCAATATAAAGAATCTATTACAACAAAATTTACGTAAATTCTTGTCATAAATACCCGTATGATAGACTTTAATGAAATAAAAGAGAAAATCCTTAACGATGAAGACTTTGCAAATGCTACAGAATATCTTCTAAGTAAAGCTTTACTCTCTCAAAAGCTTCCTCAATTAAAGTTTTTCTACAAAAAGCATAAAATAGTCTTAGGGCAAAATGGTTTATTCACAGTTTACCAACCAGATGGGTTAAAATTAGCGAGTAAAATCCATTATCAAGAAACTGCTAAATATATAATTCTTAATCGGGAAAAATTTGGAAATATACAGTCAATTCAAAGGATTGAATCAGAACTGTTTAGATACAAAGATAAAATAGAATTTTTCTTGAAATACAATCAAAAAGTTCAATCAGAAATCATTGAAGGAAAGATTCAATCAATGATGGACTACTATCATTTATATAAAAACTCTCTTATTGAAAGATTACGGGATTATAACTTATGTGAGTAATTTCCCATTCTCTGTTATTAAATTCGAAAATATCACCAGTATTTAAGCCAATCATTTGTCTAACAATTGGTGCTTCACATGATAATCTGCCTTCATTTACATCAGATTCCCATACACTAACGATTGTAAAACGTTTTAAAACGTGTGTATCACAGTCTTCTATTTCTACTGTTGAACCAAACGTTACTTTATCGTCTTGACACATCGTTTTTTCAAAAACTTGACAATCTTTTAAGATATTGGTCATCTCAAGAATCTTTTTATCAATCATATCTTGAGCTTCTAATGCTTGCATATACTCTGGATCATCCTCTACAACACCAATGGGTCTAACTTCTTCTATTCTTTGTGTAACACGAGGTCTATCAACAGTCTTTAATACTGCTAATTCATCTAATAGTCTGGTGAACCCTTTATGTGTAAGCATTATTGTCATTATTCTTATCCTAATAGTCAAAGGGAAAAATGCTTTTAATAACACTTTCCCCATTGTTTTTCATCGTTTATTTATTTTTTACATCTTGTAAACAACTTGTAATGCAGTTTCTACCTCATCCAAATCATTTTTTGACTTTTCAATGTCTTCTTTGTTCTTAATATATGCTTTAGCCATCTTTGCAAATAAAGCTGGTTTTACTTTAGCCTCATCGTCTACAGTATTTTCATTTAAACGATCTGCTAACCCTTTATGGTTCTCTTTCATATGCTCCTGAAGATCTTTAATCTGATTCATGCATTCAACAGTGTCATCTACAATCTGTTTAATCGCATTCTTTTCATCTTCGTTGAAGTTCCTTACGTCAAATACACTCATTTCTACCTCTTAATTTTTAATAACACTATTAATCCATTCTACTAGCTTCTCATAGTTAGTACTAATATCTCTTTCAAATTGCTCGGCTTTATATTTTTTACTAACCAGAAGAACAACTGGTACATAATTATACCCGAGTTTAGTCATAATGTCAATATTTTTACAAAAATAATAATCTAAATCTTCGAAAACAAGTTTTTGCTCCATCGTTTTTAAATGCTCGTCAACGTATAAGCATGCAACACACGATTTAGGCATACCAAACTCTATGATAGAAGATTTACCAGAAGCTTCTATCTTTTGAAGCTCTTTTAAATCATTTATTTCTTTCATTTTTTAGCTGTTCCTTGCTTTCATTAAGTTTTGCAAAATCAATGTTTTCAAGACTTTCTTCAGTATCGTCTCTTTTAACGATCCAACCTAAAGTCTTTTTTCCATTTCCTTTATCAATCCTTCTACGCAAAAAATAGTAGTTATCCCTTGTGTAATTCTTTAGACTCAAAATCATTTCTTCAAGATTCTTCATTTAAAATCCTTAATATATCATTTACGGGGAAATATTTATTCCTCAATATCTGTAATATAATAGCTGATAACCGATTTGTCAATAAAATTATGGTAAATAGTATCAGAATCATTAAGGATAAATCTTATGGGAAGCACTAATTTTCATCTTTATCAAAAACAAAGAGGTCAAAACTACAACTACATTGATCGTGTATTGAAATCATACATTATGCAAGGTGGTGGTATTTTTTATCTATACCCTATGGTTGCGGTTGTTGGTTCTGACAATGTTGAACACGCTATTGGTGAAAATGGTTTAGTAGTTTCTGATGCGGTTTTGAATGAAAACCCTAAACGCAAATACTCTAGAGAGGTTTTTGAATTATGGGGTGTTACACAGATGAAAGCACCATCTTGGCAATACGTTTTAGCTGGCTTGACAGATGCAGATTCTGATGAAAAACAACTTATCCTTCACTATAACTCGATGATTGCTCAAATTGGTCGTAAAATCATTGCTGGTGATGTTATTGAAATCACTTGGCTAAGAGATCTTGATGTATTAGGCTCTGATAAAGCACAAAATAAATTCTATCAGGTAACAACTTCTCAAAGATATGATGAGGCTTGGGATCCTAACTACAAATATCATCTCTGGGAACTCAAAATAAAGCCTCTGACAGCATCTCCGGAATTTTCCGACTTATATAACACTGGTGAAGAAAACGACTTCTACGAGGATTACGGGTCGGCTAATGGTGGCGGTGGTTTGAGTCAAGAAAATACCACATCTAGTAATGAATTAGCTATAATGGATTCAATTCTTGATGAGGCGGAAGAGAATGGACCTTCATTCAGATTGCATGATGAACACCACGTTTATCTCGATGAAAATGATAAGCTATATGTCGAAAATCTATTTGTCCCACAAGGAACAGATGGTATACCAAATCAGTTGAACTGTACTGATATCGTTTTCGGTGAAGAATTTCCTGAATCATTTGAAGAAGATGGATATTTCTTACGTACAGACTATAATCCTCCAAGGCTTTATAAACGTTTGGTAAATCGTTGGCAGTTGGTAGAGTTTGATAATCGTGAAAAATGGACTGGTTGTCCAGCTATTCTTCGTTCTCATATCAATAACGACTCAACATTTATCAATGAATCTGATGAAACTGTTAAATCACAGCAAAATATCAAAGATTTAGTAAAAGCAAGAATTAAAAAAGAAAATGGTAAATCAAGAGATTGGAAAAAAATTAGTAAAATTCGCCCAGATGATGTACCAACAGGTATTTAGATCTTTTGATTTTTCTCTTTATATTCAATAGATTGAGTATAATGTTCAACACCATACTTTTTCTTCATGGTTTTTCTGGTTTTTTCTTTAACATCCTCTAATTGAAAAGGATTATCAACACCTTTTGTCTTGTTCAAGGTTTTCTTTTGGTTTTCATAAACCATTTTTCGGTCTTTTTTAATACCATATTCGGCTAAAACGTCTTGTAACATCCGTTTATTGTAGTTCAAATAGGCAGACAATTCATTAATAGACATATTCTGATCAATATAAAGCTCTATCAAATCCTCTTTATAAGGCTTTTCTCTAGATCTTGTTGAACCGTTTGTAATATATCCTAAAGGTTGTTTAGTATAATCTCTTATCATTTGTTCCACACCCATACTTTATTGCCACAATCGTATATCTTGTAATAGCCCAATTTATGCATAATATCGGCTTCTGATTTTCCAGAATAGCCTTCAAGAACAAGCTTATGTTTCTGACATTTATATCTTGATAAAACCTCATAATGCTTATTCCATACATAGTTTGGCTCACTTATTCTATCGAGTTTAAATCCAAGCATTTCATATAAATTCCCTCGTGTATGAGCAAGATTTGAATAGCTTATAATAGACTCTGGCTTGTAAGTCTTTATAAAAGCTTTAAATAATCTACTAGCAGCACCATTTACGGTATAACCTGCTTTAGAACAATATCGTGAAAGCTCCCATTGATACTTTTTATTAAACCTTGGCTTACAAAATGTCATCAAAGACACTAATTCATCATTATAATAAAGGCCTAATTTAACATTACTCTTATCATTTCCTTGTAAATGATTTAGCTCAAGAAATTCACGTTTTTCTTTATTGTTAACCTCTTTAACTACACATTTTCTAGCACCAATCTTTATCTCATTGATTTTCAATAAATTATTTAACTGGTTAATGATTTTATCTTTTTTGGTAAGCCATTCATATTCAAAGACATGATACAAAAATATCCCCTTTTCTTCAGCTTTTAGTGACTTCTGTTGATGATAATTCTCTTTAACCCTATTCTCGTTATGCCAATAATTTCCATTAAATTCTACGCCAATTTTAAGCTCAGGAATGTATATATCAATCTCTTGATTTTCAAGATATTCTTTAGTATTATTCTCGGTTTTATAGAATTTATTGATATACTCTCGTAATCGTTTTTCTTCCAACGATCCGCTATGATTCATCAAATTCTTTAAGTGATAATTTACGATATATCTTCTAGCTACAGCATTCGAAATATTAAGATATTCAGCCAATTCGGTACCAGACTCGATGTTATTATCTTTAATAAACTGTTCAAGAATCTCTTTATTATCAAGTATTTCAGAAACACCTTCTCCATAATGAATTCTCTGAAATGATTTCTCTCCATACTTGTCTTGTAAAGTATTTTGGCGGATCATAGTAACAGATTCTTTACGTTCAAGGTTGTACAAGTCAACATACTTCTTTACATATTTTCTTGAAACCCCTAAATATTTTCCAATAGCGTCTAAAGATAAGCATTTAACACAAAAAAGATACTCTAAATCTTCTTTATCAATGCTCTCATAACACGCTTTACCAAAAATATACTGTAAAGGTTGTTTAGTATAATCTCTCTTTAAGCCTTCCATACCCAAATCTTTCTACCACAGTTATATATCTTATAATAGCCTTCTTTAATCATTTTGTCAACATCTTCGTCATCAGATCTTTTAACAACCATTCCGCTTTTAAACCATATATAATCAGGTTCTTCTAAACCATTTAACTCAAACCCTAATTGAGTATATACTTCATCTTTTTCTTTACCAATACTTGAATAGCTTATAATAGTCTTTGGCTTGTAAGACTCTATAAAAGCTTTAAAAAGTATTTCTCCGGAAGATAGATTATAGCCATCTTTTACCCAATATTCCGCTAATTCATATTCATAAACAGCTGACTTACAAAATTTCATAAATGCTGTCAGTTCATCATTTTTATAAGCATTTACAACTACATCGTTTCCATCAAATACTTTAACCGTCAAATCATTTTCATCTATCGTTTCCTCATCGATTTTCAATAAATGATTTAACTCATGAAGTATTTTTAAACGATTTGTGTTCCATTCATACTCAAATATGTGATAAATGAATATACCCTTTTCTTCTGCAAGCAAAGATTTTTCTTGATGATAATTTTTAGGTTTAGCATATTCATTATGATAGAAATTACCATTAAATTCTACACCTATTTTAAGTTCTGGTATATAAATGTCAATTTCTCTTGATTTTAAATATTTGCGAGTATTATTTTCAGTTTCATAATATTGGTTTATATAATCTCTTATACATTTTTCTGGTATTGATTTAGAATAATCAAATAGATAATACCAATTATTTTTATTAATGATAAGCCACATTGTTCGATAGCGTATATTCAATTTTGTTGATAAATCTTTGATATTCAATACTTTATTATCAATTATGTATTGTAAAAGTTTATCTTCATGCTCTAATAAATCCCTCTGTTCTTCAGAGTAATCCTTACACATATAAATCTTTGACCCATATCTTTTTAAGCATGTATCTTGATTTTTTTTGGTATTATTGTAGTTCTCATTTCCATACTTTTTAAACTTTGTGTTCTTAACTTTTTCTAAAAAATCAGTCGTCTGAGAATAATATTCCGTACCATATTTCTCCCTTAAAGTGTTCTTTGATTTTTCTTTTACACCTTCTCGTTGAAAAACATTAGTAATACCTTCATTTTTCAATAAGTTCTTTTTAAGATTTTCTTTAATCTTTTTCGTATCTTTTCTAATACCAAGTTTTTTAAATGCTTTCATTAACCCAGACTCACTTCTGTCAAATACGATACTTGCATCTTCTCTAAGCATATTAAGCTCTATATACAAATATTGTACATCCTCTTTATACGGAAGTTCTTTTCGTATACCACCATGATCGTTTCGTGGGATTATTTTTAATGGGTTTATAGCATAGTTTCTTTTTAATCTTGATGTATCAACTCCATATTCATCAAATATTTCTTGTATGGTTTTCATAATACCTCCGTATTCGTTTGGATATATTTATACCATATTTATGTTCATATTACAAATAAAAAAAGAGAGTGAATTTCTTCACTCTCTTATAAGTCTTTCTCTTACAGCTATTAGATGAAGCGTAAGTTCTGAACTTTAATGCGAGCCAAATAATCAGCTGCGTTGCCCAAACTGCTAGCTGGGTTTGTTAGAGCTTTGAAGCCATAACGAGTAACCATACCCATAACATTTTCAAATGTATTAGGATCAATCAATGTACCAGAACACATTACTGGAATGTAAGGACAATAGTAAGCAGGAGCATCAATCTCGTTGTCACCCTTATAGCCCATTAGAATATCGTCATCAGTAGCATATGTGTTTACATAAACTTTGATAGCACCATTCAAAACACCAAGCTGTTTGTTGTTAGTTGGAGCTTCAAACTTACCTTCAGTTGTACGAACGAACTGAGAAGCACCAGCAGACTGTAAAACAGAAAGAACAGCGTGGTTTACAACAGCCCAGTTAGCTGTCGATTTGCGAATCTTACGAGCGATTTCGTTACCGCAACGGTTCATCAATGCAGCTAGAGAAGCATGTTCATCAACGACTGAAACTGCAACACCTGATGTCTTGTTCTGATCATAAACAGCCATTGGCATACCAGCAATACTGCGTAATTTAGCAAGAATTTCTTGGTCGATATCAAGAACGATCTGCTGAGCTAATGATGTAGAAAGTTCCTGTTCGATGTTTGCACCATACTGTGATTCAGCGTCCTGCATAGCTTCAAGTGTGAAGCGAGCTTTCAAACGACGTGTACCAGCTTTAACATCTTCTTTAATGAATTCAACGGAAATATCGTTACCGCCTGTACCTTCAAGAACAGCTGTATCAGCAGCACCTGGATTTTCCATATCTTCGTTACCTGAATACCAAGCACCAACCAAGAATGGGGACATAGCTTCCTGACCAGCAATGATACCTTTACCATTTACTGGAGAAGTTGTAGCATAACGAATACGCATTGTTGTGATTAGGCCAGCAGGACCTGTTAGAGGCTGAACACCAACTAATTCGTGAGCCATAACAGTTGGCATAACACGTTTAATTAAAGGCATCATAACCTTGTTGATAAGAGCAACGTTAGCAGCAACAGTTGAGCCACCAGTAGCATGCTCTTTTAAGAGTTCACGACGTGTATTTTCTAATACAGTCTCTGTAATTGCACGGCGAGAAGCAGATTTGATGTCGGCACAAAGACCAGACTTCATTTTGTTCCAAGCAACGGCATTTTCTAATATAATATTAGCCATTAAAAATTTCTCCTATTTTAAGTTAAATTAATTTACTGTTCGCAATAATCTTGGAAATCTCTGCGTCAACGTCAAGACCGCCCATATCCTCTACATTCATTGCAACCTTATTTGTGTTATTTCCTGTTAAATAAACAGGTTTCTTGCTTTCTTTTAAAACGCTTTCACCTTTATTTATAACAGATTTTGTAGAATTGCTTAAAATCATAGGAATATACTTCTTTACAGACTCGTTTAATTTTTCTGTAGGAACTTCTTTCACTAAGTTTTTAATCATATCTTGTTTGTCTTTTGCTAAATGACCAATGGATTCATTGATAATCTTTGCTCTTACAAGCTTGTCATTTACAGCTTTTAATTGTTTGTTTTCGTTAAGAGCTTTAGTAGCCTTTTCTTCCAATACTTTATTAGAATGAAGTAACTTATTCTGATTTGCTTTAACAGATTCTAACAAACCGTTTACAACCTTATTCTCGTTAAAGAATTTAACAGCAAATTCTTTTGCAAATGCTTCAAAAATCTTTGAACCAAAGGATTTCTTACGGTTGTCAGCAATCTCTTTACGAAATTCTGTAATCTCACGATTCATTGTTTCGTTTACAAACTTTTCCATTTTATCAGCAGCGTTGTTGTAAAATTTCTGCTTGGCTTTTGAAAGCTTTTCAGCAGATTCTTTAACTAAACGTACACGTAAAGCATCTAGAGATTTCATCTCATCTTTATGCTCTTTAACGTTTGCTTTAACCTGTTCAGAAATGAATTTACCAAACTTTTCAATGGATTCAGCAAATTGTTTCTTGTCATCTTTAAATTCCATAACTTGCTTTTTAACAGTTTCATTAATAAACTGTGAAGCTTTTGTTACAAAATCATCTTTTTTAGCTTCATAAGATGCTTTTAATGATTCTTGTAATTGAGCCAATTTTTTATTAAATGATTCTTTAATAACTGCTTCTTTATCAGCAAGTAATTTATCTAAAGATTTCTGAGCTTCTTGTAGTTTCAATTTTTCTTTAATCAAGTTCTTTCTGTGAAGATCAATTTTCTTCATTTCTTCTGAAATAACATTGTTTGTAAGAGTGTTCATTGATTCTACAATACGTTCTTTATCAGCTTTTGCCTGCTTTGAAAGTTCTTCGTAAACTTCTTGACGTACGTCTTGACGAATTTGTGATACTTTTTCTTTCATAAGAGCATTAAAAGCATTCTTAACATCAGCAGTAGCATTGTTACCTAAGCATTCTAATAACTTGGCATTCAATTCTCTATCTGTTAATTTTGTAGCCATTTTTTATTCTCCTAAATTATTTGTAACTCCAAGACCTGAACCAACTAACAATATCATCATTTAACTGTTGTTCATATCTCTTTGAATTACCATATATATAATCCGCTGCACTGTTATACAAGTGCTGTCCTTTTCCACCTTGAAACTTCTCATATACAGGTGTCGGACGAGCATCTTGGGCTGAAGGTGTTGCAACAATATCAACAGTGATGATCTTGAAGTCAGAAACTTCACCAGTGTAATCATCAACGTTACCTGAACCTCTGGAGCTTACTCCTAATGGAACTCCGTCCATGAGTAACCCTTCAACAATTTTTCCTGATGGAGTGCTTGATAATATTTTCATATCACCTACACCATTATATCCATCCATATGAATTTCCGTAATCATATGCGAAACATTATGTGCATTAATGACTAATGTATCTGGGTGATCTAGTTCACCTAATACACCACCATAGCTTTTGATCTGTTCATTCAAATCATCTAATGCACTTTCAATCTCGTGTTTTGGGTAGATACGACCATTAAGATTCTGTTTTTCACTTTGAACGAATATCCCTTTCAAGTGCCAATTCTTGCGTTTATTACCACGTTCATCAACGAACTCAGTCTGGTCAGGCATTAATTTTGCCTGACCGTTACTGATATATTCTTGAAGAATCAATGGGGATTTATTATCTACCATTCTTCCTTCCTTCTATTATTTGTCTAATAAAGATTTGCTTGTAGCAGCTTTATTAGCAGGTTTTTCTTGCTTATGCCAAGATTTAACACCCTTATTTTCATAAGAGCTCATTTTAACCTTTGATGAAGGAGCTTTACCCTGTGAAACTGTATAATCAACTGCTAAACCAGCTTTGTTATCCATCTTCATACCAGGTAATTTACCAAAGTTCATAGAACTATTTTTCTTAACGCCTTCTTCTTCAGAGGTCATTTTTTTACGAGGATCAGCAATGTTTGTGAAAGATTCTTCAACAGCTTCTTTCTCATCACCTTCAATACCCTCTAATTCATCAATTAGAGCATTTAGATCTTCAGCAGTGTATTTGATGTCGTCAATAACTTCATCTTCACCACGTTGAACATCTTCATAGCTGCCTTCTTCGCCGTCAGCTGTATCTGCAACAGGAGCATCAGCAGGTTCAGCACCTTCTGTTCCTTCTTCATCAGCTTCACCAATCATATCATCAGCATTTTCTGCTTCATCAGATGTGAATTCTTCATCATCAGCAACATCTTCATCTTCAGAAACTTCATCACCGTTGATAGCTGCTGAAATTTCATCGAATAGATCTGCAACTTCGTCAGAAAGTTCGCCAGCCATTTCAAATTCGCCACGAAGTTCTTCAAGAGCAACAGCACCATCTTCTTTGAGATCTTCACCTTCACCATCTTCGGCGAGTTTCAATTCATCAAGAACGTTACGAACATCATCAAATTTGGCAGAAATTTCGTCTGTCATTTCAGCAGGGAACTTGTCAGCTAACTCGTCAACAGCGTTCTGTGCTTGTGTAAATTTTTCTTCAGAATCTGAACCGATTTCATCAGTAATTTCATTGTTGAAATCATCACCCATATCTGAAACTTCAAAATCTTCGTCAGCAGCTTCTAAAAGAGCATAGCTACTTTTGGCGGCTAGATCCATGTGACGTTTAAGTAAGCGTTCAGCTTTCTTAACATCGTTTTCAGAAACTAGAGCATCAAAAGCTTCTGCTAACAATTTTTTGTTTAAGTTATTAGACATAAATACATCTCCTTAAATGTTTTATAAAAAATGTTCTATGTGTATTTATACAAGGATAGCTTTATTCATTGTTTTAGAAGTTTTTACACAAAAAATACCCCAAAATATTTTCGGAGTATTTTGAATTAAAATATTGACAAAGTCTAGGTTTACATCATTCCACCCATCATTCCGGATTCATCTTCAGGATTAGCTGATGGTCCATATAGAACAGGAATAAATGCACTATCTTGAGCAATTTCTTCACGTTTTTGGTTTCTAATACGTTTTAATCTATTCAAATCACCTAATGTTAAAACCTTTTTACGTTTTTCACCATAATGTGGTAAAGATTCATCTTCTTCTCTTTCATAAGGAGATGTTTTATTAATATCTTCACTTTCATTCAAGATTTTCTTTAATTCTTCAATCATTTTTTATCCTTTACATTCCTGTAGTCGGAGCAGTGCCCATTCCAGCACCACCCATACCCATATCAGCACCACCTGTAGCACCCATTCCAGCACCACCCATGCCCATATCGGTTGAACCCATTCCCATGTCAGTAGAACCCATTCCGCCAACACCCATATCAGGATTCATTTCATTACCTAAATCATTTAGATAATCGTTTGGAATATCTTCTACGCCAACCGTTCTTAATCCAGGAACTTGATTCAAATCCTCTGTAGATAACGGTATATCTTTATCTTTAAACCTATCTTGATTTTCAATCTTTAATAAACGCTGATTTTCATTAAATTCTTCTTCAGTAAGATTTAGATAAAACTTCAATGCAAACTGTTTTGAAATATATGGATTAGAAACAGCTGAATTAAATGTTTCCAAACGATTTTTCTTAATTTCTTCATCAGCCATTTCTGTAATATTTGTTGGCTCAAAAAATGCTAACTCATAAGCATCTTCTTCAATCTCTAATCCACGATATCTAACGTATTTCTTAAATTCTTCATCAAATGTTGTAATCAAGATTGCCTGTAATCTTTCACAATACTTTAAGAAACGTTGCTCTTGAACAAGTGTTGTCGATAAACTTGTTGGAACGCTTCTTCCAGAATCACCATCAGTTGGACCATATGGAACCCAAGATTGTGGTACATGTAATCCTCTAATTAAAAGGTTTTCCCAATATACCATATCATTGATTTCGCCAATATTTCCAGCAGCTGGTAATTTATCAATCTTTGGTTGAACACCATCTGCATCAACTGGTAGCCAATAGTCCTCATTCATTGGTATAGAATTATATGCTACATCAATTGTGTTAAATACTCCATCAGAATCTTTTGAAGGCATCCTTCTTTGAGACATTTCATTCTTACATTGTTCAAGATATTGTCTACGTTTATATCTTGGTACAGAACCTACCGGAATACTGAATACCAATTTTTCTGTAGCATTTTTTATACGATATAATAGGATACAATCTTGTAATAACATCTTTTGGATATACACTTTATAGATGTTTTCCAAAATGGATATACCAAAAGGATATACCAAAATATCATCAACGTTTGTTGAAAGATGTACAACATATTTAGATTCAACAGGTAATGTTGTTTGATCATTTAATGAATTATTTGCTTGCTGTGATTGTTGTACAGGATTTACATTAGTCGTTGTTCCACCAACGATATTTAAAAAGTTTCTTGTTTGAACGTCTGAATTAGCCGTTGATGCAATCTTTGCTGGAACGTTTAGTTCAACGTTTTTAATTACATAATGTGTTGGATTATGTAATTCATCAGCAATAATTCCTGTTACATCATATACATTAACTCTATGTAATTCAAGAGTTTCAGGATCTCTAATAAAATATGTATCACCATATTTTAAAGTATCTCTTACAGTATCATATATACGTTTTTTCCACTCTTGTTTTTTTACCCATTCTTTTAACACCAATTCTAAACTATCAGTATGAGAATCTGGTAGTTCCATACCGTCTGTATATTTTATTTGAAATGGTGAATCTTTACCAGTCTGTGTGATATAATCTGTCAGCATATCCAATGACCAAGATATAACTGGATCTTGTTCCATCCCATCGTATACATTATATCTTTCCATACGGTTTTGAGGACCTTGATATACTATTGGTAAAAGATTTTTATATTTGTCATATAAACTAGGTGTACCAGAATAATTTGACTTATTACCTATACCCATCTTTGCTTTTGATAAATCAACATTTTTTAAAAACTTCTTATATGACATTGATATTGCACCTTAAAACTTTTACATATCACTATTTATAGCATATTTTTACTCAAATAATCAATTTTATTATTGATTCGTTCTAATGCCGTTTAAGCTCACACCATTATTCAATGATGGTAATAATTTAAAATAGTCAATAAGATTAGACGTTAAGCTCGTTAATTTTTGAACCCCTTGATTAATTGACGCCAAATAATCAACATCACCAGCTACAGACCAATCATAATTGTTCCCATTGTTTTTGAAAAGTTCTGTAGCAATTGAATCCCCATTGGACGATGGCGTATCATCACCAAATGTATCTGGATTAACAATTGCTTCTGGTTGAACTAATGGTTTCACCGTCGGTGTAACAGCTTTCAATCCAATTTTTGGTTCTTTAGTGGTCCATTTATCTACTAATGCATTACCGGCGTTTGCAATTGTTGCACCAAGTATTGGATGCCCAGTTGCTGCTACAACACCTCCAACGGCGGTAGCTAATCCTTTGCCTGCAGCTCTTGCAACACTTTTTACGCTTGTGTCTACAACGGCATCTGCGACAGCTGCTCCAACATCTTCTGCGGCAAAATATAATCCAGCAAGACCAGCACCGTACCCTCCGAGTTTCAAAATAGAACCCAACGCCCCAGGAAGAAGTCCTATTGATGTAATTATTTTACCAATTGCATTCGTTCCAAGCCATTTAAAGGCACTAACCATCCATTTACCAATTGTTGTTAGACCAGATAACCCTTTACCAAGTCCAGTAAATCCTAGCTTCACTATATTTTTTAACCCAGATAACCCTTTACCAAGCCCAGTAAATCCTAACTTCACTACATTTTTTAACCCAGAGAACGCTTTAGAAAATAAACCCGTTCCAGTAACGCTTTCTCCAAAGAATTTTTTTACCAGCACATCTCCAATAACCATTCCAAGTGTCGTTGCTAATATATTACCTGCTGTTGAAATTACTGCTCCAACTACACCTCTTGTTTCAGGGGCTAATGATCTCATAGCTTCTGCTGCTTTGCCAGTCGCTTCAGCGACTTCGTCCATAGCTTTTGACGCTAAGTTTACTTCTGTTCTAATTCTATTATATCCACCAAGAGCTTCAAATATATTATTCATGGTTATGTTCTGCTTTTCGAACATATTTTGAAGGCTTGTTAAAAATTCGGTATCTTTCTTTCTATTTTCGTCCTCTTCCGGTGTTTGTTCCTCTTCTTTTGCTTTAGCTTGTCCAAGCAAATAGGCTTGTCTGTTTGCATATGAACCATGTGAAAAATATAGTTCTGATGTTTCTGCACCTGCTGCTGCAGAAAATATACCATGATTGCTAAGATCTCTTTGTGCTTTTTTACTATCTCTTTCATAGGCTGGTGCTAATTGTTTTGCAAGAGCTGTTACTGATTCTTGTGTCAGCGTTCCGTCACGCATTTGTTCCATAATTGCACGATCTAATTTGGAGCCAAATTCACTACCAGCTTGATTCATTAATATCTTTGAATTAATGCGAGTTCCACCTGAAGCAAAATAGTCAAGATAATCATCAGATCCTCTACCAGCTGCATATAATGCTTTATACATCTCTGGATTTGCTTCTTTCCAGACTTTAACACGTAATGCTTTGTCTTTAGCGTCTTGTTCTTCTTTAAGCTGAGAAACTGTTTTACCAGTTGCTAAACTCAAAGCTTTCATCGATTTTGCTTGTTTATCAACTTCTCTTGTTAACTCTTCTTCGCTCATCGTTAAAAGCTTTATAGGCGATACGCTATCAACATATGTTTCAAAAGCTGCTTGAGCATCATCTTGTGACATTTGGTATTTTTGAGTAAGTCCAGCAGTAGCTTTTTCATATGCTTTAACACCATTACCATATGTATTGTTTAGTTTAGCAATGGTTGGAGCCATTTTTTGTAAACGTTTTGCCAAATCTTCATGTGTCATACCAAGAGTGCTTGCACTTTGTACTAAACTGTCAAAACCATCTCTTACAAGTACACCACTATGTTCAAGATCTGCATATATGTTTGCATTTTTGAGGGTGCCCTTCATTTCGTTTACGGCACCGTCCCACGCTTTTGTCGCTAAAACAATAAATTTTTTAAATTTACTATCTGAAACACTATCAAATTTACCTAATGCTTTTGATATAACATCAGCATTGTTTTTCGCTGTTTGTTGTTGCCTTCTTCTTTCTTCTTTTTCTCTGCGTGTGGCCTCTTTAGCATCACGTTTGTTATCATTTTCTATAGTCTGTTTCGCTATATCATTAGCATTTTTGTTTTGTTTACCAAGTTCTTCTATGATTTTTGTAACTGATTTTGTATTCTTTCTGTCTAATAATGCTCCCAAGGCCTCTAATAATGGAATTAAGCCGTTAACACTACTAAATCCAACAGATATAGCACCACGCTGTTCAATGTATGGAATTAAATTTTCCATACCAGTAAGTAAATCTGATGTATCTATATCTGCCATAAAACTTTAACCTTCTTTATGTTCTATTGTGTTGCTTAATTACGTCCCACATTCCTTTCACTTTTGGTGCAAGTTGTCTAAGTGTAGTAAATGTTGGCTCAATATTTAAAATTAAATCAATTATTGGATAATCACCACGACGTGAAAATGAAACTGCAGAACCTTGTGCTCCTAATATTTTAAATTCAACATCATTAGTTACACTATAATACTCAGAAATTCTCGGATCTGTACGTACAATACCTGTTATCTTTGAATACTCTTTTTCATTCATTACATCCATCTTATACCAGATGCTTAAAATATATGTTCTACATAATCTAGTCAATTTAACGAATTCATCTTTATTAACATCTTTTGGTATATCCTTCTCAGATGTTTTTTTATTTCGATAATATAAATAGGTGTTAATCATCTTAATAATTGGGGCTAATTTACCAGGTATTACTCTAAATTTCAATGTTTGTCTATATCTACTGATAATATTTCCTATCCTTTCATCGTCTATATTAAATGTCATAGGTGCAATTCTAAAACCATCAAGCATTAAACCTGCATATGATTTAAAAAGTTGGGTTTTATTAACTTTTTGTTTTAATTTTCCATCAATGATATCTTGATTGTGTTGCATAGTTTTATTTCGTAAAGTTTCTTCTTGGCTGTCGTTTGAACCATCAGTTTTCTGTTCATCATTTGTTGAATCTTTTCTATCAATCGTTTGAATATCATTTTTTGGGTTTGTTAAAGCAACATTGCCATATATTCCTAATGCTCTTTGTACAGATTTTGAACATAATTCAACTAAACGTTTTGATAATTTTATAGATTTAGCTATATCAGTCATCAATTCTTTATCTTCTAAGCATTCTTTAATTGATGAATAACGTTCACCTCTACCATCATCTGAATCGTCTAATCGATCCGTATTTTTTATCTTTTTATTATTGTTTTTAGCTTTTTGACCATCTTCAGAAGATTTTATTGGCTCAGCTGACTGAATCGTTTCTATTTTCTCAGCTGCTTGTTGTGAAGTTGGATTTATCATTCCTAATGGATCAGATAATCCAAGCTCTTTAGCAACAAATATTAATACATCTTCATCCGATTTATTCCTTAATTGATCATAATTGCTGTCAAGTATATTCGACACACGATCCCAGTCGGGTACCGCTGTTTTTGTATATATATCTTTAAGGAGTGAAATAGTCTCAGAAGGATTCAGATACAAGTCTCTTTCAACCAATATTTCAGGATTATTAGCTTTAATAGATTCGTATAAAGCTTCTGTTATAATAAATTCACCATTGTCTGTATATACTTTAATCATTATGTCACCTTAAATAATCTATGAGTATTTATGAGTAAATGGTTTATCAATTATTCATCAAGCTTTCATTGATTCATTCTTTTCTTCAATAAATTTATTATAAAGCTTTTTAAAAGATTCACGAACATTATATGGCAGACTATAAACCTCTGTTAAAGAGACTTTTCCATCAGTCTTTATGCTCAAATCTATTAAAGACTCTTCAAATGTTTTGGCTCTTTTATATAAGCTTTGAATATATTTGCTTATATCTTCATCAGAAGATTTTAAGAGCCTACTCCGAAAAAATCTGATTGGTTAAAACCACTTATTGCAATATCAAATTCGTGTCCACAGGCTTCACAAGTACATTTTACGGTAGCTGGTAAACCAATATCATTTATTTTACGAATTGTTTTATCAATTTCAGATACATACGTTGATTGAATATTCGATATAAATTCTAATATATGTTCTTTATTATTAATCGTTGTTTCATCAGGCATTTTAATGTAGCTTATGCTATCTGTAATGATATTATTACCAATTTCATTCATTTTTAAATAGCACGAATTCATTGAATCAACAGCGTTCTTTCTTTCTTCGTCAGTTGTTGTATCGTCATAGTTGAAATCTTTTAGCATATTAATCAATTTCTGCTGATTAAAAATGAGATTAGAATATCTTTCTTTTGTGATCAAATATGTTGGATGAACATATACCGTTAAACCATTGTTCAGTTCAACCTTATATTCACTATCAAGATAAGTTGTTTGATCCATAATAGAAGAAATGCTATAAGAGGCTTCTTGCTTTCGTGGCATTAGTTTACCTTTTTTTTCTTCAGCTGCAATCTTTTCTTCATCTCTCAATTCCATCAACCTGTTCTCACACTGTGGGCACATTACCTCAAGAGTAAGTTCATCACCATATGTCGCTTTTTGAATCGCTAAAAATAAAACATTAGCATCTGGATATAGCAATTTAGACGGATCTTTAATTCCTGGAACACACGATTTAATCATCTGAATATTCGCTTGTCCTGATAATAGTGCATCAGGATTCATTAGTAAAAGCTCATCTTTTGGAAGCATTGGGTATACTTCTACTTCACCGTTCGGGGTATATTCAATATCACCTTCTTCATACCAGTTCCCATTAGATGGTAGACGAACACTTAATTCTGCTTTTCTCGCAAATTCCATTAAAGGATTAGCCATATTATCTCCTTACAATTCTCTATTTTTCGAGTATTTTACTATACGTTTTCAAAATATTCAATAATTTTTTCGATAACAATTCTCGCTTCTTGTTCAATATATTCGTATTTTGTCATACCGTCTATGAAAATACTTTTATCAGCAATCATTTCTTCATCGTCTATATATGAATACATCCTATCATTGAGTTTAATAGCACCATCTTCCAAACCAACTTCGCTAAAAATTGGAACGCCAGCTTCTGTACCCATATATTGATGTAAGCTCCATTTGCCATAATTGTCATAGTATTTAATATAAGAATCTAATACCATATCATGTGTAAGAACATACTCTTTCATCTCCGCTTCAGAGTCAAACGTATATTCCGGCTGGATCAATTTAGTTTCATCATCTTTGTAAAGGTCTGAATACGTCCAATAATTTTGTACGTTGTATGTCTGATACTGTTTAAGCTCAAAATTACCAAATGATGTAATCGTCCACAGCGTCCAAATATTATCATATTCTTCATCAGATTCTACTAAAACAGTTTTTCCAACCAATTCATTATCCCTTGATTGAGCCATATCTCTATGAGTAGCAAAAGCATAGTCATATTCAGGTATTTCTTCGCTGTCTAAGAAGGTCGCTTCAAATTCATTAGTACCAACGTCAATAGAAGTTGTGATATCCCTTGTAGAGAAAATATTATTACAAATATCAACAAAGTTTCTTCTAGCTAATGCCAAATCTTTGAACATGGTTTGGCGTGGTCTTATTTGTAAGCCTAATTGATTCCTCTCGTCTATTGTTGGATCTGGAACGGCTTGTCCTAATGAGTCAACACCGAGCAAGCTATCCTGCATTTTGCTCCACAAGACGTCTGGAATTTCATCGTCATCACCTTCTCTGACCAATAGCCATTCAGTATGGTTGTTAAGATCTTGCTGTTTCTTAAAGTTTAGCTGAATAACAAAATCACTACCAGTCGTTACTTGATCAAAATTGCATAGAATGAACGTATTCACTTTATCAACGTTGTCTGAAATATCAATTGGAGCAAACCATGTAACACCCAATGATGTTGGATCATTGATAATTGAAGAAATCTCAAAAGCGGCTGTTGATCTAAAGTCTACATCAGGAATTTCTGTCGGATTCTTTGTCCAATAATAGTAATAGTCTTCATATGAAGCTGTACTTGAATTCCAAACCTCTTTATGAACATACTTGGTTACATCTGACGGCAACGTTGGAGATTTTACCCATTCCATGATAGCAATTTCAGATCCAGGAAGTTGTTTACCCCAGTTATCTCGTTTGTAGTTGATATCCCCTTGATGATAATCCAAATATCTTACTTTTGATGTATCCCACCATAGATAACCAATCCTCGAATCACCCCATTTGTAATAATCATTATAATCATCTACAGGATCATATGAAGTAATATAGTTGACCTCGTCTAATACATCGTTTGGAACAACGTTTAATAAAGGATCATATGGATATATTTCGGTCAATGATTCATTTGTATCATCATTTACGATAAAACTATGAGCTAAAGTTTTTGCATCAATGATTGCGGTCTGGACTCTATATAAATCGTATACACCATCATTGTATTGCAATATACACCAAGCATTTTTATCAACGATTGACTGTGAATCGTCGGCTAAATGCTTTGAATCAGATATTTCAGATAAATGATTTAATAAAACGTCTTTAACAACAACGATTATATCACCATTCGATAAAACGTCTTTGTCAAAACTTTCCAATGATTTAAAATCGTCTACTTTCAACGATATATAATCATCTTCACCAAGTTTTTTGTAAACGTTCCAGTCATATTCGTTAGATCGTACTACCCAAATCGTTTCACCAACAGCCATATAATCCTTATACTCTTCAAAAGAATCTACATCAGCAACTGTATAGTCTACATCGTTTACCTGCAAAAATCCACCTAAAGGATTCATAACAGTTCCGCCAGTTTCAAACTTATTGAAATCCTTTCCTTCAATTTTTCTTAACCAACGATTATTAGACCAGTCTATATCAATGATTGATTCATTAGTATTTGTTGAAACGCCTGTATTAAACGATATGATTTGAGGATTTTGAGTAACCTTATTAGCTGGAATATTCAACTCAATCATTGAGCTATTTTTTGTATAGCCAAAATCAGCTATTTTAAAAGCCCAGTTATCATACAAATCAATTTTTGAATCGTTTGAACTCATAACGTATGATGAACGGTTTAACTTACCGAATGAACGTTTTGTTCCTTTCTCTTTTAATAACCCTTTATAGAAATCAAAGAGGTTTCTATCGGTTAATAGCAAGTTTTCCATTGTTGTGGTTTTCTGATAGCCAATAGTCTTTTTAGCCATTTCACGAAAATCACCATATGAATGAATGTCATCCGTATCATAGATGTAGTTGAAATCATCAGCTAGCTTATCAAAGTTTGCTACAGCTCCATCTTTTTGTACCAAATATCCTGGAGCTAATAATGTTCCATCCCAACCATTTGCTCCAATAGCATTTATCTTAAAGCGTTGTGTCTTAATGCATAGTAATGGATCGTATAAAACTTCTCCATAAATGGTTTCATTATCAAATAGTATACAATGCTCATATTCAATAGTGTTTACTCTTAAAGCAGCCATAATAGACGTTTTTGTTGAAATATCCGTATAGCCACTATGTCTATAAACCTGTAAATCATTGTTATAAATCGGTTTACCAGCTGTTCCTAATACTGTCCAAACACCATTCAACTGTTTTCCAACAATATCAAGCATTCCAGAATGTTTTATTCTTACTTCAGAGGCAAATGGGTTCAATATAATGATAGAATCAACTGAAGGCGAAACACTTGTCCACTTCAAAAAGTCTTCTGCTTTCATTCTAAAGTCAATAACTACACCATCATTGTTCATCGTGATGTAATCCCAACCTTCATCCTCAAGATATTCTCCATAACCGCAAATTATTTCAAATAATTCTTGAACAGATGTGTAAACAGTCTTGTAGTTAACCCTTTTAGTATCATCTAACCAAACGTTATAATAGGTAACGTTTTTCCCATTGATTTCAACAGGGGTTTTCTTTTTGTTTTTATTCGGTAATTTAACGGTAAAATATGGCTCAGTAGAATTATAGCCATCAATCACATACCCCTTTTCAACCTTTCTGATCATTATCGCAGAATATGATAAAATCTTTGAGGTCTTAGATTTGTACATATTGATAGAATAATTGTTATCAGGTATTATACCATAATTATCTGATTTAACTACCAGTGATCCTTTTTTATAGTATCCACCACACCGATAGAATAAACGGATATCAATACTTCTGAAAGGATCTCCTAAATTCTCTGTAATGCCAAGATTTTGTCTTACCAAATAATCGGAAATCCATTGCTGTACACCTGTTTTTTGAATATACTCATCATCAATAAGCTCATTGTGAAAGTATTCTTCATCATTCGTCGATCTTTCATAAGTATCTGAGTGAATTAGCTGTTCATAATCCGTTCCTTTGAATAGATATTCTTTTCCTAATGTTTCCCAATTCTCCTCAATCCATTCCACTGGCTTCATAAGATACAGAATCGTCTGAATTGCATAGCGATATTCAGATGTGAACATCCAAGCAAGCTCCACATTACCCATATCACCGCTTTCCCAATCTTTAGAAGCATAGAATGCAATCGGAGCTTTTTCAACAATACCAATCTGATAAGGTGTTTTCAAATTACCTTGCTCATCAACTGGTAAGAACCTTTCAACAAGACCAGCTCTCTTAAATTCTTCATGAGTACCAACGTTTACACCGTCAGCAATGTATCCATTCTCAAGATCTCTCCACATAGGAATGTTGTTTGACGTATATGGGGCTTTACCATAGTGAGATTCCCACCAAGATGGCTTCTGTCCAAAGCCTAACATCTCCCACGGATGTGTATGTGGTCTGTATGTGTCATAATAGTACATATAAACCGACTTATATGAACCATATAATTGTTGTCCGTCAACGTCTTCACAAGTAGAATAGTTATAGGTTAATGGATCACTTACAGAAAAGTTTGTATTAGAAGCATATGAATAACCATTATCAGCACACCATTGTTCAAAGAATGCTTTAATATGGTTTCTGTATTCTTCATAAGAGTAATCTGTTGTTCTAAACTTTCCAGGAATAATGGTGTATTTGTTAAAATCTGGAACTTCTTTAAAAGTTGCTGGAATCGAGTTATAAATCTGCCGTTCCATTTCAAGCAATGCACTATCACGATAATCCCCAAACAAAATCTGATAAGATCCATCGTGACATAGTAAAACTGTCGCCTTTCCATCTTCATCATCAACAGTTGTTATCTTAGGCTCGTAGCAAAGATCAAGACCAAGATATGCAGGAGTAGCAGGAATATAACATTCACCAAGTGTTGAGCATACACCATTGTTATAAAATGGTGATATTCCTTCTTTACCAATATTCATTTTTGATAAAGCAGTTGTAATAACAGTGTATAAGTCCGTACTTTCCGTATATTCATTAGTCTTTGACATAGACTCAATAACATTTCTGAACTTGGCTTTAAACTTAACATATTCAGAAGATACATAAGAAATAGCATTTCGAACGCTTGTTTCATCTTTAGCGTTTAAAAGCATTGCTTTAAGTATTTGATGAGAATGTTGGATAATATTAGTACCTAATGAAATATCCTGTTTAGTATCAATGTAGTTGTTATTTCCAGAACTATTTCCAGTAAATCCTTTTTGATTACTTATAACAGACGTTAATTGATCAAAGCATTCATTATATTTGATTTCGGTAATATTTTTATTTAAAGGATTTGCTGTCAATGCTAATGGAAGATCATAAAAATATCCATCTGCAAGTGTTCCTTCAATCTTGTTTTTCAATAGTTTAACATATATGTAGTCTTCAATATCCAATGAACTATCATCGTCAAAGATTTTCAACACTTTACCATCAATGACATAATCATTTCCATCATTTAACAATGATCCGTTCAAGTATACCAATGATGATTGACAATATTCCGATTCATCAGGTTCATAAGCTAGATCAAGCTCAATATACTGCCGTTCAACATCATCAATCTCACCTTTTACATAATCAATACTGTCAAGCTTTATCTCTGTCGTAATATAGGTATCATTAATGTTTGACGATAAATGCCAATCACTTAAATAATCACCACTACCGTTTATTCTAACAAATTTATAGCCTTTAATCGTTTCGGTTTCATTATAATTCAAGTATGTATAATCAACAGTGTTTAAAAGGTTTTCAAAAATATAGTTTCCATAACCACTTACTAATAATCTTTTATCTAAGTCTTCATCAATTGTTGCTGTTTCATCATCAGTTGTTTTGTAATCAAATAATTTACTACCTTTAAACGATGATTGTGAATAATAAAGCTTGTTGTCTAATGCAATACCGTCTTTATCAAATAATTTAAACAAGGGGGATTGGTTTACATCAGTTTTTTGCTGTCCTTCTACCCAATTTGTTCCGTCAAAATAAAAATAAGTATTTGCATAATCGCCACTTATAACGTTTACACCTTCGCCTTCAACAGCAATACCCTGTGGGGATAAACCATTTACAACAGGCTGTAACATAATCGTTTTAATAGTGTTTTTACCAGATACTTCATAAATTTTGTTATCGTTTAACTCATTAGTATCCCCTGAAATAAGAATTCTATCACCATCTTCTAATTCTCTAACACCTTGAAATAATGAATTAAATGATTTACCGTGAATATCACTCTTTTTGCCATTGTAATAAAAGTTTACATAACCACGATCAGATGTACCATGATTATATAACTCCATATCTTTCTTAAAGCATAAAATAGGCTTTTTAGCTTGAGTGACGTTAATACTGCTATCACCATTAGCTATAATTGAACGATGGAACCAACGGTTTCTTTTAGACCATTTGTTTCCATCTATACACCCACGTTCCATCACATAATAGTCTGGAATCGTATTAGTGTCAGAGGCTTCACTATCATCAATTAAAATGATTGAAGAACCTACTCCTTCAACGATATACACAATGTTGTTATATTCTTCATTCACATCATTTAACAACATTATTCTCATACCACTTGACAAAACCGTTTCAGATTCTTCATCAACGTACGTATAAGACGATTTACCAATTATATCGTTTTTAACATCGGTTTGAGCAGAGAATTTACAAACGGTTGGACCTTCCTCCACCCAATAATAATAGTTATAGTTGACAAACATATCAACGTTTATTAAAGGACACCATGACCAATATTTTCCACCAATAATTCTCGCTAAATCATTTGTATCAACACCCTGTAACTTTAAATCATTTATGAAATTGCTATAGTCAACAATGGTATCAACATTATTATCTTCATCCGTTGTAATTAAAGCAGGCGTTAATTGATAATTCTGTCTTTCATCAGTAGATTCTTCAACATAATAGTCCCCATCTTCCATCGCAACAGACTTTTTACCAATATAGCCATTAATCTCTTTCTCACTAGCTTGTTGAAAGAAATGATTCATGATATAATCAATAAATTGTCCGATTAAAGCTCTACTTGTAAATTCTTTAGGGAAAATCTCTTTTAAATCTCTTTTAACTACATACTTTACCATTGATGTTGGTTCCTTAAAACATTACTGTGAGTATTTATTAGAAGATTTTTAGAGATTTTATGTAGAAGATATCCAATAAATATTGTTAGAGTTAGATGATAATAAATAATCATATAAGTTAAAATATTGGAGATAAAAATGGATTATGTAAACACTTTATCAAAGTTTGGCGTAAAGCTTGCTGATAGAAATCAACGAGTAAAGTTTCCCAAATTAAAAACTCGTTATAAAGTATTGTTTGAAGGCTTTGCTGCACCACTTGGCGGTGATAACATCTCTATGGATATGAAAACATACAGCGTTCCTAAAGGGGAATTCGAAGACAAGACAATTGAAATGGTAAATGGTGATATCCATTATCCTGGAAAATGGACTTGGGCTGCTTGTGATTTCACAGTCTATGATTCTTATGACAATGCCAACTACAAAGAATTATATCGTCAAATTCAGTTACAACGTGATTTATCAGAACAAGTTACTGGTACAGTTGCTCAAAACTACAAATATGTCAGTAAATTCTGTAACACCGACGGTCACCAAAATGTTATCTGCACTTGGGTAATGGAGGGTTGTTGGTTACAAAAAGCTCAACCTGAAGATGGTGCTAACGGCGATCACGAAGCTCAAGTAATCAATTGCACGCAAGTCTTTGATAATTGTTGTCTTTATGATTGTGACGGTACGCTTATTACTGGTGATGGAGCAATTTCAACTATGATGGAAAAAGTTTTGGCTTTCTAATTCGTTTATCTCAAAAATCAAAAAAGAGCCTCATTAGAGGCTCTTTTATTATTGTTTATCAAACCATTCTTTAAACTCTTTTTCAGAAAAGAATTCCAAATAATTCAAATTGTTATCTTTAGCTGTTTTTCGCTTTAAAGGATCTCTAATTGACCAATTATTCGCAGCTCGTAAATATTGTGTTTTAGGTTTTCCATTTATTCCTAATTCCTTAGATTTGTTATACCAATCGCTAATTACTTGCTGATGTTCTTGATTATTTTCATTAAATGGACAATGATATTTTAACGGTCCATGATACCAATTTCCTTGATATTCAATGAATAAATCTTTAGATGGTATATAAAAATCACAATTAAATGGATAACGTACATTATCACGATATTGATGTATAGTATCTGAAAATTTTGTTAATAGCATTTTATATATCCTAAGTTCTTGCTGTGAAGAATTCATAGTTTGATGTTGACGTTTAGTAACATACTCATTATAAACTCTATGGGTATTAACATCTCTTGTTTTCATATATTGTCTCATTTCTGTACTTTGAGAATAGTTTTCCACCCCATATTTCCTTTTACATGTTTCTTTAGATTTTTCTTTAACAGATTCTAATTGAAAACTATTATTGACTCCATACTTATTAACCATTATTTGCTCATATTCATCTTTCCACCCCATTTTCTTAGCATATCGTGTAGCTCCATATTTTTTAAGACACGTTTGGGTAGTTTTATTATTATATTCTTTTGTTTTTGTATAAGAAGTTTCTCCATATTTTTCAAGGCACGTTTGTTTTCTGTTTTTAACAATACTACTTTTATCTTTCTTAATATTAAATAGCTTTAAATCATTTATTATAACTTTATTACTTAGATTAAATATTTTAGATAAAACAGATTGATTGAGATTTAATTCAATATATAAGTATAAAATATCCTCTTTAAATGGTTTTTCATATATTCCATTAATCTTTTTCAAAGGATTTGTTAAATAGTCTCTCTTTAATTTTGACTTATCAATGTTATAGGTGCTATAAATATCAGTAGATTCATTCATAATTCTTCCTTATGTTTGAGTTTAGAAAGGTGTGAAAATTACAGTTTTCATGCCTTTTGTTATATCATCATTTGTAAATGATTTCAATTAAAAAATCCCCAATTTCTTGGGGATTTTTATTATTTTCCTTTTTTAGCTTCCATTATAATTCGACAAGATGTTTTATATGAACAGCCTTCTTTAATAAGTTTTTCAACATATCGTCTATCAAGGCTATCCCAAGCATCTACGTCTTTTTTAGCATACATCTTTTTAGCTGTTTCGTAAATGGATTTAATCTTAGCTTCATTAACGGTTTCTTTACAGGAAATTGTTTGTTTGCTACCCTCACTGGCTTCAGCACCAAATTCATCAGTAGAAACTTCATGATATTCAGCACCTTCTTCAATATCTTCTCCATCATTACCTTTCTCAATATAAGAAATGTAAATTTTTGTCTGTTCTGGAGCATATTGTGATCTAGCAGCCTGTACTTTAACGTTATCGCCAAACCGTTTAGCAATCATTTTCTTAATTAATTCAAAAGTATCACCAGAAACTGCTACTTTACCTTCGAATACTAAATATACTCTACCGTCTTGTTCTTTTGAATCAACAAAGTCCAATTTTGGGAAATACTTATTCATATATTCATAAATGTCATTGAAGTCATATTCCTGAATACCGTCTTTGTATACAGTATCTTCACCACCAAACATATCTGGTTGAACTTCTACGGCTTCAGAAACCTCTTTTGGATCACGACTACGAACATAATCCATTACCTTCTTGTAAGCAGGAAGTGGATTGTATTCACTGTTTGGTTCTCTATGAGCAAATACCTCTTCACCCTGTTCTTCATAACTGTGAAGTAATTTAGATATTTCACCGAAGCTAACACTTTGTGATGCTCCTAAATCAAAACGCTTGTTATCAATGAATAGGATTAAATGTCCATCATTTCTACAAACTAACGCATTTTTATTATCTCTTGATACACAAATGTCGTCTGGTTCAGCTCTGTAGTACTGTTTGAATTCATCGCATAGTTCTTCCCAGCTCGATTTTTTTGCTGGTTGATATACGGCTTCAGAAACCTCTACACCAGCAGCTCTTAAAGCTTCTTCAATTTGTGCTTCAACGTCTGGACTTAATTCTTCATCAGCAGATTCTTCGGTAATCTCTTCTGCGAATTTGTCCTGCTGATTTGAGCCTTCTGTATCCGAAGGAATAATTTCTTCTGCTTCGTTTAATTCAACACCAGCAGCCCTTAAAGCTTCTTCAATTTGAGCTTCATAGTCAACGTCTGTATCTTCATTTTCGTCATACATACCAGCATCCATCATATCATCAATCCCCATTTCATCAGCTGACATACCTGCTAGTTCAGGTTCAGCAGGTTCTTCAGCAGATGTCATCTCAACACCAGCAACAGGAGCTTCTGCTGGTAATTCTTCATCAAATGGAACTTCGTCGTCAAATGCTCCTTCACCACCCATTGCTGGAACTGTTGTATCCATATCCATTGGTGTTCCATCTTCCATGTTCATTGGCTCTGGGATAGCTTCCATACCATTCATTGGTGTTGCCCCAGTTCCCTCAGCCTGATTGGCTAAATCAAACATTTGAGATAATGCAGCAGCATCTTGTGTTTCTAAACCATTGATCGAAACGCTATATTGTGCTTCATTTACGTTATTCATTCCATTCTCCGTAATTACAGGTGTTATTTCTGTCTCCGATGCAGTAATTTCTTCGTTATTGTCTGTATTCCTCAAAACAATAGCATCCTTGTTGTTAATATTTATTACCTCATACTGTTTTTGACTAGCATCGTTTTTCAAAGTTACAAAAGACCCTTCTTTTGTTTTAACATCATTGTAACCATGCTTTTCTGTTTCAGCATTTGAATCAATGATTGACATTAATCTATAAGGGTTTACACCATACTTTTTAGCAACGATTGAAATAGCTTGAGGTTTAGATAAACCATTAGCAATATTTTGCTCAATTTCTTGTTTTATACCTTTTGATTCAGTATCCATCAATGATTCCTTAGATCGTTAAATATTTCACGAAATATCTACGAATATTTATTATGTAACACTCATAAACATAAATATTTCTATGAAATATCGGAGAAAAAAATGGTTGCAAACGTTAATTATTGGTACAACTCTCAAATAAGAACGATAATATTACACGTTTTAAGAATGATGTCAAATTTCTGTGTATCATCTGGAAACGATGCTAATGGAAACCCAGAACTCACTAGAGTTCCTTGTACGTTTATGTCATCAGATAAGTCTGTATTGAGTATGATTAACAATAATTCAGATACCATTCTACAATCTGTTCCAAAAATGGTTTTAACAATCTCAGATTTAAGCCTCAACAATGATAAAATGAGCGGTTCTCCATATATGCCTTATGAATCAGAGTTTAATGAGAAAAAATATGATGAAGAAACAGGCAATTATGTACATGATTTAGGAAACTGTTATCGTGTAGAACGTTTAAACCCATTACCTATTGGTATAACCTTTAAGCTATACATTTTTACAACATTAATTACTCATAAATTACAGCTATTTGAACAAATAAGAATGTTGTTTTCTCCAACAGCCGAATTACAAACATCTGAAAATCCTCTAGATTGGTCAAGATTATCCGCACTGGTATTAACAAACGTCAATTATTCATCAAGAGGTACTAATATTGATAGTTCAACATTAGATTCTATGGATTTAACGTTTCAACTTGATACAAATTTAGACGCTCCAGCATTGATTTCAAAATCAACACTTATTGAAAACATTATAACAGAAATAAATGAAGGTAATATTGTCGATGATATATCTTTTGGTGAAAATCTTGCCAGACAATATCATAGTCCTACAGAAAATAATATAACCGTTCAAAACAACAATGAGCTTATATTATCTCCTTCAAATATTGCTAAAAACTGGTATCAATTGATTAAAGCATATCATATGAAATACAATGCTTTATTGTCAGACATTTATGTACATTGTTTAATAAACGTTGATACAAATACAAAAAAGTCAATATATGGTCCTATAAAGATTGATGAAAAAGATCCAACTAAAGCATATTGGACATATAATGAAGAATCTTTACCTAAAGAGAATTTAGACCCTGTTGACGCAATTATTGACCCACATCATTTTAAGCCTCAAAACGTTGAAGGCGAACGTTATATCTTAGATGATTCAATACCAAATAATACAAAACTATGGGGTGAATTAAGGGATAGAAACGATAATATTCTTGATAAAATAGATGCCAACAATATTATTCAATACATAAATGGTTATTGGACACTAATGACTGATCCTGTTAATGAACCAGCGGTATATTATGTAAGAGATCTATCTGACGCCAAATATCTTTACTCATTCAATACAGATTACAATATTTGGTATGATGTTATCAATAAACGTTATAGATCTGGACAATGGAGAATATCGTCTAACTAAAGAATTAGTAATAAATACCTTTATATGATACATTAAGGAATAATGAAAATGGCTATTGATCTAAAAAAGATATTGTTTACAATGAAAAAAACATATTCATTTAATATCAAGATTGCTTGTGATGATATAAAAGATTATGATTTTAAATCCTTTGACACAATTATGGGATTAAAAGGTATGATAAAGCGTACAAATCCAGTCGCTCTACCTCTAGCTTCTGCCCCGTTGGATTTTCCACGTTTAAAAAGCTATTATGGAACAATTTACAAATTTGAAGCAGAGTTTGAATATCCTATTTCAGAAAATCAAATCAAAACAGAATTAAGCAATTTATTATGCCTTGATAGAAGCTTTATCATTGTTAGAACCTCTGAATCTCCTTTAGAACAATATGATGACGATTATCTTAAATACAAAGATGAAGATTATGCTTCCGTTTTATTAGATGATGCTCAAAAAGATTCTGTAAATCCTAATGACTATTATGGTGACGAATATAATAAATCAATGATTGACGCATTACTTTCTAAAGAAGGTCAAGAAAATCAACAGCATTTCAAAGAAGTTGATAAAAATACCTATAATGGGCAGAAATAATTCAAAAGCGGAGTCATAAAGCTCCGCTTATTTTTTAGATAGCTTTTCCTCTTAAAGCACCAACTCTGTAAGCATTATCATTTTCAGATGCCATTAAAATTCTTTCAGGTAAAAACTTTACCTTAATCGTGTCTTTATACATTGATCTAAATAACGCCGAGAAATAATCTACGGAAAAATATGTATTCTCTTTCCAAATATTTGTACCACCAATATTACCAATATTGATTGATCCATTATCTACTGATTGGTTTTCATCACCAAAATAGATATAGTTATTACCATCTTTAGAGGTTATTCTAAAATATTTCTCATTAGTTAATGAAGATAATCTACAAATATCTTTAACAATATCTTCAGTCAATTCTCCAGCATTAGATTCTAATGTATGCTGTAAGCCAAACTTTCTTTGGTCAAACTTATCTTTTAAATCTTGTTGATTAACAATAAAGCTATAGTTTTGAAGAAAATATTTCATCTTCAATCTTCCAGAAGATATATTGAATACTTTAGGGCTACCGCCATCGTCAGTATCTATATCAATCTTTAAAGAAGATTCATCATCTTTATTATAAAAAGAACTTATAATGGTGTGAATTGATGACCAATTTCTTAATCCAAACATTTTTGTCGTATATTCTTCTCCCTTATCCTCTACATAAGCATATACTAAATCGTCTGAAGTCTTACACGATATACAACAATGCTCACTAGAAGATGGATATACCACAACAGTTTCAAAATCAAACTTATTAAATAAACTATCTGCTTCTATAAGTGTCTGTCTTAACATTTTCATCAACCCTTTCTTCTATTGGTTTATAATAAAGCTTTCTTTAAAGATTGTCAAGAAGAAAATCTATACATCAAAGCTTAAAAATCCATCCATATCATCATTGGCTTGTAGAGCTTTATCTATACTTAAATCCCAACCAATTACACCAAAGATTGTATCAATCGTTTTATCAACAATGCTGTCTTTCATAGATTGTACATCAAATGGTAATTCTCTAAACCATTTAGGAAATGATGTTAAATCTACCGGATAAGCAATTTTAGTCATTCCAAACGGATTATTGGGCTTCAATTTACATACAATAACTTTATTGCCATCAAGAATTTTAGGTGTTTTATTGTCTTGGTTTAATTCAATCATTCGATTCCAATTGATTGAGGCTAAAACCTGTGATACAGAACATTTTCCAGATTCTTTATAAATTTGTTCATAATAATCTAATTTATTGCATGCTTGTGGCTTACCTTTTTTCCATTCAGGTAATTTATTCCAATCATTTATAGCAAAATCTCTAACAATATTTAATAAATCCTCTTTTGTACCATCTGTTAAAATCTTTTCAAGCATCTTTTTAAGCATTACTTTAACTAATTTATGCGTATCACTTCTCTGTGTTTGAATACCCATAATCTTGATTTTTCCAGGTTTACCATGAGTATCTAAACGCCACCCATCTTTATCAACCATCATTAAAGCATACCGCTTTTTACCGCAAAATAAGCCTTTTGTAGCAACAACTTCACGTCCAGCTTTCATAATATCTTTAGCATCATTTTCACAATGAAACGTTTTTGCCATATAATCTGGATATGTTGTATTAATATGTTCTTCAACCATATTAGAAAACGTTACTAAATTATCTTTTGAATAATCAAAATCAGGATGTGCTTCTTTAAACTCTTTACAATCTAGCGACATGTAACAGGAATTATGTACTAATATATTATTTGAGAATTCCCACTGCCGTCTATCGTCTTTAATACCTATATCATATACATACTCATCCTCAAAGTTTCCAACACACTCACATCGTTTGATTTTGCTTCTAACAATTTTCATTTCCGTAAGTTCATCTGTGCTAAAATTACCATTATTATCTAAAACCAATCGACTAAAATGCTCTTTAATTTCTTCTGAATGTTTAATCGTATAAACATCAAAATATTCTTTTATTGTGATTAAAATATCTGTATCAATTATTTCTGAAGGTTTAACCTCAATCAATTTCCCATCTCTCTCAACCATACAAGAATGATCTGATGTAACTGTTATAATATTACCGTTTTCATCTTCAATCTCCCATTTTGGTTTCGATGTTTTATGACGATATACGTAGTTAATATTATAATATTTTGGTGTATTAGTTATATCATCATAGCCTAATACCAAATCATTTGTAAACCCATATTCTTTTCCAGTTCTTTCATCAAAATAATATGATGAACATTTATTATATAAATCTTCAACCGTTTCTGATATTTCTTTTCCATCACGCATTACTTTCTGAACGGTTGAGCCAATTTTTGAATCAGTGTCACCGCCGCGTAAACAACAACCTTTAGATGTATAAATGTTACACATTGCTTCATTTGCCGCCGAACATAAATGTAGCCACGTTAATCTACCACTCATAGTTGTTGATGTACCAAGCCTAAAATCATAAAAAATTGATGATGGCTGCAATAAATAGCCATAAAGGCTATTTAATGAAATTTTTTGAACGTATTGTCTAAGGTTGTAAAATTGTTGCCGTTCTTTCAGATAGTTAGCGTCTTTACTTTCAATAATGTCACCAGATAATACAAGATTGTTTTCTTCCATGAATTGTTTGATAGCTTTCACATCTTTGGAAGCTACTAATTCTTTCAACTTATTAAAATCATACTCATTGGCCATATTTTTCTCTCATCTTATCTGATACGTACAACTTTATCTCATCTTTAGTCATTATATCCTTATACCGAATAAATGTCAAGGGTAAAATATCAGACCATAATTTTCCATTATACATTTTTAAACATTTATTAATATCACCATGTGTTGATCGTATATTAATCACCGCTGTAGGATATTCTAAAAACACCCTACTGATTGATGTTCCTATTTTATCTGGTATATGAATATTATAGTTTTCTTCCATATATTCATTAAAAATATCTATATTAAAAAAATACATATTATCTTGTAATATTACAATATTATCTTGAATTGATGTTTTAAATTGTTTCACAGGAGAAATAATTTGATATTCTAAATCTTGAGTTCCTTTTTTAATCATTTTAACTGTATTATCTCGAATATCATAACACCGCACATTCTCATTTATTTTATCAAACCCAACAAAATTACCTTTTTTCTGCCTATGTTTAATAAAGCCTTCTGGAAGTTCTTCATAATTATATTGTCTTCTGGTTTCTCCAGTTGTAGGATTATAAATGTATGTTAAATTCTTTATAGATTTTGATAAAGATTCTCGATGTTTTTCAGGTAATCCGTATGTATAACCATCTGGACATTCTTCAGCATAAACTGTGTTACCATCTTTATCATAAAATGAATGTAATCCTTTAATACCATTCTCAGACATTTTTTGTTTAGTTTCTTCTTTATGTTTATATCCAACTCTATAATATACATATTCACCTGAAACATACTTTGGATCATCAACAGTTGTTTGAAAAATCTTCCCGTCCTTATCTTTAACCACAACTTTATTCTTAAAAAGTTTGGATGTTCGTTCTTTTGATTCTTCTGAATGCTTTCTTCCACTATTAGTTTCAGAAATAATTTTAGCAACTGCTAATCTAAATTGTTCATAATCTTCCGCATATTTTTCAAAATATTCTTCAACAGAACTTAATTGAAAATTAGGATTATATTTTCCTCTATTCAGCATCATATTAAAAGAAAATATCACAGAACGTTGATGTTTAAACGCTTTATATAATAAATGATGTGATCTTAAATGATCTTTTGCTAGCAGTCTAACAATATTATCTTTATTTTTAACAAGCTCTGGAAATAACGCTCGTGGGTATATATGATGTCGCTCACAATATCCTTCATAGTCTTTAGGTAAAGCATGTTCTTTAATAAATTCCAGATAATTTAACCATTCATTTTCATCAATTTCGTATCTTTCTTTTACTTCATTTAGGCTAATCATAATAAACTCCAGTTATGGATCTCTTGTTCATTATATTTACTCTTTCAAAACCTCTTGTAATTGTTTCAATAATTCTTCATCATCAATCTTTAAACCATTAGCCATATCTTCATACTTTGCCATTTCTTTCTTAAAGCCTTTACGACGAGAATACCATTTAGTTAATATTTGATTAATAATACCAACTTTATCAGTTCTATATATTGTACCAGCTCCAGATAATGTTAAATTACTACCATCTTTAAAAATAAGGTTATACAAATCTTTAGCACTAATATCAGCGGATTGACCAGTTTCAAAATCAACAGTCAGCATTACATCCGATTTTTTCATTACCTCTTGGTATTCCAAAACACCCCACATATCATCACCTGCCCAAGCAGAACCCCATTTAGGAATGCGTTTAGAAATGTTTTCCCATAAACCATTTTCCTCAATTTTTTTATACAAATAAGGAATCGTCATTGAAAGCCTAATTTGCCCAACAATTGTTTCAGGGGACATATTCAATGATCTTAACACTGAAGGATATAGTGAGTTTAAGTCAAAGCTCATAATATTTGTACAAAAACCTACAATCGGTGTTGGAACGAAAGCTCCTGGTGGAATAATACCTTTATATTTGTCGTTTTTTGTTTCATCTCTATCTGGAACAATTTCGTTTCTCGCATGAATCTCATTTACAACCATTTGGTTCATAAAAGCAACTGTACCCATTGTCGCTTCAAGAGAACATGTCGCTTCGTGGGCTTGTTGATTATGAATATAGATGTATTTCAACTTATCTTCAAGCTTCTTAACAAGCATTGTATCTTGACGGTTATATTTAATAAAATCTTCATACCTTTGTCTATACATATCGTCTAACGATTCATCGTGTTCAACTTTGTTTTCGCCAAGTTCTAGCTCCGCAATAGAATCTAACTTATACGATTCTTTCTTACCTTGTTCGTGTTTCTTATACAATTCAAGATAATCAGAAAACCATTTACCATAAAACTCATATATTAAATCAATTGAACCAAAATCGTTTTTCTTTTGCTTTTCTTTAGGCGGAATATTCCATAGACATAACCGTTTAGATTGACCTTCGCCTAAAATGTTTTCAATTCTTCTAACAATATAAGGGAAGTCAAATCGACTGGAGTTGAACCCACAAGTTACATCAGCATCATCTAATAAAGCAATTATACCATTTAATAATTGTTTTTCATCTTCGAAAAGAAATGTTTTATCAAACTTTTCACAAATGATTTGAGCTTCATCATGTGTTAAGTTTTCAGGACGCAACATTAAAGTGTATAAAGAATCTTGCCAATCATTATAAATGGATATGGCATTAATTGGACAACAAGCTTTATCAACCAATTCTTTAACCGTAAGGTATTCATAACCTTTTCTGTCAACTTCAATATCAATGAATGATGTATGTAATTTAGGAGCTTCTTGACCATTAAAATATTTGTACAATACTTTATTAGGCAAATTAAAGTTAAGCTCGTATGTCTTAATACCTTTAGCCTTACATTCTTCACTAATCTTTTTAGCCATAAAGGGTTGCTTATACGTTATCTTCTTTAAACGTTTACCATCATACCCTTCATAATAACCATTTTCATCAGGTACATAATATTCAAGAATTAATGGAAAATCTTCACATATACGTTTTCCGTTAATGCGTTCAGATACCTTTAAAACACAGTTTTTATTATCTTGATAGTACCCAACATAAGACATTATTTAAAACTCCCACCATCCATAAACGTTTCATCCTCAGACGCCTCAGCGTTTGATTTAACGTTTTCAATGGTTTTTGAAAAATATTCACCTAAAAGTTCTGTGATACAGAATCCTAAATCTTCTAATTCTTTAAGGGAAAACTTTACCTCACGAGCATTTTGCCGTTTAGCTTCAGACAGCTTTTCCATAAAGTTTTTAATAACAAATTCTCTATTCATTAAATAACTCCCATATTTCTATGGGAGTATATTACTAAAAATCTTTTGATTTGTCAAGATACTTTTTCGTAATCATATCAGCAATCTTTGGATCAAGCTCTTTCTTTTTTCGATATTCTTGCTTATTTTTCATAATTTCTTGTAGAATTTCTCGCCTGCTTTTTCCAGCATTCTCATCTTCCCAATAGTCAAACTCACCTGATTGCGGATTTTGTTGATTGTAATAATCTTTGTATTCATCATTTGTTAATTTCATTATTTGCTCCAGATAGTTTTGTTTTATAAAACCTTTTGGAGAAAATATAACATTAAAGTCATATCTTCTCCTTTTGGCTAAATGATTTAATAAATCGGATGGTCTTTACACCATTCACTTATAGCGTTTTTAATACGATTTAATGCTAAATCTTTGTCAGAAAAATCTTTATATTTAGAAGATACTGCTCTAAAAAGTTCTATTCCATCGTAATCATACGCTCCAGTTAAAATATCAATGATACTACAAATTTGATGAGCAATCCATTTAGAATCTTGTTCATTAGCTCCTCGTGTTGTAATACATGCTGTACCAATTCTTAATCCAGAAGTTTCCATTTTTGGTCTTGGATCATCTTTGATAGCATTTTTATTAGTGATGATTCCAACACTTTCCAATGCTTCTTCTAATTGTCTACCAGAAATACCTTTATTTGTAAGATTTAATAAAATCAAATGATTATCAGATCCTTTAGTCATCATATCAACGTTTCTGTTTTTAAATACTTGTTCCATAGCTTTGATATTCTTTAAAACCTGTTGTTGATATTCTTTAAACTCTGGTTGTAAAGCTTCTTCAAAACAAACCGCTTTAGCAGCAATAACATGTTCTAATGGACCGCCTTGAATGCCTGGAAATACTGCTTTATCAATCTTTTTAGCAATTTCTTCATCATTTGTTAAAATAATACCACCTCTTGGTCCTCGTAACGTTTTATGAGTAGTAGATGTAACAACATCAGCATAAGGAATAGGTGATGGGTGTAAGCCTGTGGCAACTAATCCAGCAATATGAGCCATATCTACCATTAAATAGCAATGAGGATTACCCAAAGTATCACCGCCCTCATCTTTAGCAGTCGATTGATACTCATTATATTTGTCCAAAATTTCTCTAATTCTCTCGAAATCGATAATTCTTGGATAAGCACTTGCTCCAACAATCAATAATGAAGGATTATAGGTATATAAATCTTCTTCAATTTCTTCATAATTGATTATGTCGTTTTCATCTAAGCCATAAGAAACAGCATTATACATTTTTCCAGATGATGATACTTTAGAACCATGTGTTAAATGACCACCAGAATCTAATCCCATACCCAAAATAGTATCTCCTGGTTTACATAAGGCTAAATAAACTGCTTGATTTGCTTGACTACCAGAATGAGGTTGAACATTAGCATAATTACAACCAAATAATTGTTTAGCTTTATCAATAGCCAACTGTTCGATTTTATCAATGTATTCACAACCACCATAATACCTACGATACTTTCCATTAGCTGGAACATATCCTTCAGCATATTTTTGTGTGAGAACAGATCCTTGAGCCTTCATTACATCTTGTGAGGTATAGTTTTCAGAAGCAATTAGACAAATCTCATTTTCTTGTCTTTGTCTTTCTTGATCAATCAAATCAAAAATTTCTTGTTTACTCATTCGTCGTCTCCTGCTTATTTGTTCTTTCAAGTATGATTTCACCAGCTTCATTGGTGTAATAGATGTTCTTAATGCCTACATATTCAATCAATTTACGGCACATTGGACAAGGTTTTGCCATACCTAATTTACCCTCTTTATTTGCTCTATAAACAAGTATAGAAGTTCCTTTAAGCTTTGACCAATCAAGGTTTAATAAAGCAGACTGTTCAGCATGAAGGCTCTCTTCCCATTTTTTATACTTGTTTGAAATAGAAGAACTTCTAACATCATTGTGTCCAGAGCCATATATACGTTTTCCCTTGAAAACCACAGCCCCAATCTTGGGGCTAAATGTGGATTTCTTGGATTCCTGTATTGCTCTTTTGATTATATTACTATAAAGCATTTACTTACACAGTTCATTCTTTGTACAACCATTATACGGTTTACGTTCACGTGTAACAGTTGTATAGGTTTTCGGCTCATATACAGTTGTATATGTGGTATTTTCATATACAATTTCAACAGGTTTTCTTACTGTATAACTACTTCCTTGACAAGTATTACAAGCATATCTTGTTGTGGAATAAGTTCCAGTAGAAACTGTTTGTGTCAGTGTTTGTTCTACAGTATTTGTGGTAGAACATGCTGTTAAAGCCAATAAGGCAAATAGTACTAATAATTTTTTCATATCATCTCTCCAATTACATATTGTGAAAATCCGGTACGCAGTCATTGATAATATCTAAGATTTCATCACGAACTTTTTCTGTAGAAATATTAGGATCATCACTATATTTGTACCAAGATCTTGTTAAATTGTCAATCTTGTCTAGAGCAATGCTCATATTGATGGCGTTGTTGTACAATTTGTATTTGTACATATCATCTTCATTCTCTGAATCCAGTTCAAACGTGATTTTCATAGCAAGTTTCCTTTCATAAAATATCGTTTTCTCAATTTGTAACTACTATATACACCTTTTATTCTCTCTTGTCAATAACTTTATCGATTAAACCGAATGTTAATGCTTGCTCAGGTGTCATAAAATTATCTCTATCCATTGCTTTTTCAATAACCGACAATTTTTGCCCAGTGTTTTCAGCGTAAATTTTATTCAAACGCTTTCTAATGTCTAAAATCTCTTTAGCCTGAATCTCAATATCAGATGCTTTGCCAGAAGCTCCACCAGAAGGTTGATGAATCATTATACGAGCATTTGGTAAGCAGTATCTCTTACCTTTTGTACCACCAGCTAGCAAAAATGATCCCATCGAACATGCTTGTCCAATACAAATGGTTGAAACATCTGGTTTAATAAACTTCATTGTATCATACATTGCTAAACCAGAAGTTACAACACCACCAGGTGAGTTAATATACATAAAAATGTCTTTCGTTGGATCTTCAGCCTCTAAAAACAGTAATTGTGAACATACTACAGAAGCCATTTCATCATCAACTTCCCCAGAAACAAAGATAATACGTTCTTTCAACATTCTTGAAAAAATATCATAAGAACGTTCTCCATAAGACGTTTGCTCAATAACGTATGGTGTCAACATTTAGTTAAATCCTTTCAGTTAAATCATGTCTTTTAAAATCATTTGTAAGCGTTTATATTGGGATTCATATAGAAACATTGTTCCATCATCTTTCCAATATGCTTTAACCCACTTTTTCAGCTTTTTAATCAACTCTTTATCAGCATTTTCAGCTAATTTTCTAACATTGATAGAATTAAGCTCATCTAAAAACTGTTGTGGATCATCATAATATTCTTTAACGTAAAGCCTTTCTTCCATCTTTTAATCCTATCGTTTACTATATGCTCTCTTTATAGCATTAATAAAACGATTTGTCAAGAAGATTTATTCACCGATTCTTTCTTTAGCTATTTCAAAGTATTTAGGGTCAAGCTCTATACCAATAAAATTGCGATTTAAGTTTTTACAAGCAACACCTGTAGTACCGCTTCCCATAGTGAAATCTAAAACTGTATCACCCTCATTTGTATAAGTTTTTACCAAATATTTCATTAACTCTAACGGTTTTTGAGTAGGATGTAGGTTAGATGTCAAAATATCTCGTTGAAAATGAACGATTTGTAAAGGATAACGTGTTCCATTATCTTTGTATTCAAACGGTTTACCATTTTTTGAATCAACTAATACGCCTAATTTTCCATCTTTAATCTTATTGGTTCTTAATGGTCCTTCATATTTCACCATTTGAGGATTATATGTACACTGTTTATTATAAAAGACGTTTATTGTTTCAATAACTTTTGCTGGTCGTTTTTTAAGCTGGAAAATGTTTGTAGCTCTCTCTTTTTGCCAATAGATGTCATATTTATATTCTTTTATATTAGATATTCTTAAATAACTATTAAATGGTTCATTTCCAAATAATAATGTTGGAGCATTTTCTTTTCTTATATCCTTTAAGCAAGCCCACATTTTATCAAAAGGAATAATCGTATCCCAAGAACATTTTGTTGTTCCGTAAGGAATATCAGTTATGATAGCATCAACCTTCACATTTTTAGAAATAAGGTCGTTCATAACTTCAATACAATCGCCATTAAATAGTTTAATATCACTCATTTCATAAATTCTTTATGTTAAACAGTTTTCATAATTGTATAGCAGATAAACGGTTTAGTCAATATTCTCTAATCATTTCAAAGGTGTCGAATTCGACACCTTTGAGCATTTAAGTTATTGATGTTAATGAATATCCATATAAAAAGGCATATCATATTTTGGTTGTCTTTCTTTATTTTTATCAAAATTATAGGTTGAAAAGACTTCCAATTTCAAGTCTAGACTAAATCGTTCTTGTAGATACATCATTATCATAATCAATGAAGCCGATATTAAGTCATCGTGTGTTGTACCGTTTGCTGAATATGATTGAGCCGATTTAGCAGAAAAGTTTGACAATTGTACCGCATATTCTCTTGAGTAAATTTTTAACTTATTGCTTTCAATCAAGATTTTTAGTTGTGAACAAGCAGCTGGTTTTGTTGTACGAGTTGTTGTAAAGCCTATACGCTTATTATTTCTTTCAGTGATGAGTTTAGCTCTTTTTATATAGTTTACCCCACCCTTTTCATTTAAGGCACAAATAAAGCCTTCAGCAGAACCGTTATTTTCTAATGACCAATAGATTTCAGGAAAACGATTACCAAGCTCTCTAATTTTCGCATATAGCCAATCAGTAATAGCTTTAACCTTCTCTATCTGCATGTTCTGGTTAAGCTTGTCAGATTGCCATTCAGCCACCTGTTCCATAGAAGGAAACGCAAATAATTGAATCGCAGCAAAGTCCCCTTCAACACCCATTGAAGTATCAATAGCCAGAAAATACTTTTGCCAAGGATTTATGTCACAATAAAATCTTACATCATTGTCTACTAAAAACTTATATGTAACATTTTGTAAATCTAATAAAAGGTTTCTAATAACAGACGTATCAATTAAAGAGTTTGATTGACCAATGAACTCACAATTATGTACCAAAATATCATTAGCAAAAAATTTATTACCATCATCTACTTGTAAAATGTCGTAAACATCATTTACTCCAACGTTTTCAATATGTTTTATAGCAATCATTCCATCAACGGTGTAAACATAATCGTTTACCTTATATGATTTAGCCTCAGAACATTCAAAAACGTTTTTATAAATCTTATGATCTTCTGTACAAACAATTTCTTTACCGTTTTCAAGCGTGATTTTAATCGTATTCTTTCCAACGATTTTTCTAACGCCTTCAAACGGTTTCCAGCCATCATTTGTCCAAATCTTGTATCCCATTTTGCTCCCTAATCTTTTGGAAATGATTTAGCAAAGTAAGAACTAATCAAGTTCAATTCTGTTAAAAGCTTTTCAAGACCCCATTTTTTCAAGTATTTACTAACATTCATAACAACACCGGTTTTATTCTCTTTATTTTTCAACTCGTTAATACAGTTATCAATGTTTTGTTTCAAATCATCCGGAATCTCATTTAAGTCAATCAGTTTACGGTTAAACTCATAGCATTCTTTAACAATCTTCTTTTCACCTAAAGGATTTGTCCATGTACTGTTCATAAAGTTTTGCCAGTTATAGCCTTTATCCTTACGATCTTCAAAAGCATCTCTTATACCAATCTGTTTCTTTGTAGACGTTTCTCTCACTCTCGGGAAAGCAGAAATAATGTTATCAGATACATCGCCTCTAATGCATTTCATAAACAAAGCATACTCAACCCAGTCTTTCATAGGTGTTAATGGCTCACCTTTCTCCAAAGTAAAGTCAGTTCTTGAGATAGATACTTTCCCATCTTTTACAGCAAACTTTAATGGTTGATGTTTATCGGCAGTAAAGATACAATCCTTTGTGATAATTCTTTCTTCCATAGAATTGTAGATAATCGTATTCTCATCTAATAATTGTATATAGTCATTATCGGTTGAAAGAATGACTTTTAAATCATCTGTGTGAGTCTTTACAAACCGTGCGATTAAATCATCTGCTTCAGCGTTTTCACAAGATAAGAATGAAACATTTGTAGAATCTTTTAGAAATGGTAGAAAATCGTTTTTGAAAACATCTTTTAAACGCTCTTCCCTTAAAGCGTCAGCAGGGCTTCTCTGTTGTAGCTTTTCTATACGATTTGCTTTATAAGCGTAGTAAATGTTCTTTCTCCACGATTTATTACCATCAGTACAGATTACTAAATGTTGTGGATTAAACTTTTCAGACGCTTTCTTAATCATGTTAATCAACATATGTATCAACATACCATTTTGCATGTCATCACTGTCTTTTGTATTAACAGTGTACATTGCTCTAAAAAACAAGTTATAAATGTCAATTAGTAAATACGATTTCATTGCTCTATCTCAAAAAAACTAAACCATCTTGCCCTTCAACACCTTGTTCTTCAGTCTGTTCCAAATAATTGTCTTCAACGTTTGCTGCTAAAAATGAAGCTAACCATTGACCAGCAACTTCTTCATCAGTGTTTCCAGGAAAACCTCTATCTTTCATCTTTTTAATAAAGGTTTTATTGTAAACCACCTCAATCTGGATTCGGTCAATGTTTTCTATATTTTCATTACTTCTAATAGCAACCCAAGGCTTACCTAGAATATCGTTCTTTTCTTTACAATACTCTATGCCATCAATCTTACCATACTTTAACTTAATGTCAAGCAATTTAATTTTGTTATCTTCATCCCTTTCATTGTTAGGGTTTAACTCACATAGCTTTAATTCATACTCATAATCATCTAAATGATTGTATTTTTTCTCTATTTCTAAACGCTTTATCTGATATTGTTTTAAAGTCTTTAAGCCTTCAGTATCGTATTCAATATCTAATAAAGCCTTTTCCTTTTCTTCTCCCTTTAACTCATATTCAATACGAGCTTTTTCCCTATCTTTTCCTTTTAAAAAGATTCCAGAAGCTGTAAATCTAAATGGTATTTTCATAGTATTTCCTTAAAACATTCTTAAATGCTGTCATTTTAAAGCATAATAAATGTTTTGTCAATATACAAAAAAAGAGTGGTTTTTATTATTGTTTCACATATAAATATTTCTAATACAACAAATGGGACAAGAATTACGACTTCTCACCCCATTTTAAACAACTTAAACTAATTAGGAGTTCAAGATGTCTAGTAATATTTATGCCACCTATAATATAGATAAGTCAAGATTAAAGCGTGATTATGTAAGTAATCCATTAAAAGCTGGAGAACGTCCATATAAAGAAGATTTAGAATATCTCTATCTCGAACTGAATATTAGGGACAAAGATTTACAAATTATCTTTAATACTTCTTATTCATCAGTACGCAGGTATTTACAAAAGTATTCTCTTAAAAAGCCTAAAGAACTGATACAACAAAACAAATGTGCTACGAATATCGCAAAATATGGAGTACCATATATTTCTCAAAACAAAGAAATACGTGAAAAAATTGCTTTAACAAATATAGCTAAATATGGTTCAAAATGCTCTGTAAATATAGAAAAATCTGAGCAAACAAAACTTCTCCGGTATGGTAATACAAGATACACAAACCGACAAAAAGCTAAAGCTACTAACAAGAGAATTCATGGCGATGAAAACTATAATAACAGGAATAAAGCATATGAAACTTGTTTAGAACGTTACGGCACAATATTTTATACGCAAACAAACGAATATAAAGAATTATATTCAAACTCTAATTTTGTTAAACAAAAACAAGAAAAAGAACACATAACCAAAAAGAAAAATGGTACTGAAGGAGTATCTATAAAAGAAGATAAATTATTTAATATTTTATTAACCAAATTCCCCGATGTCAAAAGGCAATACAGAACTGATGTATATCCTTACCCCTGTGATTTTTACATACCATCGTTGGATTTATATATTGAATATCAAGGTGAACCAGGACATGGAACGGAACCATATATTGGAACTCCAGAGCAAGTTAAACTTGCTAATACATGGATGCAAAAATCAACCGAGATTAACTGGAAAGGACAAAAGAAAACACGCTATTTAACAATGTATAAACGTTGGACAATTACCGACCCTAAAAAACGAAAAATTGTTAAAGATAATCATCTAAAATGGATTGAATTTTTCAATGAAAAAGAATTTATGGACTGGTTTAACAAACAATAAAAAAAGCATCCCCTGAATAAGAGGATGCTTTAATTTTTCAGTTCAATCGTTTAGTTAGAACTTGATAAGGATCCAGTTTTAACAATGCGAATGGGCAGATAAATTTGTTCTATGGATTTTGTAGGTTCCAAAGCTATTTCTGCCCATAACTCTTTTCGCTCAATTCTCTCCGATGTATTAACCGTAGTATCGGTTACAAGAGTAAAGTCATAAATTTCTTCTCTTGACATATAATCGTTAAGAATAGAGCGTAAAGAAGCGTCAAAATCATTTCTTACAGATTGTGTATTCAACTGGAAGAAGAATGGTTGGCAAGCAGCTTCTAATTCACGTTTTAATCTTAATAGCATGATAATTGTATGCTCGTCTGATAACGCTGAAGTATATGAATTTTCAGTAGCTTCACCCCAAATTAATAGACCAGCGTTTCTTCTAGGCATAATTGGGTTAATACTATTCGAAACTAATACTTCACCAAGGCTATCTTTTACTGAAACAGCAGTATATTCGTTTTCATCGTTAATATAACCAACAGAAGAAGCATTAGATACTTGACCATATTGTGTACCAGCAGCTATACGACCTCTTGGTAATGTTAGGAGGTTATACATTTTAACAACAGATGAAGGAACAGCAATTTCAGAACCATCTACGTTAGTTGTTAATGCCATAGATGGGTATTGACGTGTTTGGTAAGCACTGTAAATAATACGACCATCTTCACCATGTGAGTTAGCATTGTTCTTGTTTGTTGCCCAAGCTGTAACTTCTGATGCTTTAGGAGCCAATCTAGCTGGAGTATCTGAAACATTGTAGAACATCTCTTTCTTATCAACGTTGAGTTCTTTAATCTCATCATCTAGTTCAGGATAGCCTGCACAGTTAATGAAATAGAAATCATAATCATCTGAACGAATATCTTCATTGCTATTAATTGCTTCAGCTAATGCTTTAACAACCATTTTACGCTGAGCTTTACGACCAAATAATCCAGAACCATCTAAATCATTTCCAGAAGCAGTTGACCAACGGGTTGTCTTAACATTCTTCGTAGAACCTGGGGTAGCAAATTCACTTGATTTACCAACTGTAAAGGTTTCACCATATGTTTTAACACCGTCTACATACTTGTCGTTATATGATTTAATGTTGTTTGTTGAATACATTGTGTTAAACAATAGAATACCACCTGGATAAGATAATGGGTTTACACAATCTGGATCAACATAATTTGAAATCATCAAATCATCAGATTCTTCTGAGAATGCAACGTGTTTAGAACCTGTGTAAGCTGGACCTGCATTTTCACGAGCATCAGCATATACAACACCTAAACCAGTTGATTGATCTGTGTTATCAACAACTTCCCACTCACCATCAAAGTAACGATAGATTGTTGGATATTCTGTATCATTAGTATCAATCCATAAATCATATTCCTGTAGATCAGAACCTTCTTCTTTTGTTTCTGGTTCTTCTGTATTGACAATAATATCAGCACAAGGATACATATTCTTATAACCTAACCACTGTTGACCATCGTTAACCATGATATCAAACTTGTAGTCATCATTGAACCACAATGTGCCAATTTCAGGCTCTGTAGTTGGCTCTAGGTTAGAAGATTCATAAGAAACTTCAATCCAGTTACCGTTTGTATATTCGCCTTCAGCTAGACCACATTTTTCAAGAATATTACCTTTAACGTTTGCTAATTCAATGGTGTTACCACTTGAGGAAACGATTCGTAATGCTTTATTGTAAACATCTGCAGAAACGTTTTCAATCTTAGCTTTGTTAATGTATGTTACCAAATCTTCTACTGTCTTTCCATAAACGGTAATTAGATATGTTTGAATTGCACCATCTACAATCGTTTTAATAGAAATTACATCACCATTTGTTAATTCTTCAGCAGCCGTTGCTTCAATAGCATTTACTCCACCAACGAATTTCATAATTTTTTCAGAAACAGTGTTTTCGTCATATTTAACGATCATAGCTGAACCCTTTTCTTCAGCTTCAAGATATGTACCATACATTGGTAATACTGATGAAGTCCAAGATTTAGAAGTCTTGCTATATTTCTTCATTACATATGAAGCACCATAGTTTGGCTCGGTTGTTTTAACCCAGATTGATCCAGCATTCTCTCCGGAAGGAATCTTTGTATGGGAACCGAATACAACGGAAACATTATCTCCAACAACAACCTGTTTAACATCATTTAGTTCAAAGCCTAAATCTTCTAAAGCTGTACCAGATTTTTCAATCATTAGAATAGCTTCGGCAGTGTTAGCAACGGATAAAACACCATCTTCATATGTAGCTAGAACATTAACAATACCGGCTTCGTTAATAAGTTCTTTAACAGCATTAGCATTTGAACCAGCTGGAACTGTCAATTCTTTACCCATAACACTGATAACCGATTCAGTCTTAACTGTTACACCAGATGCAACAGTCGCTTTAACGGTTGCAGGAAACTGATCTTTCCAACCACGTGAACCAATCTCATACCAAGCTTGAGCAATATTCTCATAAAACTTGATTTCGTTATTTAAACAAACTACACAAACATCACCGTTTGAACCATATGTCATAGCTGGTTTACCTGTTTCGTCAATGTAGTCATCAGATGGAGTTAAAACACCATCGATTCTATCCCATGCAATAGCTGGACGTCTATTACCATTTGCTCTGAATAAGCCAAATGATGTCGAGGCTTTATCAAGCCATAACGTGTTGGCTTTTGGCTCGCTTGTTGGTTCTTCTTTTGTAGCAACTAGCTGACCTAAGTCAATGTCTGCACGTAAACCATAAGCCAAGGCTGAGGCACCAAGACCACTATACAAAGCATACAAGCCAACTTCGTTTAGCTCATCACCCTGTTGAACCGTTCCGTCAATAGTTGTAAATTGTGGAACACCATATGTTTCAACAACATCAGACTGTGATGTCAAAAGCATAACTTCATTAGCTGTACTTTTTGTTGTACCTGGAGCAATTTCCCCTGTGTCTTCGTCAATTACCTTGTTTTCAGCAGTTGCGAACACATATAAAGGTATAACTGTAGAAGTGCCAGAACCATATGTAGATTCGTCAATAATCTCAATATGGGTTTTTGCTAATTCTGCCATATTTTTTCTCCTATTTTTAATCTATGTTCTTTTAAAGCTTTTAACAAAGTATCATCAAAAGCCTTTACTCATATTTATAAGGTCCTATCTTTTTAGGGGGTAAATTACAGTTCGTTTTCAACGATAATTATCTCATTATCTAATGGTTTTTCGTTCAAAATGATATGTGTTTTATCCTCTGAAATTGTATAATCTTTCACGGATAATTTTTCTGGAGAAGCCGAATAAATGTACGAACTGTTTGCTGAATAATCTTTATCGGCAACATAGTTTGAAATAGTGTATGTATAAACACCTTTCTTACGATTTGTTGTAATAGTTTCAAACAATACTTTATCACCATTTACATAAAGTATTCCTTTACGGTTTTTGGAAGAATTTGGTAAAATGATGTTATTAGAGTCTATGGTAAACGATTCACCATCTTTCTGAATATCTGTTAATAATGATATATGAGATTTTTTCCAAACCGTTAACTTGCTTTCACTCTTATAACCATTTGGTATCTCATATTCTTGATTACCGTTTAAACATACTGCTGAAATGCTTGGCAAAGTATAGTCATAAACTTTTTTAGTTTGTTCGTTATAGGTATATACGGTTGATCCTTTTAAATGTTTTTCGGTAATATATGATCCACCACTACCTCTCCTTATAGATTTTAAAAGATTCTCAGAGGCATCATAATCATAAAACTCAATGATTTCAGAGCCTATCAAAATCTTTCCTGGAATCTTTACGTCAGAATCATCTACATATGGTAATTTAAGCTTTTTAATATTCTTTACTCTAATGGTTTTATCACCAATGTTTAATTCTCTAGCTAATTCGGTAATCATTGATTTTGAAATAACAATATCACTATTTTCACCTTTATGATCTACGTTAAATAATGATGATATCGTTCCGTTAGACTCTGTACAAATCTTTAAATCTTCGTTAGGATATACCGCAATAAGTTCAGATGGTCTATTCTGTTCATAAAATGGTCTTAAAAACTCGTTTCCATCAAGAGTTATGAGGTTATTACTTTGTCCGTAACAATCTTCATAAGTATAGATCTTGTCATATAGTTGTCCATAGTCTATAACCGTTATGATAACATGATAACCTTCTTTTAGTTCATCCTTTAATAATAATCCTTCAGAAGTCCTTTCGTAGTTGTATGTCGGTATTCTTGTACCATTTGGATACTCAATATGAACAATAGTTTTTCGAGTACCATATTTGCTATCCGGAATCGTAAAGACTGTGTTATTAACATCTACAAATTGTCTGATATCGCTTTCATCAGTCGATTCTTTAAATGATGTAACCGCATAAACAAGACCACTCCGAACACCATCATATTCGTTAATGATGTAGATCTTATCATCTTTTTTAACCTTTGTAAATACTGATAAAATTTTTGTGTTATCATTATACGAAAATTCTTCTTCTACACCGTTTCTGTAAACCGTTAAATTACCAATTTTATCAAATTTCTTTAATGAAAATGTTGATACACCAGCAATTATGTAACTCTTTTCATAAGGGAATGTTAATAAAGATGATTTTTCCGTAGAATCTGTTATGTAGTAATCAGCCGAAACTGTTGGAGCATCATATAGTTGGTTATCATATAAAAATGTATCATACCCAAAATTGTCTATATCAAATTCTCCACCTTCAACGGTAATCCCTTTAAAATGACAGTTTAAAACGTCTTCAAGGTATGCTTTCATTTCATCATCTGTCAAAACGTTATGCTTTATGTACCACAAACGATTTGCTGCAGTTGTATCCATATATTCAATGTCCGACATCGAACCTTGCTCATCAACCTCTTTACAAACGGAGTCAAATCGCATACCAACTTCAATATTGCATTCATCTTGTGCTTCAATGTTACAAACATCTGTTTTATTGGAGTATTTTTCAATAAACTGTTCAAATTGTACATGATATGGCTTAACACTATTAATGTAATCAATAATGTCATCTGATAAAGACTCTTTTTCATACTTTTGATCCGTTACAGTCGAGTTAATACCTGTAAAGTTTACAAGACTTGTTTTTAAAGCCCAATCTACATTCTTTTGCTCAGAAAATATGTAATGTAAAAGACCAAAAAATATTTTATTTCTATCAAGTGCGGACATTATTTTTCCTTAACCATTCAATCAGTATTTATTACTTTTCAAACCGTTTGTTTATGAGCAAAAATTCGAATTTTAGATAATACGAATAAATAAAAGTACAAACAAGAAAAATAATGTTTATTTAATACAATATGTTATAATAAGGGGTTTCTATGTCCTACACAGGATTCTTAACATCACCAGATTACACAAGACGTTCACAGAACGAAACTATTGACGGTGAGTGGGTTTTTTCAAATGTTACTACTTTTGAAAAGGTCGTTAGGGGAACTGCTTTAGCTACATATTATGGCGACATTGCTGAATATTACGAACATGATAATGAAGAAATGCTACCAGTTGGCACTTTAGTCAAATTCGGTGGCAAATATGAAATAACAAAAACACAAAAAGATGATAAAAGCTTCTTCGGAATCATATCGTCTAATCCAGGTGTTGTTCTCAATGAGCAAGAATCAGATAGATTTTCACCCATTGCTCTTTGTGGCCGAGTTCCTTGTCGTGTTAATGGGTTTGTCAAAAAATTTGATAAACTTACAATCTCTAAAGTTCCAGGAGTCGCTAGAAAGAAAACATTTTTAGACACTCTTTTAAGAAGACCAACTATAGGTATTGCTTTAGAAGATAAGTTTAACAAGTTTGAAAGACTTATCCCAATTTTTGTTAGAGCGAATATCTAGTCATTTGGCTTCATAAATATTCCTCGATAATGGTAGGAGTATTGTATGCGTCAATTAACTATTTTTCCAAGCTTATACTGTCCCTTTAATTGTGCTTATTGCATCTTTAAAGATAAACTCTATAGTAAAGAATTACTTTCTTTAGATTCTTTGAAAGAGTTCCTTGTAAAAGATCATGAAAAATTTGACAAATTTGTTATTGATGGTGGTGATCCATTATCATTGAATGAATCGTATTTCAAATCTTTAGTAAGTATCTTGAAAGAGTTTAATAAAACGATTACTCTTAGATCGTATCCATATACTCTATTAAATACTCAAGAAGATATCCATTACGATTTCTCATATGATTTTCTCGCAAAAGCTATGCCAAATGATGCTTGGGGAAACCTTTACAGCTTCAAGAAACCATTTGACCTTACAATCACTTTATCACCAGCTTTATTCTCATATCATCCAAACGGAATTTTAAGAAAATTATCTATGTTGGAAAACCTTAAAAGAGTAGAGTTTGTCCCATACTTTAAAAACAAAAATTCTCAATACGATATCAATAGAAACGATTCACTTAAAGAATTTTCAAAACTTTTATTAGGCTCTCAATTAAACGTTCCATTCACAATCGTTAACAAAGAAATTATGAACAAAAAGATTTTAAAATCCTTTGCAGATCCTATCGATATATGCTTATTTCCAGATGGAAAGCTTTACAAAAAGGATTTTGTAGAGGATTTTCTAACTTTTAAAATGATTGATAACATAGACGATGTACAGCCAAACGTTTTACCTGAATCATGTGATATGTATGATAGAAACATTCAGGTATGGTATAGCCAAAACATTTTAACTAAAGATTTTTAGTAAACCAGAAGCACTGGACGTACTCCCACCAGTGGTTATCTGACCAACAATTGATGAAGGATCATCCGTCAGCTTTAACAAATATTGCCCTTTATTATCTGATTTCTTATAGTTTGAAACAGCAGATGTAGCAGACTGAACCAATGAAATCTCTTGTGAAAACCCTAACTTTCTCAATGTATCCAATGACTGTGATTTTAATACGCTCCACCTTTCATTTGAAGGAGCATCTAGAATACCTTTGATAAATGATACCGCCGTATCAATCCCCATCGCTGCACCAGATTTATACCGAACGTTTAAGAAATTAGCCATTTCTTCTGTAATATTAGCATTTATCATTGACTTGAGATATGCTTTATCGCCAGTCCACGTAACATTGTATGGATTAACGTCTAATAAATCATTTGTTATACCTTCGTATTGAAAGGTTACCATTATTTCATTCGGGTTAAATGATCCAACTCTGTTTGTTCCAAATTTTATATCCTGAATTACTGGATTTTCAATGGTATAAACCATCATTTTATCCATATAGTATTCACAAATCGATATCTTATCAATCATTCTGAAGTTTGAATCAGTATCAAAACCCCAATCACTCTTATCATAATCAAAATCATCCGTAACTATTTGTTTACGATAGTTTCGATAATCTTTGCATAAAAAGTTGTTACTAATAAGCTTCAAATATGTGAAAAAGAATTGCTCTACAGGGTTGTCTTTAACATCATAAAACGTTACGGTTATAGGATTATATGTTATTTTATCATATACCAAACGTTTTCTATTGTATTCATTATATTCACTAATTTTAAACGAAACACCTGGCTTATCAATCGATTTAACAAACTTTGATAACTCGAACGATAACTGGTTTAGCAAATACTTTTCTGGCAAATAATCACCATACGATTTACTATCCTCCGTCGTTTTTATGCCAGAACTTGAACTACTAGAAGATGATGATGAGGAAAACAAATCTGACACACTCGATAGTCCAACACTACTTATTAATGATTTAGCCGCTGATTTAATAGAGCTACTAAGTGTTGATAAAATGTTGTTCGTTGATGTTTCTGATGAACTAGAACTCTCGCTCGATGTACCATTTACCAAATATTGTACTAATGCTTTCTTTTTTGCAAGCATATTATGCGTTCCGGGATTTAACGAAAAGTAAACAAAGAACATTGTCTCTGTTTTTGGTAAATTCATTATGGTAGATTGTGTCTGAAAACGCTTTTGACCAGTTGTTGTTATATACTCTGGAATAAAATCAGTACCATAAGTTGTTGCAGCATAATTTGAGCCTTCCCCACTTAACAATTTACCAAGAGAAGAATTTTGTAATGATGATGTAAAAGAACTAAATATGCTCATTCGTTAAAACCTTGATTTCCATCGCTAAATATATTTACTAGAATATAAGCGTATATTTTTTAAGGCATACAATGAACAAAAAATTAAATGAAGAATTTAATGTGTTAAGTAATGAGGAAATTTCTCAATGTACCGATTTACAAAATGCTCTTGAGTTAATCAATAAGGAGAATATTATCACCGAAATTGAACCAATAGAACTCAAGAAATTCTCTGTTGCCAAAAAAGAAGAAGCAAAAGAGTTAGCAAGTCTTCCTTTTGAAGAACGTTCTGAAAAAGAACTCGATGAAATCTCCGATCAGGCTAATTCCGCTTTTTTAGATCTTATGGATATTGCTGTTAACTCAACTGGTAAAGGATGTGCCGATATTGCTTCTGCCGCAAACAGCTTCCTCAACATTAAGCTAAGCACAAAGGTTGCAAAAATTGACGCAAAAATGAAAAGACTCAATTATGAGCTTGCAAAGCAGAAATTTGAGTCTCTTAATAAGCCAACGTCATCAGACGATGAAGATGATGATGACGGTATTGTCATCATCGATGAGCATTAATCTTCCGTTTCTTCATTATCCGAATCATTCATATCTTCTGGTTCGTCAATATCTTCCATTTCCATCTCGTTACCGTCTTCATCGTAGAAAACGTTCTTAAATGTTGCATTCGTCTGCTCACCAAACGTCGGATTATAACCAATTGACTGCATAATTACTGATTTGATACGGCTTAAATTCTTTTCTCCATTAAGAATAGCAGTAAATTTGTTTGAAACACACTGTGTCATATACGCAAATGCATTTAATCCTTCTGATTCTTCGAATTTTAAAGCAACGTCGTATAATTGAACCAACGCAGAACCCTTCATATCATCAATATATGTGTAGCCAGACCAGTTTCCAGACTTTGCATACTGCTCAACAAGCATCATGATCATATAAACCAAACCATCTGTTAACCGTCCTTGTGAAACATCATAATGTCCAGACTCAATAGTTTCTCCAGACCAATGACTTCTCAATACTTCTGTTAAGTATTTCTTAATATTTTCATAAAAGTCTGACGTCAAAGACTTAATTTTTTCAAAGTTTTCTTTAATCTCTTTATCAATCTCATCTTTACGGAGTTTAAATGGTTCTTGCTTCTTTTTATTAAGCTTATTTAACCGAATATTACGATTAACATCTTTCTTTTCTTCTTTAAGATCAAAAATGTGATTATTCAAGACTTCAATCTCATCCATATTATGGCCAGATTCTGTGCAAACCTTTTCAAAATCTTCTTTTTTCAAAAGATAATGCTTAAAAGGTTTCATTTTCAAATCTTGAAGGTTTAATTTCCCATTCTTAAAGGTACAATAATCTAAAACGTGTTCATCAGTCATTACTCGAATAATGATATAATCACGATCAGGTTGTTTTTCAAAAAAGGTTTTTAAAACATTTGGGGTAATTAACTTATAATCTTTACAAATAATATCGTAATTACCATATTCTGGAGTTTGATAGCAACAATACGTCAACTTTGATGCATGTATTTCCGCTAGCAGATTGGAATTTTTTAAAAAATAGCGTTTTTCATTATTTTTCATGAATAAATCCTTAACAATTTTCATTATTGTTAATGACTGTATCACAATTTTTTAGAAAAAACAAATTAAAATAGCATTGACCAAACAATATTAGATGTTTGCTTATATGGACCTTTAATATCTTTCCATACAGTTCCATCACAAACTTGTAAGCACTTTCTTTCTTTATTGAAACGCATTGCACCAGCATATTTAGAAAGATCTACACCGTTTTCTTCTTCCAAATATTCACCGTTTCCTAATAAAATGGCACCTTTATTGCCGATTTTAACAATCGCATCATCTGATGTTATAATTTGTCCGTTTTTGTTATCGATATTAATTGAAGCCATAGTCTACACCTTTAATATCTCACCATCAACTTCCCACTGAATCGATGTATTCTTATCGGAAATAGTTGCGTTTACCGTTATAACAAGTTGGTTATCCTTTACTTCAACATTGACCGTCCAATCTTTTGCATCATCTGTTTGCCCAATTAGTTCATAAGTTGGTGAGCCAACCATTATTGCATAATCACCGGTTGCTGATACATAGTTATTGACAAGCAATTTGTAAATCCACGCCGAGCAAGCTGGAACTTTTTTTGTATAATATACCGATTTTGTCGATATTTTTTCAGAAGCCACAATTTTCAGCGTGATTAAGCCAACTTTTTCACTATCTAAGTCAATCGTATAGCTTCCTTCACCCATACTTTTTGACGTTTCAATAACGCTTGAAACTTTTTGTTTGTGCATATAGTTATCAGGACCAATTAAGACCCAATCCCCAAAAGGATCAATAGAATCATCAAAAATGAATAGTTGTTTATCGTCCTGATCATAGAACATGTCACCTCTTTGAGGAGATTTTGGCTTCTCAAAATTCAATGAAGCCATTTTTGTCCAAGTTTTTTGGGTAGCATCTGTACAAACGTATAACGAATTATCCGTTTTGTTAAAGAATATCATACCACTTAATGGATTTTCTGGAGTTGTTGTTCCAGCAAAGTTTTCAACAAGATGAACAAAGTTGTTTGATTGTGTTTCACCATAGTTTGGAGAAAGTTTACCAATCAAACCAATATTTGATATTGTGTCAAAATCAATGATATTCTCACCAATTTCCTTGATAATTGTTCCGTCTGTCTTTGTAATATTGTACATTCTTTAACGCCTTATTCTTTCACAATTATTTATGACTATTGTCCAATCTTGATATTTGATGAAGTAATATTCGAAATAATCTGTACATCATCAATTGTAGCAGATGATAGTAAGATTTCGTCCGCATCACAGTTGATTTCAAATAAATTACCAAACTTATTTGTCGAATATGAAGGAACAATCACTACTGAACTAATGTTTGAACCAAGTTGTTCGTCAATATACGCCGATAATTTGGTATAATAGAACGTTTGTCCTGGTTCTAGATCTTCAAAATAGTCATCAATACAGTTAACGCTCAATGTTGTCGTATCACTCTTGATAACTCTAAAGCTTGCCCTCAATTCTGCGTCAGCTTGATTACCAAACAATACTCTGTAATGTATTGGGTTCCATACCATACTATCAGAAATCATATCATAGTCTTCAAGGTCTGCAAACATCGATCTTAACTCTGTAGCTGTTGGAACTTTTGGAAATTCTCCGCTCTTACCATTGTTGAGCCAGTTATAAACGTTTGAATAATAATCTGTTGTCAAAACATACATATCAATAATGTTTGTTGGACAAGGATCTATTAAATGCTTATTTGACGCATAGTGTTGCCAAATGAATGAAATGTTTCCGATACCAGTCTTTGTTGTCCATAAATCTCTTTCATATCTTGTCAACGTTTTTGTTCTATAGTTCCACGATAATAATTCTTCACCAACAGTTGTAACCTCATAATCGGCTAAATAATCTTCGTCAACGGTTGGATCAATCTCACTTTTCCAAGTAAAATCAACAATTTTTCCATCATCAACAATATCATAATCGTATGTATAGCCTTTAGCCCAAGTATGTGGATTATTTTTTGTAGCTACAAGCGTTTCACCATTAGATAATTTAACTGTCTTTGTTATTGTAACATCATGAGGTAGTTTAGTTCCAGCTGTATATATTGTTCCAGAAATATTACAATGATATAATCCAGAAACTGTTGTATTTCCCCATAAAGATTCTATCTCAACAACGTTTGAATTATATGAATCATCAATAAAGTACAAATTTTGTGATTTAATTGCTGTCATATCTTGAAACTCAAACGGATTATCAATAGATTCGTCTTTATCGGAGTTGTATCCATAAACGTATACTTTACGGTTGTCTTCAAAACCGTCTACATAACGTATTGTTTCACATGGTTTCCAGTAATAATCTCTACTATAACCGTTTATTGATAATACTTTAATGTAATCCTTTGTCGAAAACTCATTTTCAGAAATCTTTGTATCAGTATTAAAGAAAAACGTTGCTGTATTTGCTGAACCAAAGATGTATTTCAAACTTTTTACATAAAATGAATACATGTTTGGTGAATTATACTCTGCTTTAAAGATCCATGTATCATTGCTTAAATCTTCTGCACCAATAATTTCCCAAGATGTTGTAGAATCATTGTATGTCAAACCAAATGATGTTCTTGAATCAATTAGTTCTTGAATACTACTGCTAACCGTTGTTGTCAATGATGTTTTGAAAGGATTGAAGTATTCGGTCATAGTCCAAACGTGTTCACTATCATCCTCGCTCAGTACTTCATTTATATTAACGGTATAATCAGAGTATGTTAATTCATCGAACTCATAACTGATAATTGATGCCCAGCGTTCTTCTTTTGTCTTACTGTTTATAAAATGAAGCATATTACCAGTTTTAATAAACGATTTCATCGCAGAATATTCTGTGTCATAACCATCCGCATCAACGAATATACCAGCACTATTGTTAGATCCTTGTGTATATTTTTCTCTCCATTTCACAGTCGTGTTCATTTTAACCGATTGATAGTTATCAAAATAATAATTTTTCAAACCATTTGAGTTAATCATCGGTAAAATGTAGTCATTAACAACTGTTCGAGAATTTGTTGTCGTATCTACTGTTATATCATTTGATTCAATGATATTGTCTTTGTATAGATAGCCATCTTCCGCAAGAATATTTAAATCCTGATATGTACCAGTTCCTTCATTAAACTGAATATACCTAGAGTTTCCAGAATAGTTTCTAACAACGGCTTTACATTTTTTTATCAATGTACCATATGATTTTGGGAAATTGTTGTAATCTTCACCAGTTACCATACGGTTTTGTGTTGAATAAACTCTTGGAGCATTTTCACGAATTGTTTCGACTTGTTCTTGAACAACGGATTGTCTAATATGAGAAATATCTTGTACACTAAAGTTAAGCGTTAAGTAATAAATGTTCTCATCAGTCGTATTGTTTGAATAATATGGAATCTTTACAGAAACATTTTTAATGTCAGCAGGTTTAATGTAAAGGTTTGAGTTACCATGTGATACACGATACCATACCCTGAATACACCATAAGGAATTGTTCCAAAATTTCCATCAGAGAATCTTAAAATAATCGTATCATTATCTCTTGTTTCAACCTTAAAGACATCTCGTACATCATTATCAGTGTTATTGTAATCAAGATATTCTGTGTTGGCAATCTTTGTCCAGTTACTCTTTACAAGACCCGTAGAAGAGTTTAACTCCTGAAACCATACATCATATTCATTGATATTTGATGTATCGATTTCATAACTATTGTTCTCAATCTTGTTGCTAAAGTTTATAACTTGATAATTTAATGTACCCTGTTTCCAATATACGAAGAAACCAGTATTTTTTGAACTATTTCCAGATCCATCATTTCTGTAAAGAATATGAAATGCTTGTTCAGGAGTTGGAGTACGTTCATCCAAAACGTTTAAGGTCGTATCAATATCAGCATTTACTACTTCAAAGTTTTGCGAACTACCATTTACGGCAGCCGAGAAAGAATATGCACATTTTGTACTTGATACATTGTTTATTTGATAAAGTTGTGTCGAAACAGTGTCAACAACAGCTTTTTTTAATGGTTTACCATAGGGATTCGTTGAGGTAAATGCCGAATTAAGGATTAATAAGAAATGCTCTAACCAATCTTCATCCGTTGAATCGTTCCATGTAACGGTTGTATCCTTTAAAGATTTTCCAAGCATATCAACAACTGGTTGGGTTGTAGAAATTGATGTAAGCTTTGCTATACCATTTGCACAAATATTTCTTTTAGGCGAATAAGAAAGCATTTTAGTAAAGTTTAATAATGATTGCTTTCTCTCTGTTGTTGAAGGGAACACATCATGAGCATTTAAGTCAACTCTATAATGAATGCTTTCACCAAGATATGCTAAACCATTAGCAAAAATTCCGGCTTCACTACTTTACGCCCAGTCATTATAGTTTTCAGGGTTATTAACAGTTACATAGTATCTAATAACCTCTTTTAACGAATCAAAATCACCAGCAACAAAGTTTACAACGTTCTTATACTTGTCATAAATGTCTGTCCAAGACTCGGAATAGTTTGTAATGCTCATACTTATTTTCCTTAACCAATATATAGAATATTTATTACTCACAAAAGAGTTACTAAACCCATTTATCATAAATACCATTATAATAGTTTAAGGTATTTTAAAATGGCAAAAAACACTACTCAAATTAGTTTGATCAAACATCGTAGAGGGAAATTATCTGAATTACCAACACAATTAAATGAAGGTGAATTTGGTCTAGCTCTAGATACCAACCAATTGTTTATCGGTAACCCTGAAAATGATGAACTCTCACAAAGAATTGAGGAAAATATCTTCCCTTATGGTAACATAGAGGTTTTAACAGAGTTCACAGACAACCTCAACAAAATCAAATACACATACAAGTCAAACACAGATGTTACCGCCAGACTACCTATTGTTATATATGGTAGTAATGCTAACCCAATTTTGCCAGCAAACAGTTCAATCATCTTAAACTCCGATGAAATTTATTTTAAGAACAACTCTAGCTTACAAACTATTGTTGAAACAATTAATGAAGAATCTACCGAAGTTAAAGCGTTTATTTATGACAATGCTTTTGTAGGCTTGATCTCAAATAGTACCGAAATTTTTATTGAAGATGGTACAGTTGGTACTACAAGTAACGTTTCATTATTAGGCTTTGGGGAAGATAGCTTTTATTCTCAAACTTCCGAAACATTACCTCAAAGAACTTTACAATCAACCTTAGATGATTATTGTTCAATCAAATCATTCGGCGTAAAAGGTAATGGAACTACAGATGATTCCGAAGCAATCTTTAATGCAATCATTTCTATAAACAAAGCTGGAGAAGAACCACAATTTTATAGAACCATTTACATTCCAGCTGGTATATATAATATTTCTACAAAGCCCGTCCCATTACCAACCGGTACACATTTAAAAGGTGATGGTATAGGAAGAACCGTTATTAAAAACAAAGATTTATCCGAATGTTTAGTAATGGTTATGGATGATAATTACAACGTTGCTAATGCTACATCCTTTGGAAAAGATTCTAAAATCATTTCTAATATAATCGTTGAAGATCTAACGTTTGACGGCTCGGAAAATGATTCACAAATCTTGTCATTAGGATCTGTTGAAAACGTTTTATTCAAAAATGTCGAGTTCATAGGTACTGATTTAACAACCCTTATCAATATTTCAAATAGCACATATAACAACAGTTCTCTACATATCGTTTTTGAAAACTGTGTATTCGATAACTGCTATCACGCTTTAACATCATCAACAAACGTTGAACACCTTGTTATTTCACACTGTTTATTCAAAGATTGTAACCACGAAGCTATCATTTTCAACAAATCAACAAATAAAATCATCAATTCAATCATTGACGGAAACGATTTTGTAAATTGTGGTACAGGAAGCTATTTAATCATATCATTGTCTGAAAACTGTGAATATGTATCTGTTATCAATAACAAATTTGAAGATAATGTCGCTAATAAAATATCTCCGATAGAAGCTTATTCATCAACATCTGACAAAACATTTACTGACATTCTTGATGCCACAACAGATACCAAAAAGCTTTTACAGTTCAAGTTTACCCAACCCGTTTGGGAATATATTGACTATTTAATGAATCCAAATGGTCAGTATATATTAAAATCAGAATATGGTACAACCATTATAAATGGTGAAGAAAAAGCATCAGATTTAACAAACGGTTTAATCCTAACACAAGGTGATGCAACAAATGGAAATACCGTTTCTCTAAAATCTTCTTTAGATTATGGTGATATATCAATTAGTGGTAATGCATATGGATCTGTTCATTTAGGATCGGCCAATGAAACATCTCTTGAAGAATATAACGAATATTATAACTATCACGAAGATGATATCATTATTTCATATGATTCTGTAAATCCTGGTATATATCGTTGTATCAGTCCTTGTACTGGTATTGGTATCACAAATGAGGACTATTGGGAATATGTAGGTTCATTTGATCCTTCCATAATTCTTCATCATCAATTAGATGTCAATGAAAACGTTATCACAAACACAGGTACTTCCGGAGATATTGAATTTAAGATCGATGGTTCTGGTATTATGAAGGTTACAACCGAGTCTGATGGTGATACAGATGGAGCAACAGTTTATGCAAATAATATCGCTTCAACAACAAATGCTATTGCAACGGTAGCATATGTTAATAAAGCAGCTTCATCGACAATTATAAATGAGTTCAATTACAACACTTTGATTGCAGATCCAGTCAACAAGTTCGATCTAATCACTTTTGACCCAAATATCTATGGAGATGTCGTTAATATTGATAAAATCTCTATCAATGTTCGTGTTCCTTTCTATCCTATTCAAGATCGTATTGCAGATGCTCAAACTTGGCAGCCATACAGCAAATACTATAAAGGCGATATCGTTTACTCTGCTGATGAAGGCATTTATATGATATGCTTAGACGATCATATTTCTGGGGAAACAACTGATAATGGCGATAATGCTGACAACTATTGGGACGAGGTTAAAGTATCAGGTACTTGTTTAGATGGTTCTACAACCAATTTCAACGATGTCAAATACATCTCAATCATTGCCACAAATGATACAGAAAACCCTGCTCGTCTATTGTTTAATAAAAACGAAATTGATATTACAAAGCGTGATATTCACTCAACTTATTATCCAGATTGGACTGCTAATAAAGCTTACAAAGTTGACGATAAAGTATCTTATCAAAATCGTTATTGGAAATGCTTGAAAGCTCATACATCATCTGAAGCTACTGATTTGCATGATTCCAGCTTATGGACAATCATTTCAGAAGAAGGTTTTAACTACATCTATGATTTTGATAGAGAAATTACACCAATTGATTTCAAAACAGAAGTTGAACTTGACGGAGAATCTTTAGAAACAACAAAGGTTTATAACTACTCTGGGTATAGACTTTATATGGAAATGTTTGATGAAAACATGAATCTAGTTCCTATAGCTAAACACGTCGAAGGTCAAGAAGATGATGACATTAGCTATTTTATGCAACTTTGCCCGACAGGTTATATGACAATTAGCATTCACTATATACGAGGTGAAAAATAATAAAAGGGCTTTAAGCCCTTTTATTTAACCATTCATTAAATTCATCAAGAGAAAAGAATTCCACCCATATATATTGTGGATGTTCTTTAGCCCATTTTCGTTTATTAGGATCTTTTATAGTCCACGACATAATAGCTCTCTCGAAATATCCACTATTTTTATTCTTCATAATTTCAACTATTTTTCTATGTGTTTCATTTAAATCATCATATGGACAATGTGCTGAATAAACTATCCCATTTTCAGTAATGTATGTTGGACCATGTACCCACGAGCCTTGATATTCAATAATCGTATTAGTCTCTGGTATATAAATATCAGCAATTCCCGGATAACTATCTTCTCTCCACTGGCTAATAGCTGACGGATAAATTATCTTCACTTTTTCCAATAATTCATTTTCTTCTACCGATAGATGGTTTTCACGGTTCTTGATTTTATTGGATAGCGTTTTTACAGCTTTTTCTTGATATTCTTCACGATGCTCGTCAAACTGTTGACTAGATACAAACCACTCACTTCCGTATTTCTCTAAATTTGTTTGTTTTGTTTTTTGCTTATATTCATCTGTCATTGGAAAATATTCAGCACCATATTTTTCAATCATCGTTTTCTTTGATTGCTCTCTAAAATCATCTTTATTAAATATACAAGCTACACCATATCTTTCTTGATTAGTTGTTTCTATCTTCTCTCTAATCTCTTTCGCTGTAGCAAAATGATTTACACCGTATATTTTTTGGCTTGTTTCTTTAATTTGCTCTTTGTATTTGTCGCATTTTGAATAATGATCTACGCCATATCTATCTTCCAGTGTTTTCTTGGATTTTTCTTTAATCATTTCATTTTGAAATACGTTATCAACACCATATTTCTCTCTTACAGTCTTTCTTTGTTTTTCTTGAACTTCTTTATTTTGAAAGGATGACTTGTAACCATATCGCTTTATATTTGTTTCAGAAACTTTCTTTTTTACTTCTTCTAAAGAAGATGTATAAGGTACACCATATAGCTTAATATTTGTTTTTTGAGTATTTAATAAAGCTAACTTTTTATCTTTTTTAATGTTATATTTTTCTAAACAGTGAACAATAACGGCATCACTAACCTTAAATAACTTACATAATTCAGCCCTTCTAAGATTTATTTCAAGGTATAAATGCCTAAAATCTTCTTCATAAGGTAATTCAAATTTCAATTGATTACGAATCGGTTCACGAATACATTTTTGTAAAGGATCTATAATATAATCACGTTTATATTTAAAATCATCAGTAATACCAAATTTATCACGCAAATATGTATAAATATTGTCAGACATATAAACCCTTTATTTTTAGGATTATTTATACAACAGGATTTTTAAAATGAAGTTATCACTCTTTTTAAATGAACAATTAGTTCAATCGTCTTGGATCGAAGATATATCATTTAAGGGCCGTCACAATATGTTGTTTCCGGGTGAATCTTTCATAACCTTTAAAGTAAAAGGTAATCCTAAAACCTATATCTGTAGAGGTGTTACAAGAAAAGATTTCTTAGATTGGATTAACAGTCCTTCTAAAGGAAGATATTGGCATCAAATCTTTAAGCACATCATTAATAGGGATTGGTATTTAACAAATCCTTTCAGAATCGTTAACTACGGTAAGATTAAGCCCAACAAATAAATGATCAATAAATACTTCCAGTAAAAACGAAACGACAAGACTAAGAGGATTATCTTGCCGTTTCTAAACATCAAAAAACATAAAGACCAGGAGTTTAAAGGTCTGAAAATAAGGAATTTTAAGATGTCTGATTTTATTTATTCAACTACTGTTCAAAATAGCTTAAAAATAAAAAAGCACCATGGAAGTGAAAGGAATTAAGCTTCCATGATGTTACAAGATATATATATTACGGATAATGATGAAAGTCAAATAAAAAATATTCTTGACAACAATATTATTATGCATTATAGTAAGACACGTTTGTTGGAAGATTTAATGTTAAACTATATTGCTGATACATATTTTAATGAAATAAAGGATTACAATAAAGATATTGTATCTTTTAAGCAATCTTTTTTCCAAAACGTTGATATAAACGATTTAAAGAATTTACTCCATATTTTATCTTACAATATTCAATTCAATTCAACAAACTATCGTTGGGGTAAACGTTTTTTCAGTAAAGATCAGAGAAGATTAACTTGGATGTCAGATACCAACAAACAAATCCAAGCCAAATTCTGGTCTCATGAAAATCATCAAATGGAAAACTATTGGAAAAACATCAAATTCACAGATGATATGATTAGTGATCACTTTCTATCTTGCTATAAATGCAATAGAAAGGTTAGTTTTTATTACAAGCTTTCAGAAACGGCAAAAGCTGAATTAAAGGATTATGAAAAAGCTTTAATCAACCTTTACAAAATCGATGGTAAGACATATGGTGCTTCGCAAAGAATGTATACAGATGTCTTACTGATCGATATTGACAACTATGAAGAAAGACATTCTTTGGAAACATTAGGCTTATTGTTGGATTATCTACAAATTTCAACCGAAGATCTAATGGTATTGGAGCAAAATGTCTTCACAGGCGGTCTTCATACAGCCATCAAATTGCCTTATGTGATTGATAATCTGGAGGTTTACTCGGAAATAATGACTCATTTGAAAGAAATAGACATTAAGATCGAGTGTAACTTCATGAATAATTTCTTGAGATTACCATTATCTTATGAATATGTTGCGATTAAAAAGACTGATAAAATCTTTATGTTTGATGAATTTATCCCTGAATCTTTATGGGAACAGTCTTTTGAAGAATATTTCAAGAACATTAACTTAAATCCTTGTAAATCAGAGGTTTTAGATAGTCTTTTACAAAAAGATGAGCCAGATAATAAATGGAAAAACTATTGGAAAACATCTAAGACAAGATTTTATACAAAGAATACAAGCAATTTAAGAAAAGCCTTTAAGGTATATGATATTACAAAAGGTAACAGATATAAAACCTTGTCAAAAATCATTCCAATGCTAAAGGCTTTAGGATGTAGTTTGGATGAAACCGTTGATATCATTAAAGAACACAATGTTGACTCAAAAGATTTAGCTAAATGGTCTAAGAGCAAATTGAAGAAAAACATTGAAGGGTTTTATAACAAGTGCAATCTATCTATAAACGTCAAAAAACGTTCTTACAGAGGTTTTATTTCAAACATTGATAAGTTACCTATCCAGACTTTAAACTTTCTTTCTAGCGATGATTTTAGGGATAATATAGTTAAAAAATTTATCTCATATTATTTAAGAGAAAGGAATAAGGATGGTTTAAGATTAAATGATTTAAGTAAAGAAAAGAAAGACATTCTTTATAAAATCATTCCGTACATGATTCAAGAAATTATTGGTTCAATGTTTTATCACATTGATCATAAAAAGCTTACAACTATTCAAGAAAGGATTGGTTATCAACTTTCTGATGAATATCTTATGCGTCTTCAGGATAAAGCTATAAATGATTTAAACATTGTTAATCAACATGGTTTAGCAAAAACTTCGTTACAGTATTTAAAGAGAGCTATTATTAAAAGTCTTTCTCTTAAAGAGATTAATTACAAGAATAGAAAAAGAAATTGGTTAAATGGTTCTTGTAAATCGTATGAAGTAAATTGTTTAAATGATTTATATAATTTATTACAGCATTTATTTAATAGTATTAAGGGAACTACTTTCCAATCGGATGCTCCCTCAAATATTTTATATATATCACTCGGCAGAAAACAACAGCTTTTAGAAAATGATGACTTCAATATTCATAAAAAGATGATTGACATAGATGATTGTGGATAGATCATTTACAAAAAATCATTTTACGAAAATATTTTGAAATCATTTACCGTTAAAAGTTCTCCTAAAACCATTTGAGCTTAAAACCGTTTACTTAAATCATTTATAAACGCTATAAAAAGATTGAAATATTCTCTTGACAAAGCGTGCCAAAAATGATATACAAGAACGGTATGGTACAAATGATGAAAGGTATAAAAGATGGCCAATTGGAAAGAGTTTGAAGAAGAATGCACAAGCTATTTAGAAGCGGTTTTTGGTGACTATGCTTCTTTTACCCATTTGGGTGGATCTAATGCCAACGTTGGTGATATTCGGGTTACGACCCCTACGGACGACTTTTATATCGAAGTCAAACATTGTCCTGCACAATGTGGTCAGTTTGTTCTTTTACAAGACTTAAAACATCGTACCTTTAAGTATAGTCGTAAGAATGCAACTAATGAGAGTTTATATACAGATAACATCATTTCTTATATGAATCAATCTTTTGACGAGTTTGCAGAAGCTGGAACAACAGGAAAAGAAATTGATATGGTTGATGGCTCTAAATTTTTTGCTGATTGGATTGTTAATCATTATCAAGATAGGGGTGTTAAATTCATCATTACCAATGATTTTACTATTTTACCGATAAAGAATTTCTTGGATTATTTTGAAGTAAGCGGTAAGTATCGTGTTAAAAAAAGCGGTTCAGGAAATGTTGGTAAAAGACGCTTGAATATGATAAAAGAATATGTTTTTTCAAATGATTATGAGATTACAAGCTTGAGAATTGATGGTGGTAAGTTATTTGTCACTTCTACTAAAAATTTAGAAGGAAAACGTTTTGTTGTAGATGATTTTGAATACTTGTTTTCAAAGCGTGAAGGAGAATATGAGATAAGAAAGTTGTCGAGAACATTTAATGCAAACGTTATTTTCTCAATTGTGTTGAAAGATGATGTTGAAGGAATAACAAAAGAATCGTTCATAAAGGCTCTTAAATAAGCCTTGACAAACGATTTAGTAAATGATATAAGGTATACGTTGATAGAGTGTAAAACGTTTCTTGAAAGGATTTAAGTAAATGATTATCAACTTTTTATTAGATGTTTTAACGATTTATTTGATCACGGTTTTTGTAAACATTGTTATGATTGGAGCTTTATCCTTTAGTAAAAGCTTTGTAAACGAGCTTAATAGAGCGGCTGATAGATTCTTTAAAGATTTCGAAGGCTATGATAACCGTGTTATTAGATGGATGGATAAGCACAGAACAGGTGTTATGATCTGGTGTTTGTTTGTAAGTTGTTTAGAATCGGTGTTTTTCCTAAAAGATTTGCTTGTATGGATTGAAGAAAATAATAAGAAAAAATAATTGACAAAATGGTTTTTAAAGTGTATAAAGAAAATATCTTATGAATAATGAGTTCTGTATTTGTTTCATGAGATTTTAAATATTCATATTTCGTGTTTGACTCCTGGAAGTGGTTCTTTTAAAAAGAGCCACTTTTTATTTGATTATTTGAAAATACTGTGATATAGTGAGTTTAAACTATTAGGAGTTAAAAGATATGGTAAACATTATTGAACCAAGTGCTAAAATCATTACAGATATTGATGCTACAAAGATTAAGAAAAACATTGAAAGAGCTGCCAGATGTTGTTATAAAAGCGAAGATAAAATCTCTGAAGGCACTGAAAGTGCTGACAAGATTATTAAAATGCTTTTGACAAAACATCATGAAGCTATGATAGAGTTTTCTGGAGATATTGATGTTGAAATCACTGTAGATATTGGTGCTCAAAGAGATTTTTCTCGTCATCGTCATATTTCAATGGCTTGCGAAAGCACAAGATACTGTTGCTACAATAAAGACAAATTTGGGGGTGAATTAAAAGTAATTAAGCCTTGTAATATCGACGAAAATTCCGGATTATACCATACTTGGTTGAAGTCTATGGAGATGATAGAGAAAGAATATATGCTTATGGCAGAGTTAGGTGCTAAACCAGATCAGATGCGTTTAATTCTGCCTTTAAGCACAGCTTGTACATTCCATATGTCTTGCAATATTCGTGAATGGCGACACATTTTAAGCCTGCGAACATCAACTGCCGCCCATCCTTCTGTTCAAAAGGTTGCTAATAGCATTTATGATCAATTTTGTGAACAAGGATTGGGACTATTCTTTGAAGATATTAAGGAACAATAATGAAATTTGAGGATTATTTTAAGCTAAAAGAGGCTACAATTATTGTTAGCAATGGGTGCAACTTGAACTGCACCTATTGTTTCGAACATGATAAGACTAATGAAAAGCTATCAGGAGATGATATGAAAACAATTTTGGATAAATGCTATGAATCATATTCAAAGATTGATGATAAAAACAAAATACCATTGATAATAAATTTTTTTGGTGGTGAGCCGTTTTTAAACTTTGAAGTAATTGAGTATGCCTTAAAATACGCCAGAGATCAAAAGTATAATATGGAATTTGGGGTAACAACGAACTTAACTATTCTCACGGATCATATGATTGATGTTATTGAAGAATATGAGTTAGGGTTGCTCATATCAATAGATGGGACAAAAGAAATACATGATCGAAACCGTTGTAAATCATTTGATACGGTTCAAAAGAATATAAAACGATTGATGGAAAAGCATTTAGGATACCTTTTAGAAGCAAGGATTACTTTAATGCCTCAAGATGTTACATCGTTGCTAGATTCTATAAAAACCGTTGTAGATATGGGTATAGTAAATGTTGCTCCAGTTCCTGTTACTGATACCATATGGAACGATCAAGACATTATTAATCTGAAAGATAATTTGTCAATCGTTTGGCAATGGTTGTTTGATATGTATAACGATAATGATAATAAGAAAAACATTAGCATAAAGTTCATAGAAGATTATATGGAAAAGGTTTTAACCATGCAGTCTTTTGAAGATCAAACGAAAGTATGTTCAGCAGGTTCTAATCAAACGTGTTCTATTGGTGTAAATGGTGAAATAATGCCTTGTCATCAACGGCATACTGTAAATGTTGGTAAAGATAATTTAGTAATGGGTAATATTTTAGAAGATACTGATATAAAGCCTGTAGCGTTTAATAATATGACAAGAAACAGTGAGTTGGATTGTTCAACGTGTATTGCTAAAAACATTTGTAGAGGCGGTTGTCCTTCTGAAAACTTTACCTTAAACGGTAATGGTAATCAAATGAATAAAAACCAGTGTAGAATATATCAAGCAATGTGTGAAGTAGCCATCAATTTTCAAAATGATTTACTTAAATGCTCTAATATAAGATCTCATAGGTTAAACGTTTTAGCAGAAAATCTAAAGCTTCTGGAAATATTTAAAAATGATGTTTTAGGAGAGAGTAAAACATCGAAAGAATATTTAATAAAGCTTCATAAATTTTACGAAACGTTAATGTCAAAAGAAGGAATTTTATTACCAATGTTTGAAGAAGCTATAAATGTTCAGGTACAAAAATTGATAAATACGTTCAGTTCTTATAAAAAGGAAAACTAATGGCTATTAAAATCGCTCGAAAGTTTTATGAAAGTCTTCGTTCACGCTTTGTATCATTGGCTCGTAAATGGAATGGTATTAACAGTGTTATTCAAATGTATGGTAAAAGTCCAGCTTATGATGGTAGATGGGTTCCAGGACGTAAAGGTAGTAAGATTGCGACAGGTGATCAAATTCCTGAATCTTCAAGAAAAACCATTACGAAAAATTATTCAAATACGACTAATGAGATAAACCCAACTATTGCTGAAGAAACATCTAGAATCCATACTCTTGGTAATGAAAACTATATAAGAGATGCCGTTATATCATTGAATAATATGACTCATTCACAAATTGGTCAATATGAGGGTTTGACTAAACAATCTCTTTCAGAACGTGGTACAAAAACTTCTACAGATTTAGCCAGCTTAAAGCTTACTTCAAATAACACGGATTTACAAGAACTGTTTACTGCAGACAATGGTGTTAAAAAGTTTTCTCAATTATCAAATAATTCTTCTGATAAAAACGGTAACACAAGTCTTTTATCTAAACCGTATCAAACCTCTGCTATATTAGATAATAGTTCAAACATCTTAACATTTAATGTTGACTCAAATTATTCCTTAAAGAGTGATGAAACGGTTAAATATGAAGACTATGAAGAAATCAATGAAGTATTAGATAGAATAAGTATTTGCTTAAATAGACGCAATAAATGGTTTGACTCAAATGGTAGATGTCAATTAACTTGTCAAGTTAATTGTCAACATACTTGCCAAATTTCGTGTCAGGGTTGCAATACTAAACAATGTCACCACCAACACTGTGGCTCTTTTTAAATACCTGAACATATTGATTTATAATAATATTTTTCTTAAAATATTTTAAAGTGAGACACTTGACAATGCCATATAAATATGTTATATAGAAGATATATTAACATATAGGCGATAAAAATGGCAGAAGAAATTAGTAGAAATAAGATAAAAGACGTTTATTTGTATTCAAATGACATACCAAAGGCATGTGAATACTTTAATATAACGGTTGAAAAGTTTAATGAATTGGTTAAGCAATATGGTATTGATAAAGAATGCCAAGAAAAAATACAAAAAATAACTCCAGAAATCATTATTAATGAATATTACGAAAATAATACATCTTTACGGGATATTTGTAAAAAATACCATACTCATTGGACAACGTTGAAAAAAATGATGGAAGATAATGATATAAAGGTTAAAGATTCAAAACATGATCTCATTCCTGATGAGGTATATCAATATTATGTAGTTGAAAAGCATTCACAAGAAGAAACTTGTTCATATTTTAATGTTCCTTATTCATATTTTAGGAAATTCATTATTGAAAATAACATCAAACGAACAAAAATTGCTAATAAAAGGAATTTATATAAAGGAACTTATGAAGATTTTTATCAATATTATGTAACCGAAAGCCATACATTAGACGATACAGCAAAACATTTTAATATAGGCTATTATACCGCCCAAAATTATGCTATAAAAAATGATATGAAACGTTCTAAAGAGCAACGTTTAAATAATATGTATGAGTCAAACCTTAAAACTATAGGTTCTAAAACAACATTTGGTACAGATACGTATAAAGAATGGTATACCGAACATAAAGAGGATATTAAGAAAAAAGTTGAACAAACGTGTTTAGAAAAATATGGTGCTAAAAGCTTTGTAGAATCTAAAGAAGCCAAAGATGTTTGGAAAATGGGAACATCTAAAACAGAAAACGAGATTTATGAAAAGCTTTTAAGTAAATATTCTGACGTAAAACGTTGGTATACGGATGAGCGATATCCATTTGAATGTGATTTTTATATACCATCAAAGGATTTATTCATTGAATATCAAGGATTTTCAACACATGGTGAAGAACCATTTAATGAAAACTGTGAAAGTCATCTAAAATTATTGAAAAAAATGCTTGACAATCCGCACAAATACCAGCATGATACAGTATATATTTGGACGATTAGAGATCCTTTAAAACGAAAGACTGCTAAAGAGAATGGTTTAAATTATTTAGAATTCTTTAATGTTAAACAGTTTGATAAATGGTTTGAAAATGATGGAGAATAAGATGAGAGAAGATAAACAAGAGATTTTAGATTTTATCAAAAGCCTTAGAGGCAATTATGTGGAAGATTTTGTTACTCCGTCTGGGGCAGATATTGATGTTTATTATCCTTCGAGAAAGATGGGTATTAGATTATCTGGCTATTTCTGGAAACCGAATGATAATCCGAAGCAAATGATGACAAAAGGGATTAAAGATGGGATTAGAATTGTTCATATATACGATTACGAGTGGAATAATTGTAAAGAAAACTTTAAAGAGTTTTTAAAAAACTTTATTAACAGTCGTGGTAAACGTATGATTAGAAGCACTGAGGTTAAAGAGATTGGTGCTGAAGAATTTGCTGACTTTTTAAAGGAAAATCATTTATTTGTAGATACCATTAAAGGATGTACAGTAATGTATGGTATTTACGAAAATGATTTATTGGTAAGTGTTGCTGGATTTAATAAAAGGAATAGCAAATTATATGATTGGGAATGGAAACGTTTTAGTATCAGATATGGATGGATGTCAGAACACAATTTAGCCAAATATTTTTTGAAAGAGTTTGAGAAAAATCATACAGGTGTATTGGTTGACTATCAACAATGTGATAGATTCCCTTTTACAACCGATGAAGAAATGGGCTTTGTTAAAAAAGGTTCAAATGCAGGTGTTGTTTCTATAAACGTTAATACAGGAATCTTTACCCGTCATGGTTTTATCCCTGAAAAGCCTTTAACTAAAGAAGAAACAATGAAAAAGTATGGCTTTGATGTTGAGGTTAAAACTTGTGGCACGGTTACATGGCTTAAAGTATTGGAAAATAATATTGACAAATAGATATTTTAAGTAGATACTATAATGACAAAATGATTTAAGGTGAAAAATATGGCAAAATATAAATTTAATCTTTCAAAAATCGTTAAGCTGTCAGATACTTGTTTAATGCCTGATGAATCAGAGTTGGTATATACTTCGACTTATAGTATTGATAAAACTCTACCTCTTATAGCATTTTTGAGTATTTCTGAAAACGATTTTGAAGTAGATGATGTAACTAAAGACTTTATTGTAAAGTTTTCTGAATGGGTTAAAGAACATTCTACCGTTAAAGCATCTGACAAAAATGATGGTACAGTAGAATATGAGTGGAAAATGTCTGAAGAACAAATTTTTGTAGTATCTTGTTTATTAAATATTGCAAATATGCTTTGTATGAAATGCAAACTTAAAGAACAGGTTTTCCAAAAGCATATTGATGCTTCTAAGTATGAATATTTCGCTTCAAATATTTTAGGTAAAAAGCTTTGTAATGCTAGACTTTCAACCTTTATTAAGAAAGGTTTAATTGAAGAAATCCACTAATAATTGAGCAACCCTGATCGTAAAATCAGGGTTGAATTATTTAACCAGCAAATGGCATACAAGGAACATCGCCACCAGCTACAAAGTTGTTTAATTCCTTCGTTAATTCTTCTTTAAGAGCTTTTGATTCATTCTTTAACGCTTCACCATCCTGAGATACCTGACCTAAAGGACCAGCAAGATTACTAAACCGACTTCTAATACGTCCTAATAATTCCATTGCTTCAGCAAATGCCCAGTTTTCTATCCATAATCCTGCAAATCTATCTTGAATAACCTCATAATCAGGCTTATCTACATAAGAATGAAGTAAAACAATTTCATCTTCGCCACGAGGATTTTCAGCAAATATTAGCTTGTGAGTATTTGGATTAAACTGATATAAAGGATATGCTCCTAACATTTTACCATAGGTTTTCATATAGTTTGAGTAAAGTTCTATATTAACAGGTGAGCAAAATTGTGATCTGCCATCGGTTGTACCAAGCATATAAACGTTAGTCATTGAAGCAACTGTAAACGGGTCAATATTTGTTCCGGATGTTGAACCAAATGTTCTTGTATATCCTCTACGGTAAATCTGTTGTATTTCAATGATTTCATCTGGGAGGATATATTCTTTTTGATTCTTTTTAAGAGTTAATAAAACAAATGATTCTTCGACATAAGCATCTCCACGTTGCTTTAATTTTCTTAAAGCCAAATTGATACAAGTATCTAACTGTTGATCAGATAATTCAACATCAATCATTGTATCACCAAGTCTTCTCAAGATATTTGCTTTTAGCTTTTCTTTAACTGTAAAATCATTTGTTTCCATTGTTTACTCCGAAAATATCTATGAAATATTTATTGAAAAACAAGGTATTTAATGATATACTGCCAACAGTTTAATAAAGGATTTATAAATGATAACATCGGCTGGAGCATTGATTAAAGCAGAAGATACTGGAAGATTCTTTTTTGTTTTAAGGAGTTCATTAACATCTTATCCGTCAAAGTGGAGCTTGTGTGGTGGAAAAATACATTCAGATGAGCATGTATTAGATGGTTTAACAAGAGAATTATCAGAAGAATTAGGCTTTGTACCAGAAATTACAAAATGGGCAGCTTTTAACTCGTTTTTATCAAATGATGAAAAATTTAGTTATTATTCACTAATTCTCTTGACACCTAAAGAATTTATGCCTATACTCAACCATGAGAATGACGGTTATGCTTGGGTAAACATTGACAATCCACCATTTCCTTTACATCCTCGTTTAAGGGAAGTTATAACAAGAAAAATCATTAAAGAAAGTTTAAAAAATTTTTGCTAGAAATATCAAATATTTATGAAAAAATGATGTAAAATCAAGTATTTAGAAGGCATTTAAAATCATAATCTAAAATATAAATATTTCTACCACAGATGAAACATGGAATAAAAGTATAGAGGTACAAGTATGAAAGTTATTAAGAAAAATGGTTCAGAAGCAACGTTTTATAAAAGTAATATTATTAATGCTATATCGAATGCTAATATGAAAGTTGGTTTAGATAAACGGTTTACCAACGAAGAAATTAAAAAGATTGCTTCAGATATTGAAACAGTTGTTAAGGAAGGAAAACATACTATTTCAACTGCTGATATTCAAGATATGGTTGAACGAGCTATTTCCGTAAATTATGATGTACTTAAAGAATATATTCAATATCGTTATGCTAAAGAATTGCAAGCTCGTCAAAATACAACCGATGATTCTATTCTTTCTCTTTTAAGTAATGCTAATGAAACATTACGCCAAGAAAATTCGAATAAAAATGTAACCATTGTATCAACTATGCGAGATTATATGGCTGGTGAAGTTTCTAAAGACTTATCCAAACGTTATTTAATTCCATCAGATATTTGGGATGCCCATGAAAAAGGTATTATTCATTTTCACGATACAGACTATTTTAGTATGCCAATTCATAACTGTGATTTATGGAATCTTGAAGATATGCTTCAAAATGGTACAATGATTTCAGGAGTAAAGATTGATAAACCAAAATCTTTTAGTACCGCTTGTAATATAGCAACCCAAATTGTGGCTCAGGTAGCAAGTAGCCAATATGGTGGACAGACATTTACACTGACACATTTAGCTCCATTTGTTGATGTTTCACGTAAAAAATTTACTAAACAAATTAAGGAAGAATTTCCAGATATTTCTGAAGAAGAATTAAAAAGAGTCGTTGAATTACGAGTTAAACGTGAAATTGAAGTTGGCGTTCAAACTATGAATTATCAATTAATTACATTACAGACAACAAATGGGCAAACACCATTTGTTACAGTGTTTATGTATTTAAATGAAACAGATGATGAACAAACAAAGGCAGATTTAGCTTTAATCATTGAAGAAGTATTAAACCAACGAATTCTCGGCGTAAAAAATTCTAAGGGTCAATATGTAGCCCCAGCATTTCCTAAACTAATTTATGCTTTAGAAGAAGATAATATTACAGAAGATTCAAAATATTGGTATTTAACCGAGCTTGCTGCTAAATGTTCAGCTAAACGTCTTGTACCTGATTATATTTCAGAAAAGAAAATGAAAGAGCTTAAAAAGGATAAGAAAGGCAACGGTTACTGTTATCCAGCGATGGGGTGCAGGAGCTTCCTCACCGTTTATACCACAAAAAATGCAATTGTTCGTCCATATGAAGAATTTAATCTCGATGATGAGGAAATTTAATGTACAAAATATATAAAATTACCAATACCATTAATGGTAAAATATATGTTGGACAAACAATGAGATCGTTGAATGAACGATTACATCGTCATATAGAGGATAGTAAAAAAAGACTTCATACAAAATTTGCGAATGCTATAAAAAAATATGGTAAAGAAGCATTCATTATTGAACAAATTGATACAGCTGAAACAAAAGAGGATGCAAACTGTAAAGAAATATTTTGGATTAAAGAACTTAAAGCAACTGATCGTTATATTGGGTATAATACTACTGATGGTGGTGATGGTGGAAATACCTATTTATATAAGACAAACCGTGAAATGTTATCTATTAAACACAAGATTTCAAAAGGTTTAGCAAGTAAAAATAATGGTAAGCACCGTTCCATTTATGTTAAAAATATTATAACTGGTGATGTAAAAGAGTATGGAGCTATTGAAGATTTTTGTAGAATAATATATTTACCCCATAAAATTGTTTGTTCTAGCTTACATAAAGCAAATTTTTATGGAATACAAACAGTTATTAATGGGAAATATATTGTAAGCGATACCAAAGAATTTTCAAGATATACCTTTTATAAAACACGATGTGGTGAAACTCCATTTAAAGTAACGAATTTGTTGACAAATGAAGTATTTTATGGAATATGTAAACGAGAATGTGCCGAACACTTTAATTTAGCTGATAAAAGATGTTTGGAGAGAAAAACTTTTTTAGTAGAACCTATGAGAAACGAGGATAAAAAGGAAGTAAAATGAAAGCAGAAGATTTATTTAATAGATTGATTGAAAAATATGATTTACCTAAAAATTCAAAAGACATCACTCCACCTAAACGGATTGAAATTAAAGGTAAAGGTGTTATTAAAAAACTTAAAAAAGTCAATGATGAGGTTATTATTGAGCTTGAAGATAGAGCAAAGTATTATTCGAGATTTAATCAGGGCGTAGTTACAATAAACCTTGTTGATGTAGCTTGCTCATCAAAGAAAAATATGGACCTGTTCTGGTACATTTTAAATGATCGTTTAGAATTATGTCATAGAGCGTTAAGGGTACGTCATGAACATTTAAGAGGTGTTAAATCTGATGTAGCACCAATTTTATGGCAACACGGAGCATTAGCTCGTTTACAACCGGGTGAAACTATTGATTCATTATTGTATAATGGTTATTCAACATTATCATTAGGATATGCTGGATTATATGAATGTGTTAAATATATGACTGGATATTCTCATACTGATGAAGAAAATGGTGGCAAAGAGTTTGCTATGAAGGTTATGAAAGCTTTAAATGAAGCTTGTGCTAAATGGAAGCAAGTAGAAAAGATTGATTATTCATTATATGGTACACCAATGGAATCCACTACATATAAATTTGCTAAATGCTTACAGAAACGCTTTGGCATTATTCAAGATGTTACGGATCATAACTACATTACCAATTCATATCACGTTAATGTTCGTGAAAATATTGATGCATTTAAAAAACTTGATTTTGAAGCTGATTTCCAACAATTATCACCTGGTGGAGCTATTTCATATGTTGAATTACCAGATATGCAAAACAATATTCCAGCAGTTCTTGAAGTCATCAAACATATCTATGACACAATTAGCTATGCTGAATTAAACACAAAGCAAGACTATTGTGAACATTGTGGCTATAATGGTGAGTTAGAAATAACAAAAGATGAAGATGATAAAACAATTTGGAGATGCCCACAATGTGGATGTGGTGATGGAAGTGTTACAGGATCTGAGGCTGAAGATGCCAACCTGTTACATCCAGTTCGTAGAGTATGCGGATACATTAGTTCAACCGTACCAAATGTTGGACGTTCTGAAGAAATAAGAGATCGTGTACTTCATCTGTAGTTTATGGGAAAGAAATTAACAAAAGACGAATTTATCAAAAGAGCTGTACTTATTCATCAGGATAAGTACAGCTATGATTCTGTAGTCTATGTCAATAATTACACGAAAGTAAAAATTTACTGTAAAGCTTGCCAGAAATATTTTGAGCAAACGCCTAAAAAACATTTAGAAGGATATGGTTGTCAAGAGTGTGGAAAAAAGTATTTTTCTGAAACTTACAAATACACAAGAGAGCAATTTGAAGAAAAAGCCCGTAAAATACATCATAATAAGTATAATTATAAAGATGTAGAATATACAGGAATATTTAATAACGTAAAAATCTTTTGTAATGATTGTCAAAAAACTTTTATTCAAACGCCTCATAGTCATTTAGCTGGTCATGGATGTCCATATTGTCATAATAAAAATACTTCAGAACGTTGTAGATCAAATACTGATGAATTTATACAAAAGGCTACTAAATTGTTTGGTAACACGTTTGATTATTCTTTAGTAAAGTATGAAACAAATCTTAAAAAAGTAAAGATTATATGTAATACTTGCCATAGAGAATTTGAACAACGTCCAACAAATCATTTATCTGGATATGGTTGTCCCTATTGTAAAAGTTCTAAAGGTGAACTTGTTGTTAAACAGTTTCTTGAAGATCATAGCATAGAATATATTAGACAGAAAAGATTTAATAATTGTAAGGATTTAAAGCCTCTACCTTTTGATTTTTATCTTCCAACAAAAAATATTTGTATAGAATATCAAGGAGAACAGCATTTTAATAAACGCTTTTATTATGGAAAATATAAAGATGAAATATTAGCAGAAGAAGCGTTTAACAAGCAATGCTCTCACGACAATATTAAGCGTGAATATTGTAAAATCAATGGTATAAAACTATTGACAATAAACTATAATGATGATATAATAGAAAGACTAAGTAAGGAAATGATTGGAGCAAAGCAATGAATTACGCAAATATCAAATATTTAGATGTCGCTAATGGAATAGGACTAAGAACATCATTATTTGTTAGTGGTTGTAGGAACGGCTGCCCATTCTGTTTTAATAAAGCAGCTCAACTGTTTGATTATGGCAAAGAATATACCCAAGATGTTGAAAAGGAAATACTTGATTCTATAGAGTATTCGCATGTAAAAGGTTTATCAATTCTTGGTGGTGATCCTATGGAATTAGAGAATCAAGAAACCGTTTT